TACTAGGCACAATATGACTGCTTTACCCCCACTAAACAATGAAAAATACGCCCCCTCTAGTGATATTACTTTAAAATATTTGATCCTAAAGTTTCAAGACATAACTATTATTATGTGTTGAAAAAATTATACTCAATCCCTACAGCCGTTGTCACGTCTAGGTTTGAACACACTTTACTGTACTAAAGTTATGATAATTTTGGGTGCAAAATAGATATTTTTTATACAAATATAGAGATAGTAGAGTATTTTTATATCCTTATATGATATATATTACTATTTAATATTATTTAATATTTTGTATTATGTAATAATTACTACTATATATTATTAATAATGGAAAATGAAGTTTTGTATTTAGTTTATTGCAATATCGAAATAAAAGCTTATATAATGAAACAAATACTTCACTATTAACTTTCACTCTATTGTGAATCTTCTACTCTATTAGTGTAATTTTACATCATACTATATTATCTTTATTTATCTTCATTTATCTATACACATTTTAATTATCTATATAAAAATAAAAATCAAATAAATAAAAACAAATTAAAAAATATATTAACTTTTTATTGATAAACCTTTCCATATATGTTATAATGTATACAAGGAGGTGAGGAAATGGGGGAGAAAATAAAAGAGTTTCTCCAGTTGACAAATGAAATTATCAAACAACTCGAGAAACTCGCAATCAATTTAATATCCTTAATTGGCTGGATTGCAATACTAATCTTTACAATTAAAGGTATATTTAAATAATTACATAAGGGGTTAAGTTCACACCTTAATCCCTTATCAAAATTATATCATATTTTCCCTCATTAAATCAATATGAAAAAACTATACAAAGATTTATCTATCAGAATCATACGACTTATAGGATTAATAACATTCTTAATAATCTCTTTATATTCTATTTATCAAACTTTTATTAAGTAAATTACATGTTACACTTTACTATTAATATAATTCTAGTTTTACGTATACAGTATATGTTAGATTAAATTTATATACTGTATACTGTTACTTTAGAAACTCATTAATGAGTTTCTTGTTTACTATATAAAGTTAATCTTTAAATAGTCACTTACAAAATTAAATTAATAATTTTTAAAAAATTGTTGACAATACAATATATAATATGATAAATATATAAGATCAAGAAATAATAAATAAAGGGGATAGGTAATATGTATACTAGAAAAAAAGAATACCAAGATAACGCTTTAGTTGCCATTTATCATTACAATGGTAAAGACGCATTTTGTGAGATCCTAGAAGATATGGGAAATTTATTAAAAGTAAAGGGACAGTTTAAAACAGCTAAGGTAATGCCTAAAAAAGAAATTAGAGTTTTACCAAAATCCAAGTTAGAATTTTTATATTAAATTAAAGAGGTGGTAAAAAATGAATAATTATAAAATTAATAAAAACCACGAAATAATTATTAATAGCGAATTTAACTTAGGAGAGATAAAAGAGATTACTAATGATAATGTTGTACCCATTACAGTTAGTGTTAAATACGGAAGTAAAATTATGAAAAAATCACTAATTCGTCATATTCGCAACGACGATTTGGATGAAATAGATAATATATTAGAAGAATATTTTCAATATAGGCTGTTGGAACAATTAGGGGTTATGCAATATCCTCTAGTAGAACGTAATGGAAAAATAGAAGGATTCGAAGAGGATTAAAAAAAAATAATTAGTTCAATCTGTATACTATTGCTAAACTGTTTATACTTTCAGTTTAAAAAAAGTAGTTACATAGTAAGCAATTTAACAAAATTAAGTTATAAACGACCTGATTTAGTTTTGTTTTAAATTTTGTTTAAGTATATTAATATAAGTCAATAATGTTAATGTACTTTATAGAGAATTTAAAAGGAGGTTAAAAAATGAACTTTAAAGGGTGGTATGAAGTCGACGAACAGAACAAACAAGGCTTAAATCTATATTGTAAAGCACAACTCAAAAAAATGGGATTTAAACCTAAAAAAGATGCTATACCAGAAACACACAAAGTATTTTTTAATTTTACTTGGAAAGAATATGAATTTTATAAATTGGAAGATACTGTGGAGATAAGGAAAAGATCTAAAATAATTATACGAGACATAACTCCAGAGAATTTATGTGAAAGCTTATATGTTATTAATAAATCAGCCAAGAAAAGCAGGGATAGCAAACGACATAACTATTTTAATAAAAATTATAGTATTGTTAAGAAGTGTAAAACTCGCCAAAATGAGTTGTATACTTTAAAAAATGAAACTATAGAGAAAATGATCAACGATGGGATTTTAGCTCTAAAAGGCTACCATATTCAACACATCAATGAACCTGCATACTTATTATATTATGTATATAAGAACTATGGATTTCATGTGTTAGAAAAAAAAGAATTAATAGATGTGGATAGAATAAAGTATCTGGGAGATATAGAAACAATAATAAGTGCAGAACCTACGAGAAAAACAGATATTAAGTATACAGAAGCAGTTGCATTATTAAAAAAATATGTTAGTTAAAAAATAAAGTGACAATAGATCATGTTTTATCAAATATTTATTATCTATTGTCACTGTCAACTGCCAACTACCCTAAAGGGTACGTGTTTTCTTGTTAATGTATCATAAAAAACAAAAACAAATTTGGAGGTAATAAAAATGGAAATGAATAAATTAATAGAATTAGGAAAATGGAGTGAAATAAGTATAATAGAAAATTTAAGCGAAGAGTTTATGGATAAATATCAATATCAACTAGATTGGGGATATATTTGTCAAGCTCAAAATTTGTCAGAAAATTTTATGAGAAGTCATGAAAATAAAATGGTTTGGAACTTCATTAGTAAATATCAAAATTTAACAGAATCTTTTATAAATGATTACCAAAATAAATTAAATTGGGATTTAATCAGCATGTATCAAAATTTATCAAAAATAAACATTGAAAAATTCAAACATAAGTTAAACTGGAAATTAATTAGTCAATATCAAAATATGTCAGAATCATTTAAAAATAAATATGAAAATAAAATAAATTGGAAATTGTTCGAAAAATTCAATAAAAATAAAAAATAACTCAACTTGTCGAATATTATGTATAGGGGTAGCGGAAGTAATGAATAAAAATGAAATAATAATAAACGAATTAATTAATTCAAAATTAAATAATTGGAATGAAATAAGTAGCCAAGATTTATCCGAGGAATTTATGGATAAATACCAAGATATACTAGATTGGAAATACATTAGTGTATATCAAAATTTATCAGAATCTTTTTCGGAAAAATATCAGGATAAATTAAATTGGAAAATAATTTGCAAATTTCAAGAATTACCAGAATCTTTTGTAAATAAATATAAAAATGAATTAAATTTATTCACAAAATAAATTAATCGGAGGAAATTAAAAACAATTCATCAACTACCCTAAAGGGTACGTGTTTTCTTGTTAATGTATCATAAAATAAAATAAGAATTTTATTTAAAAATTAAATTAAATTATTTTCAAAAAGTATTGACTTATGTACTTATTATATAGTATAATAAGTACATAAGATAAAGGAACAACAATTCAAAAATAAAATTAAATTAAAAAATAGAAAAGGGGAAATGTTAAAATGATGAATATTACAACAAATCGCAAAAGAAAGCCAACTCCTTTAGGGGTTGGATGAATTTTGTGCAAGAGATTGTTTTTAAAAAGTGTATAAATATATTGACAACATACACAATGATATGGTAATATATACACATGGAAAACAAATATAGAAAAACATCAACAACAATAAGTTTAATAAATTATCATTTTATTTTCTGTCCTAGATATAGAAGAAAAATATTTGATATATCTAATGTAGAAAATAGATTTAAAGAATTAGTTAAAGATATATGTGAAGAACTAGATATTAAAATAATAGCTATGGAATGTGACAGAGACCACACACATATGTTTTTAAATTGTCTACCTACTTTATCACCTAGAGATATCATGCAAAAAATAAAAGGTGTAACAAGTAGAGAATTAAGAAAGGAATTTGTAGAACTATCAAAAATGCCTAGTCTATGGACTAGAAGTTATTTTGTTTCAACAGCAGGTAATATATCAAGTGAAACGGTAAAACAATATGTAGAAAATCAAAAAAAGAGGTATTAATAAAGGAGGTGAATACTATGGCTAAATCAAAAACATCAAGTTATATATTAACTTTAAAATTAAAAACAGAAAAGTATCAAGAAGATATATTAAATAAAAGACTAGAAATCAGCAGAAATATATATAACTCTTGTTTAGGTGAAATATTAAAAAGATATAAACATACAAGAGAATTGAAAGACTATAGGAAAGAATATAAAAATATAATTAAAATGAGTAAAGACAAAGAACGTAGTAAAAAATTTAATGAATTAAATAAAAAATATGATTTAACTGAGTATTCACTTCATACATATGTTAAACCAATTCAAAAGCATTTTAAAGATAATGTAGATAGTTTTACAGCTCAAAAGATAGCAACAAGAGTTTTTAATTCATTTCAGAAACTAATGTTTCATCAAGCTAAAAGAGTATATTTTAAAAGATATGGTGAATTAAATAGTGTTGAGGGTAAATCTAATAAAACTGGCATTAGATTTCAAGATAATTCGTTAATATGGAATGGGTTAAAAATACCTGTAATAATAAAAACTAATGATATATATGTTCAAATGTCATTAGAAAATAGAGTTAAGTACTGTAGAATCATCAGAAGGATTGTAAAAGGTAAAATCAAATTTTATGTTCAATTAATTCTTGAAGGAATACCTCCTATGAAGATTAATAAGACTACAGGCGAGATAAAAAATAAGATAGGTAAAGGTAATGTGGGGATAGATATAGGTACAAGAACTATTGCAGTATCTAGTGAAAATGATGTTAAGTTATTAGAGTTAGCACCTGAGATTGATAATATAGAAAATCAAAAAAGAATATTAAATAGGAAATTAGATAGACAAAGACGTGCTAATAATCCTAATAAGTATAATGAAGATGGAACTATTAATAGGAATAATAAAGATAAATGGATCAAATCTAATAGATATATTAAAACTCAAAATAAACTTAAAGAAATTCAAAGGAAACAAGCTGAAATCAGAAAACAAAGTCATTATAGACTAATAAATAGATTGTTACTATTGGGTAATAGATTTTTAGTAGAAACCATGAATTATAAGGGACTACAGGCTAGAGTAAAAGAAACTACTATAAATGAGAAAACAGGTAGATTCAATAAAAAGAAAAGATTTGGTAAGAGTCTAGCGAATAAAGCACCTAGTATGTTTTTAACTATGTTAGATAATAAGCTAAAATGGAATAATACTCAACTATTCAAAATAGATACTAAGAAATGCAAAGCAAGTCAATATAATCATTTTACAAATGAATATTGTAAGAAAGAGTTAAAAGACAGATGGAATGAAGATATTCAAATTCAAAGAGATATGTATTCTGCATTTTTAATAATGAATGTTGTAGGTAAAACATTAGATAAAATAGATAGAGATTTATGTATTGAAACTTATGATAATTTTAGGAGATTACACGACAAAGAGATAGAAAGATTAAAAGAATTAAAGAAAAATGGATATAAATTAATATCCAGTATGGGGATATAAAATCTATATAGGTTTAGACATGAGCCTTATACTAATGTTAATCATTTATTAAAATGATAATTAGTGAAAGTCTTAGAGAAACTAACTAGTATTTATATGTTGTAATTTATTTGAAGTTTAAATAAATGAGAGTATAAAAGAAGTTAATGTATCTAAGAACCCCAAGGCTTTAGTCTTGGGAGTGTCAGCAATAGATCAAAAGGGGGTTTGTAAAAGAAATAAAAAAGTTGCAAAGAGATACAAGATCAGAAAAAGAATAGTTGCTACTCCAAAAACAAAAGATGTATTATATAAGTTTTTAGGTCTACCTATAGGACTATCATTATTCACAATGTTAATATATGGTTTCTTTTATATAGGTAGCGACTGCGTTAATTACATATAAATAGCCGTGTAAAGCTAATAAAATGGGGTTTGGATATGTTAATAAGGATATTAAACAAAATAAAAAGACATTTTAACAAATATAAAGTTGAGCAAGATTATTATATAAATAGATTAAAAAATAAAAATAATTATGTAGATAAGATTTGTTAAATTGTTGTGTCACTTTATTACAAAATTAAATTAATATAAAATATAGGAGGTCGTTTTTTATGGTTAAAAAAACTAAAGGAAACAAAGGAGTTTTGGAAAGTGTCCATTACTCTTTAGAGATTATTAAGAATATAAAGGAAGGTATAGAATTTAGCCAAGAACACAAGGAAAATATTTTAAAACAATATGTTGGATTATCTAAAGACAATAATTCATTTTTTACTCCTATTCCTGTATGTAACTTTATATGTAATTTATTAGATATAAAAGAAAATATGAAGGTAGCTGATTTAAGTGCAGGAATAGGAAATATGTGTATCCCGTTAATTAAAGAATATGGACAACTAAAAGACAATATAACTTTTTATATGTATGAGTTAGACGAGAATAATTCACTTGCAGGAGCTAAAGCATGGGAAGACTATAAACAAGTCAAGTATCATGGCAATTGTGATACTTTAAATCATGATATTCCTGAAAATTATTATGATTGTATAATAGGAAATCCACCGTTCGTAGGTAGCATTCCTTATATGTGTGAATGGAATAATAACAAAGGAAAAATTAAGAAAAATCAAATTGTTGATGCTTTTATAGATAAATCTTTTAAAGTATGTAAAGAAAATGGATACGTAGCATTAGTATTACCTAAAGGCTTTTGTTTTAAGGGTAATGGTACGGGGAAATTAAGAGAATATTTAAAAGAAAGATATTCCCTGTTGTTTTGTATGGAGTTAGATCAAGATACTTTTGCTAATGCAGGAATAACGGGTACAGGAGTTGGTACCGTATTATGCATATTTCAAAAATGCAAGCAAACTAAACCAACCATCTATTGCAAATTAGATAAAGCAGATGATTTAGATAAACAATTTAATGGAATAGTAGAACAATTTAAGATATATCAACAAAAACATTACATAAATTATTCATCATCTTGTACAGATGGTCTATATGGAATACTACGTAAAGGAGAGTTAAAAGATGTAAATGAAGATTGTACAGATATAGAAACCGACAAATGCCATTGTTGCAATAAAGACACACCAACTTGGCAACTAACGGAATATACAACTAAAGATAGAAAAGAAAATGTACAAGTCTGTTTGGAGTGTGAGAATGACGAACTTGTATATTTAGATAAAATAAAACGTGATTTATTTTTGTGTGATGGTGAATCTTATGAAATTACTAATAAAGATGAAAGACGAATAAGAGAATTAAAAATATTAAAAGAAAAAGAGTTACAAGAAAAAGAATGTATGGAATGGAATAAAGAAATATACATATTAACTAATTGTACTGGAAAAAGTTTAGAATTTATTGAAATAAATCATCAATTATTAAATCTATGTAACGAATTTCATGGAATTGACAATTTTGCAGAGAAAAATTGGATTAAGATTAAATATCCTTATTTAACTAATAAAGAATGGGAAATAGACAATATTGATATATTTGAAAAGGTCAAAATAATTTTAGAAGGCTGTACAGTGCAACATGAAAAATGCAGAAAAAATAAAAATGAAGATTGGCAAGACCGAATAAAAGCACATTGGTTTGGCAAAATTATAACCAATAACGAATTATATGACACAACTTTTGGATTCTTTACTGAAGACAATAAGAAAGAACTTAGTGGAGATGTATGGGTAAATTATGACTATGTTTGCAGTAAAAATTACATATTTAAGGATTTAATTAAAAAACTACTAAAAGAAAACGGATGGATAATTAAATAAAATATTATAAAATAAATTAAAATATACATATAAAATAAAATTTAGGGAGGAATATACATATGGAAAATAGTAATCAAATATCAATCTTAGAAAGTGAATTAGGATTAAAATTAAATGAGGGAAAAGTTGCTGTTGTAAGCAGTAGAGTGATTGCGAAAAATTTTAAGAAAAGACCAAGTGAGATCAATAGAAAAATAGAAGATTTAATAAACGATTTAGAGGGTGTGCAAAATTGCACAACCCTATTTATAGAAACAAAATACCAACATTTGCAAAATAAACAATGGTATAAGGAATATTTATTAACAAAAGACGGATTTAGTTTATTAGTTATGGGCTTAACAGGCAAAGAAGCGTTAGAATGGAAATTAAAATATATTAATGCTTTTAATAAAATGGAAGAATATATTAAAAATCAAAATTCACTAGTACAAGGTAATCAGACCATGTTTTTAGCACAAAATATCCAACAAATAGCAACTACAATGGCTCAGTTTATGGAAAATTCAGCTATTCAACTACAACAAATTAAAGAACAAACAAAGGGTGAGGTTAAAGAAATTGTAAGAGATTCGATTATAATTAAGGATCAACAAATAGAACAAACTGCACAATTAATAGGATTAAGAGCTAAAAATACTAAAATGTTAGTTAACGCATTAAAAGAAAAATTAAAAAATTTAACAGGTTGCAAAGTAACTGCTAAAGATTATATATACGAAAAAGCTAAAAATAAACTATTTAAGGAGTTTGGAGTGGTTGCATGGGAGGATATTTCAATTAGTAAGTTTAATATGGTGTATTCATTTATAGATGGATTAGAAAAAGAAGATATAAAAATATATTAAATAATATATATTGTACAATTAAATTAAAAATAAATTATACATATTAGAAAAAGGATAGATTAATTAAAATCTATCCTTTTTATTATCCATAAAAATTATATTTTATTATATATTTCATTCAAGCAAATATCAATATTATTATTGTTCAAAAAATAAATATCTTTATTAATTTTATTAGTTATTTCCGTTACCTTGTAATACATTGCATGACTAAGTACATTTACATTTAAGAAGATATAATCTGCATTTTTAAGTATATCTACATCAAAATTTAAAGCATCTACAGAAATAAGATCCCAGTTAGTTAATATACTTTTTAATTTTTGTTGAAGAGTATTTCTACCACCAATAATTACGCCTTTTACCTCATTTAATTTAGAAATATCTATATTATTTATATTGGATTCTGTAGTATTTTTATTATCTTGTACAGATTGTTCAAATACAAAATTTCTCAATGCAAATAGCTCACTTTTACTAGTATTCAACTTAGTATTTTCATCTTGTAATTTACGATTTTTACTCTTTAGTAATTCAATTTCTTGTTTTAATTTTTCATTCTCATCTTGTAGTAATAAATTAGATTTTTTTAACTCTCTATTTTCATTTTCAACTTTGGAAATCTCATCGTAAAGCTGTTCATCAAAATTTTCAAAAAAATATTTTTTAGCCTTTTTATATTCTTTACATAAATATCGAATCTGTATTGCAGGATAGATATACTTTAAAAATTCGTCATAATCAATATTTTCCGTATCTTTAAATTGGGAATATGCAAAAATTAATTCTTGCAATTCTTTAGGAGATAAATAATCTGCACCAACCATGCTTATTAAAGAAATTCTTTCAAAATCAAAAATATACTCAAAGCTACTAAAAAATTTATCATCTTTAGACAGTTTTTCAGGTATTATTCTCATTCCTTGCTGTTGTTCATCAGAAAATCGATAAGATGATGGTACAACCTTTATTTTTTTATTGTTTTTTAGTTTTAATTCTAAATCTCTAATTAATTTTTTCTGTTCTTTAGATATATTATTTATATTAATTCTATAACTATCATCTAAATGCATTAAACGCTGAAAATAAGTAGATATAATACATTTACACATATCGTCATCTTCGTCTAATGCTTTTCCTTCATAGATTGTACTCATAAATATAAGCATTAAGCCGTTAGAATTAAGTTCGTCGTCTGTTACATTGTCGATTCCGTGCTTTTTCTTTATGTAGCTACCTATAAAGTGAGTTAGACTTAATGTATTATGTTGATTAACGTATGTGTATGTATATCTCCACCCTTTAGTTATAATTTTCAATACTTCATCTGTAATATTCTTGTCTTCTTGTGCTACTAAGAGTAGACCCATAGCTTTTTTAAAATAATATTCTTGTTCTATGCTACCTTCCTGAGAAATTGGACTGTTGTACCATTTATTTTCTTTAGCTTTAGCAATAAATCTTATTTTATCTGTATTATATGTTTTATCGATTAATTTGTAAATTCTAGGATTAACAGAAAAGGCTTCAGCCATAAAGGGCAACAGATCCAAATGGGTTCTATTATTATTGTTGTTATTATTCATATATATATTAAACTCCTTATATAAAGTAATTTTCTAATTTTTACTATAATAATTATAACATATTTTCTAAAAAATACACAAAATAATATTAACAAAATTAGATTAAAATATTTTAAATTTAACATTGACAAAAGTTGGTGAATATACTATAATTATATTAACGGTTAACCGATAGCAAGTTATAGAATTAGTATTTTATCTGTTTTGGTACATAATTAAATTATTATAAAATGTTTTATAAAATAATTTATAAGTATTAAAAACAGTGAAAATATTGTATAATCAAAATACATATAGGAAATGGCAAGGTAACTGCCAAGCTTTGGCTTGTGCAGAGGAATTGTCATTTGACTAATTGTAGACATAAACAAATTTTATAGAAAATAAAATATATGGAGGTAACAGTTGTGAATAAGATAAAAAAAATTCAGGAGCTTATTAAAAGCACCAAGACGGATTTGGATGAATATAAAAATGAATATAGTAGTTATATTGAAAGTTTAAATAATAGACCTTTTGATGTAAAATGTTTTAGATTAAGAGGGGAAATAAATAATTTGAATACTATATCATATAAAATTACAGAATATGAAAGTAGATTAAGTACATTAGAAGAAGTTTTAGGTATTTTAATAAGTGAAGAATAAGATATTATTTAAAACTGTTATTTTATAGAGATTTTTATATATACTAAAATTTAATTCTAAAGAGGTCTATAGTAAAAAAGATATAACAATATTAAATATAAGCCATATTTAAGCCTAAGAGCCTTTTAAATTATAAAAAGGTATCTTAGGTTATTTTAGTGTTTAAAATCGAATTTAAGGGTAAATAAGGCTAAAATAAAAGGTATATATGGATAACGATATAAATATATGTTTTAGATAGAAAAAATATGAGTAAAAAAACAATGACAAAAGTGATTAATAAGAGTGTACAAAAACACGTTGCAAATATTGTAGTATATTCTAACTGAATATATACAAGTATATATTACTAAAAGAATGTAATAGTATATAGAATCGCTAGAGGCGTTGATATGACTAGGGTGTAGAGGTGCTTGGTGATTAAAAAGCATGTAGTTGGTGATTAAAAAGCTTGTGGATATTTTAAAACGGTGAGTGAAAAGCTTGTGGATAGTGATTAAAGGGCTTGACATTGGTGATTAAAAAGCGTATAGTAAATTTAACAAATAAATTTACTTGTGGATAATGTGGATAAGTTATGTTAAGCAACGATATATCTACTGTGGAGGTGTGCATAACTCGTTGGGAAACAACAATGTAATAAAAAAGCAAAAAGCGAAAGTTTTTCGATACAATGCGGGAATAGAAGGAGCTGTTGAAGGGAATACGGTACAATTGCCTTTCGTAGCAGAATATAAGGGCGATAGGCAAACTTTAATGGAGTATATTTGGTATACAAAAGAGAACAATCAATTGATAAAAAGAGGAATTGAAGTATCTGGACACGGCGAATTTGGAGTACCTACATTAAGGGAATACGATGTTTTGGTTAGTTTGCAAAGATTATTTTTGAACGAAAAAACAGACCATGGAAGGTGTGAATTAAGAACAGAAGACGTGACAGATGAATATTTAACTATAAACTTTACAATATATCAATTGGCTAAAGAAATGGGGTATAAATCTCCTAATAGCTTAGTTTTAAATAATTTAAGACGGTCTATAAAAATACTGCTAGCTACTACAGTGACAGGGAAATATAGTGGTGGAATCTATGACATAAAGAAAAAAAAGTATGTTGAAGACGAAATATCATTTCACCTGCTAGAATCTGCACATAGTCGAATTGAATATGAAGAAACGGAGAATAATGAATTAATTGAAGTAAATAATAAGCTTAGGATCAAACTAAGTCGATTTACATACAATCAAATGATTAATGATTATAAATTATTTTATAATAAAGGATTGTATTTAAAAACAAAGAACTTAATGGCACGAAAATTATATCATTTAGCATTGCAATGGAAGGGAAGTAACAATTTTGCGTGGGCAAATATAAATACGCTTATGGAAAAAATACCCATGATAGAAAATCAAGAAAAATACAGAAAAAGATATATAAAAAAAGCACTAAAAATACTAAATGATAAAAAAATATTAAAAATTAAATATGATGATCAAAATAAAGATTTAGTTTATTTTATATTCAACGACAGTGAAGAAACTGGCTTTTTACTCACCAAATATAATAAGTTTTCTGAAATACGAGATGCTTTTTATAATTTAGGATTTACATTAGATGAAGTAGATGAATACTTAGATATACAAGAAATTAGATATATTCAGGCGCTATTAAGATATATGGATTTGCAATTAAAAAGAGATAATATAGAAAAGCCTAAAGAATATTTTAAAAAATGCTTGGAACAACGTATAAAGCTAGATGGAAGGTTTTTTAATCAAATTGGTGATTAAAAAGCGTGTTTTGAGATAACTAATATTATATATTCGGTGACTAAAAGGCGTGTAATAGGACAACGAAGAGCCTAGAAAACACATAAATCAGTAGCAATATATTAAATACACGCCTTTTAATCACTTTTAAAAATAAAAGGGAGGATAATAAATGTTTTTATATATTTTAAATATGGATAAAGAAAAAATGATTAAAATAGGAATAGCAACAAGAATAGAAAGAATAAAACAACATTTAAGAACTTATAATGGATTAATAGATTTAGAAGAATCTTATATAGTCAGGGCTAAGGATGATAATACTATAAGAATGCTAGAGAGACAATTTTTAAATGATTATAAAGAATTTGCAATTGATAATATTAAATTTAGTAATTTAGATGGGTTTACAGAACTAAGAAGAATTGAAATTTTAAAGGATATATTAGAAGATATACAGTATAAGAGCAATAAATTAAAATTAAAAGATATAAAAATTAAAAAAGGTATAATAATAGAAAACAAAACTCAAAGTCGATCAAATAATAAGGTTAATAAGAATAAGAAAAAAATTAATATAACCAACATGGATCATTTGCTTAACATAGGTCAAATAGAAGCGTTCATTAGGCGTTTAAAAAAATATAAAGATAATATCGTTAGTATTCATTATTCAAACGAGAATGTGGTAGAGCGAATAAATTTTGAATTTAAAGATGAAAATGAATATGAAGGTATTGGTGTTATTAGCTTGCATGCTCAGAGAGGTGGTTGTAATTTGATTAATTATGAAGAATATTTTTTAGATGATGATAGTGTTATATTAGAATTATATATAAATTCCAAAAACAAGAACGGTCATAAAAAAGATGGATTAAATTATTATACAAATATGTTTTTTGATAATATACAAGAAGTTTTAAAGAGTGTTTGTGTATAATAATATAGAACGAACAATATTTATATAGTATTTATCTATTTATCATAAACAAAATTAAATTAAATATTTTCAAAAAAGGTATTGACATAGTTTGGGTATCATGGTAGACTTATAAATGTAGACGGAAGGAGATATTATTGTCAGCTACTCTAAAGAGTATATATTTTTATTGTTTATGAATTATAAAATTAAATTAAAACGTTTTAAGAGTTCGATAACGGTAAATAGTTGTGCAAAAGCAGTATATGTCGAATAGAATTTATTGACAACACAATATTTGCAGGAATATAATAGAAAATGTAGAAAGGAGATACTAAAATGGAATTTAACAAGTTAATATTAACATCAACAATGGCTCATTTCAAAAGTGGAATCAATGGAAAAAATCAAAATACTTTTAGAGTTCCTCCTATATCAACTATAGTTGGTATATTAAAAAACATATATGGTAAAGAAGTTAAAAATTTTATATTTGGATATACATGTCAATACGAAGATGTTTTTAAAGATGTTAATACAATATACAAAGAAGTCAATTTAAATATAACATCTGCAAAAGGGGATCGATTTCAGCACGATATAGCTTTTATAGAATATTTAATTAATCCTACTATTACAATTTATACAAACTTAGATGTTCCAATTCAAATTAATGATATTTTAAATTTAGGAAAAACAAATTGTTTAGCTAAATGTAAATTTGAAAAAGAAAATATAACTCTTAAAGAATGTACAGGATATAATCAATGGACTCCTAAAAATATAGGTAATGGTAAAATAAAAAGAATTAACAAAGAAACCATATATAATAAGAATAAAGGATATTATGATTATTATACAGACTTGTTTAGATTAAATGAAGAATTTATAACTAAGCATATGCTTGAAGATACAGAAGAAGGAATTCAACTTTGGCAATATAAAAGGGTAGGTGATATAGAATGTTATCAAGGAAAAGTATAATATTAAAGGCAGAAAGTAATGGTGTACTAGATTATAATTGGAACTATCCTTTATCGGCTAGTTTATTTAATAAAATGTCTCTATATGATGTAAAGTTTGCTGAGTTTTTACATGATGAAGGATTTAGAAGCAATGATGAAAAGAAAAAGAAATTTAAATTAATAAATTTTATGATGTTATTTAATAATCAAAAAATGGATAGTAAAGGTATTAATATTAATAAAAATGATGAAATAGTATTAATTATATCTGGATATAAAGATCCTATGAATGCAATATTACAAGGATTATGCATTAATAACGAGATTAATTTAAATAATATTATTTTTAAAGTTGTTGATATTAAGAACGATAGAAGGGTGAAGTTTAATAAAATAAACATTTATAAGGTTATGACACCAATAGTAGAAAGTATATGGGAAAATGGTTTAGTTAAATTTTTAAACCCTTATGAACCTGAATATTATGATGCAATTAAGCAAAATTTAAAGAGAAAATACGAAATTATATATAAAAAACCATATAATGGTGAGTTAAAGCTAATGATTGAGAATATGCTTAAAATTAAAAAAAAGTCAATAAGGATCAAAAATGGTTATATACATGGGTATAGTAATTTTGAAATACTAGTTCAGTGTGATAAAGATATGCAAAAAGTGGCGTATTATTGTGGACTAGGTCAAAATAGTAGCATGGGGATAGGTCTTTTAAATTATATTACAGGAGGTGAATAGACTTGGAAAGAACCTATAATGTATTTATAGATAATGGATTATACGTATTAGGAAATGAATTAGATAAAGAAATTGAAGATATTACATTAGAAGATATAAAAAATAGTACTGATATATTTGCTAAAAGATTTGAGGAATATGCAAATTGTGAGTATTATAAGAAAAATGTAAGTATGGGGTTTCAGAATTCAGCCTATACACAAGGGTTAAAAAAAGATAAAGAAACTAAAAAAGAAAGTGAAACAAGATGTGAAAAAGTTCTGAATCAATATAACCTAATATTAAATAATATAGGAAATGATGAATATTGCAATATATGTGGCAAAAAACATATTAAGTTAAACGCTGATATAAATTATACAAAATCTTTTACTAGATGTTGGATGCCACATATTCACGCAAACACATTTATAAATTATATTAACAACCTTCAAATGGTTAATATATGTCCCGTTTGCTTATATTTATCCATGATCAGTATATTTAATTTTGAAAAGGCAGGGGATAGAATAATATTATATAACAGTGATAACCATGAATTTATGAATGATTATACTTACGATAAACAAATACAAGTAAAAAATAATATTGCTATATGTGCCAAAGAATCTAAAGAAAAGATAAATAATATGAAAAGTATTACAACAAATCGCAAAAGAAAGCCAACTCCTTTAGGGGTTGGATGAATTTTGTGCAAGAGATTGTTTTTAAAAAGTGTATAAATATATTGACAACATACACAATGATATGGTAATATATACACATGGAAAACAAATATAGAAAAACATCAACAACAATAAGTTTAATAAATTATCATTTTATTTTCTGTCCTAGATATAGAAGAAAAATATTTGATATATCTAATGTAGAAAATAGATTTAAAGAATTAGTTAAAGATATATGTGAAGAACTAGATATTAAAATAATAGCTATGGAATGTGACAGAGACCACACACATATGTTTTTAAATTGTCTACCTACTTTATCACCTAGAGATATCATGCAAAAAATAAAAGGTGTAACAAGTAGAGAATTAAGAAAGGAATTTGTAGAACTATCAAAAATGCCTAGTCTATGGACTAGAAGTTATTTTGTTTCAACAGCAGGTAATATATCAAGTGAAACGGTAAAACAATATGTAGAAAATCAAAAAAAGAGGTATTAATAAAGGAGGTGAATACTATGGCTAAATCAAAAACATCAAGTTATATATTAACTTTAAAATTAAAAACAGAAAAGTATCAAGAAGATATATTAAATAAAAGACTAGAAATCAGCAGAAATATATATAACTCTTGTTTAGGTGAAATATTAAAAAGATATAAACATACAAGAGAATTGAAAGACTATAGGAAAGAATATAAAAATATAATTAAAATGAGTAAAGACAAAGAACGTAGTAAAAAATTTAATGAATTAAATAAAAAATATGATTTAACTGAGTATTCACTTCATACATATGTTAAACCAATTCAAAAGCATTTTAAAGATAATGTAGATAGTTTTACAGCTCAAAAGATAGCAACAAGAGTTTTTAATTCATTTCAGAAACTAATGTTTCATCAAGCTAAAAGAGTATATTTTAAAAGATATGGTGAATTAAATAGTGTTGAGGGTAAATCTAATAAAACTGGCATTAGATTTCAAGATAATTCGTTAATATGGAATGGGTTAAAAATACCTGTAATAATAAAAACTAATGATATATATGTTCAAATGTCATTAGAAAATAGAGTTAAGTACTGTAGAATCATCAGAAGGATTGTAAAAGGTAAAATCAAATTTTATGTTCAATTAATTCTTGAAGGAATACCTCCTATGAAGATTAATAAGACTACAGGCGAGATAAAAAATAAGATAGGTAAAGGTAATGTGGGGATAGATATAGGTACAAGAACTATTGCAGTATCTAGTGAAAATGATGTTAAGTTATTAGAGTTAGCACCTGAGATTGATAATATAGAAAATCAAAAAAGAATATTAAATAGGAAATTAGATAGACAAAGACGTGCTAATAATCCTAATAAGTATAATGAAGATGGAACTATTAATAGGAATAATAAAGATAAATGGATCAAATCTAATAGATATATTAAAACTCAAAATAAACTTAAAGAAATTCAAAGGAAACAAGCTGAAATCAGAAAACAAAGTCATTATAGACTAATAAATAGATTGTTACTATTGGGTAATAGATTTTTAGTAGAAACCATGAATTATAAGGGACTACAGGCTAGAGTAAAAGAAACTACTATAAATGAGAAAACAGGTAGATTCAATAAAAAGAAAAGATTTGGTAAGAGTCTAGCGAATAAAGCACCTAGTATGTTTTTAACTATGTTAGATAATAAGCTAAAATGGAATAATACTCAACTATTCAAAATAGATACTAAGAAATGCAAAGCAAGTCAATATAATCATTTTACAAATGAATATTGTAAGAAAGAGTTAAAAGACAGATGGAATGAAGATATTCAAATTCAAAGAGATATGTATTCTGCATTTTTAATAATGAATGTTGTAGGTAAAACATTAGATAAAATAGATAGAGATTTATGTATTGAAACTTATGATAATTTTAGGAGATTACACGACAAAGAGATAGAAAGATTAAAAGAATTAAAGAAAAATGGATATAAATTAATATCCAGTATGGGGATATAAAATCTATATAGGTTTAGACATGAGCCTTATACTAATGTTAATCATTTATTAAAATGATAATTAGTGAAAGTCTTAGAGAAACTAACTAGTATTTATATGTTGTAATTTATTTGAAGTTTAAATAAATGAGAGTATAAAAGAAGTTAATGTATCTAAGAACCCCAAGGCTTTAGTCTTGGGAGTGTCAGTGAAACTATTAAAAAGATTGTAGATGAAGGGAATAAATATGATGGTTATATAGAAGCAATTAGTTTTATAAATTCTGCACAGAATGAAGGTTATGAAGAAAGTTTAATATCAAGGAAGGATTTAAAATTTATAAAAAATCTAACCAATAAAGCATTAAGAGATGAATTCGAAGGATTAGGATTTTTTAAAGATTTAATTACTAGAAAATTACAAAATGATTACATGGGTTGTATTTTAAGAAATTTAAGAAATAATTATGTAGAAAATATTTCAGTAAATTTATTCAATGAAATTGAGGAGGAGTATAGTAAATTGAAGAAAGAAAAACTAGACTTAATAAAAAAAGTGTGCAAAAAAGTATATGAAACTAATGACATAGATGAAATTAAAGAATTAAAAGGCGTGGATAGTTTTAATAAATTTGAAGAATTATTAATTGAATGGAATGAGTCTTATAAAGAAAAAAAGAAGGAAGATTTATTTGACTTAGATCAATATGACATGTTGGTTGATTTTAAAGAATTTAAAAGCATAAAAAATAGAATGATAATTGGATTTATGAATTTAAATAAATAGGAGGAATAAATATGAAAGATAACAGATTTTTAAATATAATTTATGCAATAGAAGGATTAAACAGTAGATTAAACGGAAGTTCTAAAGAAGTAGAGGGTTATGCAGGAGGAAATGACAATATAACTTTTACTAAAAAAATAGGTGGTAAAGCATATGTATCAGCACCTTGCGTAAAGAAAAATATGAAAGAATTTATGGGGAATGAAGGATATGAAATTTCAACATATAAAAAGAACGGTAGTCAGGTTGTATCGGAATCCCATCCAGCTAGATTTGTAAATGAAGATATTTTTGGTATGATGTTAGCAAGTAAAGAGGAGATTACTGAGGAAGAATATAATGAATTAGATGATGAAATGAAGAAATTATATAAAGTTAATAAAAAAAAATATACTAGAAATGTTACTAAGAAAAGAAAAGCCAGTTTTATGTTAAATGGAATGATAGGGGTTAACAGAGGTAAAATATATAGAGAATTTGGAGTATGTAAAGCTGAAAATGAGAGTATGCCTTACAAATTAGAAACTTATTCAGATATATTAGTGGGACTAGGTAATTTTAATATAAATGACACTGCTAAATTCAATATTAGTGATGAAGCTACAGAATTTAGAGATTATTCTATAAAAGAAGCCGAGGTTTTAGATATTAAAGAAGAGTTATCAAAAGAAGAGAAATTTAATAGAATAAAAACTGCTCTAAGAGGTTTACAATATTTAAGCTTAAAATCTAATCAATCAAACTATCTAACAGATACTATGCCTAAGGTTGTTATATTAGGTGAATATAAGTGGGGAAATAATGTGTTCCAAGGATTAATAAATAAAGATGGAATAAATATAGATGGACTTAAAGAAGTAATAGAGGAATACGAAGATTTTAGAAATAGTAAGATTTGGATAGGGGTTAGTAGTAGAATATTAAATGAAAATTTTCAAGGATTAAAGGAAAAGCTTGAAGAGGAACTGAAAGATTATGATGATGTTGAAATAGGAAGTGTGAAGAGTGCTTTTGATGGATATTTAAAATATTTAGAAAAAACGATGTAATTTTTGCAGTGAACCTCTAGTAATGTTTTGGGTTAATTTTACAAATAGTGTTGTAACATAGATATACCAATATGTCTAGCTATTTATTATAAAAAATGGCTCACTGCAAAATTTAATGATTTTATACTAAAAATAAGATGAAAAATGTGGATCGATATAGTATAATAGAGATATGAAAAGAAAAATAGTGTATTAATTAGACTATATTAGTTATAAAGTTTTGCAGTAGGTTTGAATATATTCATTAAGTCAACGTGTATTAATTGAACTATGTTAGTTATAAACAGTTACAAAATATGCAATTTTCATCGGTACTATTTCTGTATTAATTGAACTATGTTAGTTATAAATGAGTCATTAAAATCTATCTTTTATGATAATGGAAATTAAATTAAAGAATTTCAAAAATAACTGTTGACATAAATGGAAAACAGTAGTAGAATAATAAATGTGGAAAGAAAATATAAAGTTAGTATGGGTTGGAACATTTTGTTCAAGCCCTTTACATAAAAATATTAACAAAATTAAATTAAGTAAGAGGAGGAATTATATGACGAATAGTTTAATGATTTTTGAAGGTTCAGAGTTAGAAATTTTAACAAAAGAGGATGTAAATTTTGAGTTTGAAGGCACAGTTTTATTCAATGGCAAACAAGTATGTGAGATATTAGAGTATAATATAAACAACTACGCTAGAGAAATTACTAAGTATTGTGATGAAGAAAATGTATACATGGTTACCAAAGATAAACTTGTTCCTTTGAATGACACGAGTAAAGAATACGTTCCAATCACATTAGGACAAAGGGGTACAAAGTTTATAAATGAAGATGGTGTATGGCGGATGTTAAATAAATCTACAAAATATTCTTTAATTAAGAAAAAAGAAATATTAAAAATTTTTCATGAAAAAAGCTTATTACTAAACAAAACTTTTGAAAATAATGCGATCTCAAGTGAGAGAAGTGAAATACGATTTTTAGAAAAAATTGAAGAGTCGTTGGTTCCATTTTACATTAGAGGTACAAAACAATACCCTATATTAAATTTTAAAATAGATTATTACATTCCTAAATTAAATATAGCAATCGAATACGATGAAAATGATCATAGTGATTATACATATGAACAACAAGAAGGTAGACAAAGAAAAATTGAAAAGGAATTAGGATGTAAATTTATAAGAGTGAGTGATAAAAATACTGATGAATATAATATAGGATTTGTTATAAAAAATATAATAAAAATAAGAGGGGAGGAATTATTAGTATAGGGGATAGAATTCAATTCACTAATGAAGTTAATCGAATTGCTAGAGCCACAGGTAAACAACAAAGCGAAATATACAATCTTACATATACTAAATTTAAAAGCATGTATGGTATAGATTTGCATGCTAGATCCAAAAATAGACAAGCTGAAATACAAAACAAAAGACTAAAACAAGGTAAAAAGGCGTACGCTCCTGCAACATTGAAAAGTAAAGCGAATAATTTAGTGATTGCAAGTGAATGAATCTAAATTGCAAGAATATATATTAAAAATAGCGAAAAAATACAGAGAATCTAAAAAAGAAGATAGAATTAAGGTAGGACAAAGGATTAATTGTCATATAGATTAGTAATTAAAAATAAAATTAATATCAATAAGAAAGAGAGGAAGAAAAATGAATAAAGAACAGTTGTTAAATATTATGAAGGTATTAGCAAACAATGAAGTTGTAGAGGCTCATAAAAAAGATTTAGTTAATTTGCATGGGGATACCAATACACCACAAGTAACGAGATTATTAGATATATTAGAGAAGAAAGGGTATATAAGTACAATAGAAAAAACTAAAAATTTAGGTAGAGGTAAATGGACTCCATATAAGTGGAAAATTAATGAAAATGTTAATATTCCTAAAGATAACAACCGTGACAACGTAAAGTTGACAGATGTTATTAATAAAAATACTAATGACTATGAAAATGTGATTAATATATTCAATTATCAGCAAGAGAAATTCAATAATATTGATATTGATGTGATAGACACAGAGAAGGGCAAAGTAATACCTGTATCTAATATTTATAATGCTTTAGGACTAAGTAGACAAGCAATTTATCAATTATTGGATAGAAATAAAGAGTTGTTTGATGGAATGATATTTAATATAAATATGGGAGATGGTGATAGAATATGTGTAAATAAAGAAGGAATAATTGGATTATTGATGAAAATGCAGTATGAAAGATTAAAGGAAGATAAAAAACAATTGGTATTGCAATTTCAAAAATGGTGCATGAAAACTTTAAGCAAACTTGTGTCTAATGGTAAGGTAGAACTAAAGGATCAAGAACAACAAGAAGTTAAAAATAACATAGGTAAAACAACAGGATTGAGCGATAAAGATATAGATAAACTATTTGGAGACATAGAAGAATTATTATACAATAAATTACATATATTGCATGAAGCTGTGAACGAATTAAAAGATGAGAGAAATAATTGTAAAATCATAGCCGAATCTGAAAAACAAAGAAGTGAAAGACTGATAGCTAAGACAGTAGAATTAAGAGAAAAGATTTATAGTATTAGATAGTCAATAAAAAAATTAAATTAAATTTGGAGGAAATACAAAATGGCAATTAGTTCAAGAATTAAAGAGATGGCAAAGCAACAATTTTTATTAAAAAGAGATAACGTAATATCTAAAGCAACTCGAAAAGCAAAACAGGAACAGTATGAAATTCTATTTGGTGGTCATTCAGCTAAAATGCAAGGTAAAACAATACATATATAAATTTAAATATACTTTTAACGGTAACAAACATCCATTCTTTTATAATTATATAAAATTAAATTAAAAATAAGTATTGACATTAACACTCCTATTTGATATACTTATAATAAGTTAAGGAAAGAAATAAATAAATGTTAACGGAAATAAATTAAAAAAATGTGTTGACAGTGTAAAAAATAAGTGGTAAAATTAAGTTAATAAATAATTAAAGAGGAGTGGATATTAAATGTTAAAAGGATTAGAGGCTTTAAAATCGATACAGAGGAATATGGAAATTAAGAGAGGTGATGTGTGGATAGTCGACATACCAAAGGAAGCTAGAGAAATTTTTGGGAATAATATTCAGATAGGGCTAAGACCTTGTATAATAATTTCAGGTGAAGGTAATAACAGACATGCCAACATAGTAAACATATTACCTATAAGTAGTAAAGTCAATAAGGTGTACCCACAACATACCGAAATCAATACATATGACGACTTAAGAGATTGTGGATTATCTAAAAGAAGTATTGTTTTATCTGAACAAATGATGACAATAGACAAAAGTAAATTGATAGATAAATTAGGAAGGGCTAATTCAAAATTAATGGAAAGAGTAGAAAAAGGATTAGATGTTCAACAAGGTAAAAATTTAAGAGATGTATCAAGAGGTAATTATATACAAAATTTAAATAAACAAAATTTTAGTTTTAAAAAAGCGTTTGACAAAATAACAATGCTAAATAAAGCCAAAGAATTAGATGCAGAATTGTATATGTATCTTTATTCAGAACTTAAAGAATATTGCGAAAGCTATAAGATCAAATATTATGAAGTGGTGAGTAAGTATAACAATAGCAGACTTAATCCTGCAATGATGAATAATATGGTTTCTGCAAGTTGTTAACTATTGTACACAGTAACAAAAGATAACAAATTAAGGAAATTGGGGGAAATAAAATGATTAAATGTAGGAGTAATAGACACCCCTCGGATAGACAAAATATAGGCTTAACTGTATCTAGGTGGCTATTCTAATTTAATATAATAGTAAATAAAAATGTTAAATTAGAATAGCCACCTAGACGAAAATTAAAAACAAAAAGGAGAGATTAAAATGAAACCAATAATAACTGATTATATAATTAAACAATATAGAAAAGAAATCAAAACTGATAAAAAGCTAGATGATGTAGTCATAAAGAAGAAAATAGAAGCTTTAGTTGAAGTAGCAAGCAAAAATGTTATTAATAATAAATGTATATATAACTACCAAGGAAATGTAATAATAGTGGAAATTCTAACAAACAAATTAACAGAAGCTAATTTTGCATACTTAAAAAATACACCAGAATTAAAAGAGGCATATATCAAAGTAGGACTGACTGAAAATGGAAATAAACTGGTTTATCATAATACGCTACCTACGGCAAAAGAAGTTAAAAAAATAATCAAAAACAACAAATATAACATAAAATTCTCATTAGATGAAAATCAATTGTATCCGTTACATTTCGTTTCAGGAAATGATGAATTTGTAGCTAGATTGGATCATAATAATCTGTTTGAGGTTAAACATTTAAATGATAAATTCTTCTTAAAGGGACATAATAAAAACAAGCTACATAGTCACCTGCAAAGAAGATATGGTAAATTAACAGACATGTTAGAATCCATTCATAATCATACTAGATTTCAACTGGAGCAAGATTATAGAGACAAACAATTATTAAATTTATTAGGGATAAATAGTATGAACATAGTCAACTGTTAATTAAGACTTAAAATGAGAAATAAAATATAAAATGTTATACTATTAAGTTAAAATATGTTTATTTTTTAATTAATTTGTGGTATTATATAAAAGAAGCCATAATGTTTATTTAAAAATAATCTTCGGCAAGATTAAAATAGATAATATGTAACGGAGGAAATAAAAATGAAAATAAAAAGTCGAGATGAATTAGGAAAAATAAAAAATGAAATAGACGAATTGTTAGAAGAAGAACTCCCTAAAATGTATGCTTTATATCCTAAAATGGTATATGATGTAGCAGACGTTTTAGAAGATAAAAACATAATGATAGGAACTGTAAGTGGTTTGTTTGGAGGAATAAATCCAATATACAAATTAGAGGAAATCAAAGAGTTAGGAAGCTTTTTGAAGGCGGTTTACGAAGTTGGGAAAAGATATGCTAAGAATAACATATTAGTTATTCCTAATTTAGAAAAGCTAAACCCAGAGAATTTTTACACTGAAACAGAAATTAATGCAATTAATTTATATAAGAAAGATATAATAAAAGAAAGTAATATAATGAAGTTATTTGTAAGAAAAAATGCAGAAAATCATTATGTATGTGCTTATATATCAATGGTAGAGTATATAGATTATTATAAAAGAGGATTAATAAATTACAATCCTAATACACAAAGAGAAACAACTAAAAAGGTTGTTGATGGTCAAATAAATGAATTTATTACAATTTATCCAAAAAATATCGATAAAATATATAAAAATCTAAAAAATGATAAGTTTGATCCTAATATGTTGACTCTAAATATTAGAGATAACAAAGACGATAATCCTCAATTTGATGATGGAGGTATGAATATTGGGGATTATGGATGGCTAAAAATTAAAGTTGACAGTAAAGAACGTTCTTACGTTGATTTACTCGATGGTCAACATAGAACAACCGCACAGGAAAGATATGTAGAAGAATATCCAAATACAGATAAATATAATATGTTGAGTATATTTATATTTAATGAAGAACAAGCTATTCATCATATCATTCAGGAAAACTCAGGTACAAAAATTGATGAAACATCTCTACAAAGACGTGATCCTGATAACAAAGGTGTTGCGATAGCAAAGGAATTAAAAACACTAAGTAAAGAATTAACAATAGCAGATGACTTAATTGAGTTGACACAACATAAAAAGTATACAGATATAATAACATTAGGTTCAGCTATAAATAATTGTTTTACAATTGATGGTAGACGAGAATATAAAAAAGTTAAAGAATATTTAAGCGATTTCTTTGATGTTGCCATAGATTGCTATAGGGATTATTTTAATAAAGATAATTTGCAACCTAAAGAATTATTTTATAGAAAAAACACATTTGTAGCCTTTTGTTATATTGCTAAAAAATTGTATCAAAAAGACAACTGGGAAGACTTGGCGTTTGACATATTTGATACATTACAAATAGAAGAAATTGAAAGTATAGCAAGTAATAGAAAGATATTAAAGCCAAGTGATTATAAAATTATATCTAATAAAATTCAGAATATACTAGAGAAAAGCGAGGTGGCAATAGATGGCTAAAAAAAGACAATATAAAAGAAGATTTGTTACAGAAGAAAAAATGTATAATGAAGATATAAAAAATAGATTTATAGACTATTTCTACGATAACGAACAAACTAAAGAAAGTATAAAAAGAACCTTTTATTTAACAAATTGTTACATGGAATCAGATTTAGATAAAGATGTCTATGATTTCAATAAATATGAGATAGAAAATTTATTAAAGTCATTTAAAGCCACATCCGAAGGTAGTTTAGGAGTTAGATTGGCTCATTTAAAGAAATATATCGATTTTTGTATTAGCATGGGTATTAGAGCTAATGCAATAAATTTCTGCGATAGTATAACAAATTTAAAAGATTATGTTGTTAGAAATATGGATAAATATAAATATATAACTAGAGAACAGTTATATAATATTTGTGAAACTATACCTAGCGCACAAACGGCGATAATTTTTATACTAGCATTTGAAGGTATAGTAGGTAAAGATAAATGTGAAATGCGAAATTTAAAAATTGAAGATATAGATTTTGAAAATAGAACAATTACGGTACGTGCGTATGATGAAGTTAATCCACGTACAGGTGAGATAGTTTATAAGCCTGAAAGGGTATTAAAAAATGTAGATCCAAGAACTTTACAATATATACAAGATGCTATAAACGAAACAGTTATGGTTTTACCAGAAAATAAATCCTTTACTAGTCCAGAAATAGAAGTAGAAAAAATGCGAGGAGCTAGAGATGAACGCAATAGGATTTTTTATCTTGTTAAAACAGATTACGTATTAAGAAAATCTGCATCTAAGGGGGAGGATACTGAGTATAGTGAGGAACTAAATGAACCTATTCCATCTCCTACAATCCAGACTCGAATTTACAATGCTATAAATTTCTTTGTGGGCAATGAAAGCGAAGAAATGTATTTTGTAAAAAAACTCAATGCTACTTCTTTAGAACAAAGTGGTATGATAGAAGAATTAGAAAAAATTGAAAAACAAAAAGGTGATCTAAAAGTATCTGATTTTAAATATGTAATAGAATCTAGGAATAAAAAAACATATTATTCATTAAAAAGATTATGGGATAATATCAAACAAGAAATGGATAATTAAGAATAACAAAAAATAAAATTATAAGGAGTTAGCCAATTAACTCCTTATAAAAAAGAAATATAGAAAAATAAATTAAAGTGAGGGAAATATAAATGAAAAGTAGATTAGATAGAGAATTAATCATAAATGGATGTAAGGAAAGAGAATTAAAGGTACAAGCAATATATAATAAAAAAGGCAATATCTTTGATTGTAGACATGAAATAATTAAAACAAGAAAATTACAAGATGACTTGAGCTTAGAACAATTCCAAGAGGATTTTAATGAAAACAACATAGATAAATTAAAAAAAGATTTTGAAAAATTAGATTTAATACATAAAAGACAAAAGGAAATATATACAATATTACATATAATGCAGATTAATAATTGGACAATTAAGGATATTTACAGAGAATATGAAAGTGGTTACACACGTAATGTTTTAGCATTATTATCAAAACCAAATAAAAACATTTGTTAACATTGTTAAAACATTATATAATATAAAAATAAATTAAATAAGAAAGGATGTTTTAATATGGAAAATCAAATTCAAAGAGTAAAAAAGTTAATAAAAGAATTGAATGACGCTAGTAATAAATATTACAACAGCGATAAAACTGTAATGACAGATAAAGAATGGGATGATAAATATGAAGAATTAAAACAATTAGAACAAGAAACTGGAGTAGTATTCAGTAATTCTCCTACTCAAAAAGTAGGATATGAAGTGAAGAGCAAATTAGATAAAGTCGTACATAACATACCACTAAAATCATTAGAAAAAACAAAGTCCATAAATAATTTAGAGAAGTTCATAAGGGGAAAAACAATAATAATAATGGATAAGGGTGATGGATTAACTTGTGAATTGATATATGAGAACGGTGAATTAATCCAAGGAAGCACAAGGGGCAATGGGACTATTGGAGAGGATATTACGCATAATGTTAAGACATTTAAAAATATTCCTTTACAAATAGACTTCAAAGGATATTTGAAATTATCTGGAGAGTCTGTAATACTGGATAGAGATTTTGAATTAATTAACTCAAAGTTAGATGAAGCAGATAAATATTCGAATTCAAGGAATTTAGTTGCAGGAAGCGTTAGGCAATTAGATTCTAAAATATGCAGTAATAGAAATGTTAGATTTTATGCGTTTAATTTATTAGAGTGTGAAAATGTTGATTTTAAAACAAAAGAGGATCAGTTTAAATTCTTAAATCAATTAGGATTTGAAATTATAGAATATACTAAATGCGATCCAAAACAAGATTTAGAAGGAATAATATCAAATATGCAAAAGTCAGCCTATGAGAGAGGATTTCCTATTGATGGACTTGTATTTACTTATAATGATATAAAATATGCTAATTCATTAGGAGATACTCTTCATCATCCATTACATAGTATAGCTTATAAATTTTATGATGAAGAGTATGAAACTAAATATATAACTACAGAATGGCAAGTATCACGTACAGGAATGATTAATCCAGTTGCAAAATTTGAGCCTGTTGAAATCGAAGGAAGTGTGATAGAACGTGCTACATTGCATAATTTAGATTATTTTCAAGATTTAAAACTAGGGCAAGGAGATACAATAAAGGTTATAAAAGCAAATCAGGTTATTCCAAAGGTTATGAGCAATAAGACTATGAGTAATGCCGAAGTAATTCCAATAGAATGTCCTGTATGTGGAGGTAAAACAGAAGAAAAGTTATTGAAGACTGCAAGAGTATTAATATGTACCAATCTTGAATGTTCAGCTAAGCACATATCAAGAATTACTCATTATTGTAGTAGAAATGCTATGAATATAGATGGCTTATCAGAAAAAACGATAGAAAAATTCGTAAATTTAGGATATTTAAAAGATATAGATGATATATATAATCTTGAACAGTACAAAGAAGAAATTATTAATATAGACGGATTTGGTCTTAAATCTTATAACAACATGATAGAAGCAATTGAAAAATCCAAGCACTGTAAATTAGAGAATTTTATATTTGCATTAGGTATACAAAATGTAGGATTAGGAACTGCTAAGCTATTAGTTAAGAAATTTAAAAGTATAGATAAAATAATGAATTGTAATTTAGAAGAAATATACAGTATTGATGGAATAGGAGACGTAGTAGGAAACGAAATATATAAATATTTTGTTATTAATCAAGATAGTATAAATCTAGTTAGTAAATTATTAAAATATATTGATTTTGAAGAAGTTAAGGAAAATAACAGTAATAAGTTACAAGGAAAAACTTTTGTTATTACAGGTGACGTTCATATATTTAAAAATAGAAATGAAATAAAAGCTAAAGTTGAAGAAATGGGTGGTAAGGTAACAGGATCAGTTTCAAAGAAAACAAACTACCTTATAAATAATGATTCAGAGTCTGCGTCAAGTAAAAATAAAAAAGCCAAAGATTTAAATATTCCTATTATTACAGAAGAAGAATTTTTGGGAATGATAAAGTAATAAATTATAGGGGAATATTAATATTTCCCCTATAGATAAAATTCAAGTTTTATATAAAACAAAATTAAATTAAAAAATAGTTGACATTAAGAGATAATAAGAATATAATAATAATTGAGAGGAGAAATAAAATGTTAATAGAATCAAAAGATATAGAAAAATTAATTAATACATATAAAGTACAAATGAAGACTTGCAAAGAAATGCTAGAAGATAATCCTATAAGTATAGCTGATAATGAATACTTAGAAACTAGAATCAATACTTATAGAGATGTAATATGGGATTTAAAAAGAATTATAGGAGGGTGTTAATTTATGTGTGGAAATTATAAGAGTTATAGGGCTTTAGAAAAAATTAAAAATTATAGTGTAGTAGTAATTGACGGAAGAGACGACAATGGATTAGAACAGGTAAGAAATATGAATGGGTGTTTTGATCTTAATAAACCATTAGTGTTTGTTAATCAAATATCATCTCGAGATAATGTAAATACATAGAGGCTGATAGTGTTATGAGAGGGTGCGAGGTCGTAGCATTGTTAAGATGTGACATATAAAACTTAAGATTGAGAGGAGTATTAATATGGCAGATAAAGGTGATATATTATTAAAAAATATACAACAAAAGACAATGTCTTGTACAAATAAGAATTGTAAGAGAATTTATGATTTAAATTACAAAATAGTATTAGATAGTTTTATAGAATATAAATGTGAATAATTACAATAAAATAAATATGTAATTAAGATAAGGGAGGAATAATAAATAGATAAATTAGAAGATAGATGGAGTTTAATTGAAAAGAAATTAAATCACATACTAGATCAATATGATACCACATTAGATCAATACGATATTATAAAATAACAAAATTGCTGTTATGTTTAATAGATGAAAATGTAGTTCAAATAGATACAAATATTGAGCAAAAGGAAGGAGAGGTTATAATGACACATACAACAGTAGATGTAATTTGTTCTATGGAAGGAGGTTTTCCCATCATATTAGAAGCGATAGACTCAGAAAACATACAATTATCTTTAGATAGACAAGAATATTATAAAAAATATTATAAAGATGTACATTTATTTGGTGGTATTACACTAATAAAAGATGGTCAAAATGATGATAAATAAACTCATAAAACATATCTTTTATGAGTTATAGAATTAAATTAAAAATAAATAAAAGAAAGAAGGTATCTCAAGATATGAAACATCATTTTGATTTTTTAATAGACAATTTTAAAGGTATTAGCAAAACAGTATTAAGGTTTTATCCAAGACGATCACATGTGCATGGCTTTAACGATGTTCCTCCTAGCAAATGGGAGGATGTATACAAAACATATATGACATTTTCAGTATTAATGTATCACACGAATGTTGATGAAACTGAGTATGAAACACCTTGCGAGTTATTTTCATATTGTGCTGATGAAGGTGAAGGATTAAGAGAATTAAGAGAATTACTTGGTACAATGTCATCAGATAGATCTAAAATTAAAGGTAGAGTCTTACAGTTTGGTGACGGAATAGAATGGGAAATAGATAGGGATAATGATCTCTATATAACAACTATGATAGACAACCAAACTGGTAAAGCGTATAGATGCTATCTTAATATAAACCAAATAAAAGAATTTTATAATGTATTGGACGAATTTTTAGAATATATGTTGGCTCATTCAGAAGGGATATAGGGAAATATAAACAATTTATATGAAGAATTAGGCGATGAAGTAAATGGTACATTTGCTAGATTAAAAATTATAGAGATACCTGATAGTATAGAATTTGAGATAGACGATTATGATGGAGTGGAATCTATCCATGAAAAACATGGAGTGTGGGAATAAAAAATAGAGAGGGGATTGATTATGGAACAATCATTACATAGTTTATTATTAAATTCAAAGGAAATGGATTCTCAATTAGAATGGAAGGAGTGGTTAGATGAAATACTAGACATACAAGAAATACAGCAATCTATCGAAGATAGAGAGAAATATTTAATGAGCAATGATCCTTATTACACTTTTTATGAAATAGATGGCGAAACACAAGAAAAATTAAATGCAACACATAATGAGTTACCTAAACTACGTGATAAATTAGCATTTTTAGAACTATTAAAAAAATATATTAACAACCCAATAAATGCGATACTAGAATATATGAGATATTTAACACCTGAAGAACAAGAAGAATATAATCAAAATATAGATAATCTATATAAAGAAACCGATATTAGTATTTTTGATATAGAAAAATAAAGACTACGTAGAATGGTTTGAAAATATACGTAATAAAAAACTCATTTTATGGGTTAGAGAGATTATTATTTTATAAATAATGGAATATATGATAAAATGTTATGAAAATAGGGGGAAAGTATATATGAGTAAAAAGGTAGAAGAATTATATTTAAAATTTACATCTATAAAGTGTGAATGTGGACATGAAATTTGTTGGAATGATGAGGTATGTAAATATTGTGGGAAAACGTATGAAAAAAGAGCACTTGACAGAGAAGTAAAAAATAGAATAGAAAAATATAAAGAAATTTTTAAAATCATTAAAGTGAAAGACGAGGAAGTAAAAAATATAAAAAATAAAAATAAGAGCTACAAAGATAATGTTTTAGATTATATAGATTATTTACAATCTATAATTAATGAGATTAATATAATGGCTCAATGTAATGTATTTAACATTAACAATTCTGAGGAAAATGAAATAAGAAGCATAAAAGAAATTTTATTGAAAAGTTATGAGATATATATAAAAATGAAGTGTATAGAACCATTTAAAGATAATGCTTGGATTAATGTATATAATCGAATAATTAAAGCGATTGAAGAATACATAAGTAGTTATAAATTGATGGCAAGTGTAAAAGTTTCAAAAAACTTATCAGAAGCTAATAAAAAATTACTACTAGCTCAAGAACATAATGATAGGGCAACTGATGAAATGTATATATGCAGTGGTATTATTCATATATTACATGTTAACTTAGGCAACAACGATTCAAAGGAGGTAGTACTTAATACTATGAATAGAATCAGTAGGTTAGAATCTAATGAAATGGCTATAGCCAAGCAAAAAACATATGATTATTTTAAACAACAATTAGATAAACCATTAGAATACTATGATAATAAAAATGAAGACGTTATTTATGAATTGATGCAATATAGAGAAACGATAATGACTACATTTAATGAAATTACTTTTTTTAGAAAGCTTAATTTGGTGCGAACAATACTTGAAAATTCTAATAAAAAAGATAAGAGTATTATTATTAAGATATTAAATACTTCAAAAAATAATTTAACTGACATTTTAAAAAATTTCTACAATTTGTCCAAAGAGGCTGGGTATTTATGCAAATACGATATTTATGATGAAGAGTTTGCAATGGAAAAGGGTATAAATTGGTATAAAACTCTGTATGAAGGTGTATACAAAAAGATTATGCCAATTGTTACGTTAGCATATACACATCAAAAAAATAAATGTATAGATGACGAAATAATAAATAACAGAATAGAGTATTCAATCCCTGCAGACATTACAGACTTTTTTGATAAAAATACTAAAAAATTAAGTACAAAAATTTTAAATGATGGCGTTGACAGTAGAATTAGAAATGCTGAAGCACATGTAGAATATGTTATAAATGATGAAGAAAGAATAATAAAACTGATAGATAAACTCACTAGGGATAAAAAAACTGAGATTGCCATATATAGTTATAATGAATTCGTGGATTTATTCGAAAGATTAAGAGAAACAGTAGTGGCTACGTTATATGCAATAGTTATATTTATTGTTAATAAATATGAAGATTATGAAGACATTTTTAAGCATTTAATAAAAGAGGGAACACGCATTATCAAACCTTATAGAGAAGATCTTGTTTTTTACAAAATGTCTTTAACAGATGTAAAAAGGTATAGAAATGGCGGTATTTTAACAATCGCATGTAAGAGTACAAAGTCACACAAATGTTTTTTTCAAGATGATAAATTGTTTGCTAAATATATAAGTGGATTATGGGTATTATCTAAAATAAATTCAAATATGAGTCAAGTTGTCATTAGTATATATGACAAGAATGATACAGAGTTAAAAATAAGTACTTCTACTGATTGTACTAAAAGTTCTAGTGAATATAATGAAACACATGATTGGATATTATTTGAGTTAAATGTAATCATGGAATGCAATGATTACAAGAAAGAACTGGATGCAAAGATGAAAAGAATGAAGTGTGATTACTTCCATGCATTAATTAACGAAGTAGTTGATATAGGTGAAAAAGTAAGTAGTAACGTATTAATACAAAACAATGAAATGTTAAGAAATGAAAATTATCAGTATAGTGATATATTAAATGGATTGAAGTATATTATTGATACATTAAAAAATTGCACAGTGAAGGATAGAAGATTTATCATATGTTTAATAGACATATATAGGGAATTAGAACAAGTGGTTGCAACAAAATCAATATCTAAATTTCAACAAGTACGCAGTAAAGTGGCACAATTATGTGGTATTTTATCATCATTTGATGATCAATTCGATAAAAAATTAAATGAACAGATTAGAACTCTCAAAATAGAGAGGAACGAACTATGTCCTTGTGGGAGTGGAAAAAAATATAAAAAATGTTGTTATATAAAATAGACATAAAATGTCTATTTTAAAATTGTTGAAAATTAAATTAAATATATTAACTAAAATAAGAACAATATATCTACTGATAGCATATATTATTAGTAGATATATAGGGGGAGGTATTATTTATGGATAAAATCATAAGAGAATTACACAAAGCATATGATATTTTTAATGAAAGGAAGTTTAATGGTGAAGGAGTAAGAGATGGTTTATTAAAATTTGATTTCGCTATATTTGAAGATAAAGAACAAAACAAATTAAAATGTTTAATTGAGTACGATGGAGAGTTTCATTATAAGAAATATTATGTTGAACAAAACTTTGAAATACAACAAATACACGATCAACGGAAAGATAATTACTGCAAAGAGCATAATATTAAATTAATTAGAATTCCATATTGGGAACAAGAGAATTTATTACATATTTTAAAAGAGAAATTAAAGTAGTTAGTAAGGAAAGTGGTATTGGAATTAAGTGCCTATACTGTGAAACTGACTTTGAGGAGTTAGAGGATAAAAAGAAAGAAGATAAATAAGATTTATAACAATAAATTAAAACAACATACATATTAAAAAATAAATTTAGAAGTATAAAAGGAGGAAATACGAATATGAAATGTTTTGGTGAATATAGTGATGATAGAGTTTGTGGTTTATGTAGTATATGTAACAAAGAAGAATTTAACAAATGTAAAAACGAATATGATGAAAAAATGGAATTAAATAATAAATTAAATAATATACAAGCAAATTGTCCACATAGACGTGAAGGTTGGGATGAATATCAACGTTATGACAAGTGTGATATAAAACCTTGTCAAGATGATGAATGTTATGTAACTTTAACATGCAAACAATATTTAGAAGAATGTGACGACAGTTAAAATACAATTATACGAACAATTCAAATTAAATTTACATATTAAAAATGATTAAAAAAATAAAAGCATAAATAAAGGAGAAGTAATAATATGAAGAATACAATTGTTATAAGTGGATTTCCAGCAGTAGGAAAAAGTTATCTATTTAAAAATAAAAAGGAATTAAAAATATTAGATTCAGATTCTAGTCAATTTTCTTGGATCAGTCAAGGAATAAGGCATCCTAACTTCCCTAAAAACTATATGAAACATATAAAAGATAAGATAGGCAAAGTAGATGTTATATTAGTGTCTAGTCATAAAGTTGTACGAGATGCTTTAAAAGCAAATAATATTAATTATATTATAGTTTACCCTTCAATATCATTAAAAAATGAATATATACAGAGATACAAGGAAAGAGGAAATAACGAAGGATTTATCAACATGATTGATGAGAATTGGGATAGCTTTATAAGTGAGATTGAAGAAGATACATTCCCAACTAAACTAAGACTATGGGGAGGAGAATATTTAAAAGATATTTTAATTAAAAAGTATTGTCCCATATATCAAGAATTTTGTACAGTAAAACAAACTAATGCAGACGAATATGAAGGGGATCCATGTTGTAGATGTAATAGCATGAAGAAATTAATGTAAATATAAAAAGGGAGGAATGATAATATGAGTTTTGATATTAGTAAACATAACCTAAAAGCTTTAAAATTTAGAGATGAATTAATTGAGTTGCTTAAAAAATATAAATGCAGTTTGTCGACTACAGGAAAAGATGATAGGAATATGGTTTTAGAATTTCATGATAAGGAATTAAATCAATGTCAATCTTACAGAATGACAGAGGAATGTGAAAATTATAATCTATACGCAGAAAATGATAATAGTTGTATTATGGATAAAGTAATCAAAGAAGCTTTTAATAGAGATTATGGTGGAATGAGCGATCTAAATAATGGACAAGTTACATATGATATAATAACGAATGATACGAATAAGGCTGAATCAAAATTAATAGAAATATATGATAAATTAAATCTAAATGGTGAAGTTAAATATTTTGCATGGGCTAAAAATACAAAATATATACTATTAAAAAATGGTGAATTTTATCGTTGGATTAAACCTAATACAACAACTAGTAGAGGATATAGGTGTAGAAAAATAATTATAGATAGAAATATAACAATGGAAGAATTGTATAGTAATATACTTCCTATATGTAGGACTAAAGGACTTGAAGATGTAGAGATATTCTAATAACAAACAATTAAAATACACAATAATCATCATTTTAAACGCTTAATTCTTGTAAAATCTTAAAAATTTAAAATTATCTAATACATTTCATTTAAAATTAATTTTTAAGATTTTCAAGTATTTTGTTAAAAATGAACTTCTTAAACTATTGATTTATAAGGGCTTAAAAGGTGTTGAAAGTGTTTAAAATGATTATTTTATTATGATATAAAAGTTAATTAAAATATAAATAGAAAGAAGGAATATTATGAAGTTTATAGATTTTTTTAGTGGAGCGGGTATGTTCAGGAAGGGCATGGAAGATGCAGGTCATGAATGTATTGGATATGTGGAAATCCAAAAACAAGCAAGAGAAACTTATGAGACCAATTATGATACAACCAAAGAATGGACTTTTCATGATGTTGCTCAATTAAAAGCCGAAGATATACCTAATGCAGATATATGGTGCTTTGGATTTCCTTGTAAAAACATGAGTACGGCAAATGTAACAACTAGAACTGGATTAAAAGGAGAGCAGTCAGGATTATTTTTAATTATGTGTGATTTATTGAATAAAATGAAACGTAAACCTCAAATTTTATTCATAGAAAATGTCCAAGGATTCTCTACTATAAACGGAGGTAGCGATTTTCTTGAAGCATTAGTTAGATTGCATAAGCTAGGTTATGACATAAAATATGAAATTTCTAGTGCGATGCAATACGACGTGCCACAAAATAGAATTAGGACATATTTAATATGTAAATTAAATAACTATATTAAAATAAATGAAGGTATAGAAATACCTAATAAAAAAACAATACATATAAATAAATTAAATATATATGATTTATATAATTACATATCTAAAGAGAATAACAAATTTAAAATTAAATATGGTGTAAATGGTGAGATTAGAAATGGAGTGTGTACTGTTTTAAAAGAAAAACGAGAAAATGACTATAATCTTACTTATTTATTGAAGGATATTTTGGAACAAGAAGTTGAAGACAAATATTATTTAACTGAAGAACAACTAATAAAAGTAAAAAAGATGAAAGGTGCTAAACAAAAAACTTTAAAAGATGGTCGTATATGGAAAGAAGGAGCTGTACCATTTCCAGATAGTATAGATAAAAATGCACGATGTATTACTCCGTCAGACGGTAGTTTAAATAGAAGCACACATATAATATTTGATGGCAAAGGCTATAGGAAGCTTACTATTAGGGAACGTGCAAGACTACAAGGGTTGCCAGACGATTTCACATTTCCTGTCAGTAATAGTCAAGCAAGTTTGCAACTAGGTAATGGAGTAGTAGTAAAAGTTATCAAGGAGATAGCAAACAAAGAGATTAATTTAAATATAAGTAAATAAAATTTGAGTTTTAAATAATTAAACCCTAGTAGATACTTATTCCTACTAGGGTTTAATATTATATAAACAAAAGTTTATTGAGATCACTTTGATATAGATACTTAAAAATATATAAAAATTAAATTAAAATATTTTAAAATTAATTGTTGACATTATAAAAATATAGTAGTATACTTATAAATGTAGACAGAAGGAAACACTACATACGGTAGCAAAATTAAATTAAAGGTGGTGAATAAAATTGCTAAATTATAATTCGCAAAAATTAACAAAAGACAATAAGATTTATATTAAAGACTTTAACGTAACTAGCAGAAGTCTACCATCTTCTATAAGTGGGAGATGAATGCGTAAATATAACTTGCTTCTATTATTTTTTTTGTGTTAAAATATAATCAGTAGTAAATAATATAAATAGGTGATAACAATAAAATTAGATACAAATAATCATTTAGTATTCTTATTACATTATCATCTTGTATTAGTTATAAAATACAGAAGAGAAGTAATAAAGAAATATATTGAAAATCAAGGAACAAAGTGAGGTGAGGGAGTTGTTAAAAGCTTATAAATTTAGAATTTATCCTAATAAAGAACAAAGATTATATTTAGGAAAAACTTTTGGTTGTACTAGATTTATTTATAACAAAATGCTATCAGATAGAATTAAATTATATGAAGAAAATAAGGATTTAGATATTAAAAAAGTAAAATATCCAACTCCTGCACAATATAAAAAAGAATTTACATGGTTAAAAGAAGTTGATAGTTTAGCTTTAGCTAATGCTCAAATGAATTTAGATAAAGCTTATAAAAATTTCTTTCGAGATAAATCAATGGGCTTTCCTAAGTTCAAAAGTAAGAAGAGTAATAGATTTTCTTATACAACTAATAATCAAAAAGGAACAGTTTACATTGAAGATAGATATATCAAACTTCCTAAGTTAAAAACTATGATTAAAATAAAACAACATAGGAAATTCAATGGATTAATTAAATCCTGTACTATATCAAAAACACCAAGCAATAAATACTATATATCAATTTTAGTCCATACTGAAAATAAACAATTACCTAAAGTAGATAAAAAAGTTGGTATTGATGTAGGCTTAAAAGAGTTTGCAATTACAAGTGATGGAGAATTTTTTAGTAATCCTAAATGGTTAAGAAAATCAGAAAAAAGACTTAGAAAACTACAAAAGGACTTATCAAGAAAACAAAAAGGAGGCAATAACAGATGTAAATCTAGATTAAAAGTGGCTAAATTACATGAGAAAATAACTAATCAAAGAAAAAATTTTTTGCATAAGTTATCAATTAAACTAATAAGAGAAAACCAATCTATAGTTATTGAGGACTTAAAAGTAAAAAATATGTTACAAAATCATAAGTTAGCAAAAGCAATAAGTGAAGTGTCATGGTATGAATTTAGAACAATGCTAGAATATAAAGCTGACTGGTATGGTAGAGAATTAATAATTGCACCATCAAATTATGCAAGTAGTCAAATATGTTCTAATTGTGGTTACAAAAATAAAGAAGTAAAAAACTTAGAACTTAGAGAATGGGTATGTCCTAAATGTGGAATACATCATGATAGAGATATAAATGCAAGTAAAAATCTGCTGAAATTAGCAATATAATTTTGGTAATTATCTGAGGTCGGTGCGACCTTGTAAGCTTGGGTAAACTTGTTCCCTTAGGAATATTGACCAAGAAGCTCTCACTTCAACGTAGTAAGTGGAGGGTAGTTCACTGAGTATGATAAGATTAATAATAAGCTAGATGAAATATTAATAGCAAAATTAAATTAAAGTATTATAAAGAAAGGAATGGGATTTATGAATAAGCCAAAAATAATTCTAGTATTAGGTCAATCAGCAAGTGGTAAATCAACTTTGATAGAAGAAATGGAATGGTATGGATATAAAGCCGTACAAAGTTATACTACTAGACCAAAGCGAACTAAAGATGAAAAAGGACATATATTTGTAAAAGAAAGTGATTATACTTTTATTCAGGATAATAAAACTGATGAAGATAGAATATATGACAAACTAGGGAATGAAGTCAATATAGTAGCTTATACATATTTCAATGAAAATCATTATTGGGCAACCATGGATCAAGTGGTAGGAAGTACGTATTACATAATAGATAAAGCAGGTGTGGATGATTTTATTGATAAAGTTGGGGATAAAGTAGATTGTAAGATAGTTTATATAACTGTTCCATTCTTTACGAGGATTAAAAGATTAATAAAAAGAGATGGATTGGTGAGAGGCATATCAAGATTAATCAATGATTTTAAAATGTTTAGAGAATTAAAATATGATGAAAGGATAATTAATAAAGATTTAGAACGTAGTGTTCAGGAATTGAGAATAATAACAGAAAAATTTATAAAATCAAAAGAAAAGTGTGATGAAATTTTAAAAGATATTGAAGATGAAATTGTTATTGTTTCAGGCAAAGCTAGTGGGGCAGATAGTTTGGGTGAAAGATACGCTAAAGAAAAAGGGTATATCATAGAAGAATATCCTGCAAAATGGAATGATTTAAATGCTATACCATGCAGAATAAAAGTTAATAGATATGGTAGAGAATATAACGCATTAGCTGGAATGAATAGAAACAAAGATATGGTAAATGCTTCAGATATAGCTATAGGATTTTGGGATGGTAAAAGTAAAGGTACTACTAATAGTATTTCATTGGCTAAAAAGAAAGGAATAAGATTAGAAATAATTAAATATTAGAATGATGATATACCTAGACGTACACATATATAAATTTGTATACGATAAAAATGGATGAAGCAGTATAGCAATATATTGCGTATGGAATAAAATTCTAGTACAATATATTGTAGAGAGTAGATAAATTAGAAAGAAGGTAAGTATATGTATGAAATAATTAAAGTAGAACAATTAGGAAGTACAATAAACAAGTACGATATGTCTATTGTAATCAAGAATAATACCAGCTTAGAAAATTTAAAGCATATTATCGAAACTGAGATAATACCAAAAGCACAACAAAAATATAATTTTGATGAATTGTATCTGGGATTTTTTGAGGATGAAAATTTAATAGGGTTTGGAACAACTTTAGGTTATGCAATATGTTCACCAACAGGAGATTTTTCAGGTAAATATAAACTAAATCACGATTTGTCTAATATGAAAATAGGTTATGACAATTTATCAAATTTTGAGGACAAGTGGAATAATAGACTAACTCATAAAGAAGCTATTATATTTAAAGATATTAAAAGTGGTTTTACAAATGAAGCTACCAGTGGAGATATAGATGCAGAGAATGAAGTTATCAGCAAAGTAGCAAGTAAACATAACGTATCATTTGATGAAGTTAATGAGATTATATTCAAACACGCTAAACATTTTGGCTATTAAAATAATAATATAACAATTGATCTACTCTCTTTATATAAAAACTTGATTTTATAACTAACGAAATTAAATTAAATTATTTTAAAATAACTGTTGACAAATGAAAATAAACATGGTAATATATACTTGTAGCAACAAAGAAGTGCAAAAATAACAAAAACAATACATAGAAGGAGATATAATTATGAAAACTTTAAAATGCATTAAAAGTACAGAAGGATTTATAATAGGAAAGGAATACAAAAGCCTAGGATCAGATGAGTTTGGCTTTGGTCAAAGAATTATCAATGATAATAATGAGGAAATAGTTATGAACCGAGATAGTGTTAAAGAGTATTTTGAAGAAATGTAGCCAATGTGAAAATAAAGATATTTTAAAGAGTAGCAAAATTAAATTAAATAAAACAAAGAAGGGTTAAGGTGAATTGACATGACAAATACAAAAAGATTATCAAACAAAGAAATGAGAAAGGCTGATGAATTTATAAAAGCAATTTTTGATGGAGATCAAGATTTAGTAGGAAGTTTATTGGGATTTAAACCAATAGTAATAGGAAACCAAGAAGATATTTTAAAAGACTTACATAATGATGATAGTGACTTATCCAAGTATATAAAATCATTATCATCAAAAATAAATGAAAATAAATTACATAAACAAGAAACTATTAAAGAAAAGGAATATCAACCACAAGTAGGAGATGAAGTTCTTATACTAGATAGTCCTGAAGGTATTAAGAATGTAAAAGGAACTATAGTTGATGAAGTTAAAGGAACTGAACAATTTTTAATCAAACTAAGCGAATTAAATGCATTATACGTAGATAAAGATAAAGTACAAGTTGTTAAGAAAAAACAAAATATCGAAGAGATAAACAAGTTAAAAGATAAAATTCAAAAATTAAAAGATTGTAAAGATATTCTTATAGATGAAATACAGTGTGTAACAAAGCAAATTAAAGATTTAGAAGATAATAAAATAAATATCCAACAAGAACTCAAGCAGACTACTACAAAATTGGAACAATATAAACAACAATTAGAACAGTTGAGAGGTAGATAATATGAAATTTAAAACTGGAGATTTAGTATTAGTTAAAAATGTAGGTGTGGATCATCTAAAACAATATAACAATATGTGTGGCGAAATTATAAGTTGGATTAAAACCAACAGTGAAATAAAATATAAGGTTAGAATATATAAACTAGATGGCTGGGAAACTGCTTATTTTAAGGAAAATGAATTGGAATTATTGGATATGATATCAGAAAATTAAATTATAATGTTTAAAGGTGGTATAAAATGAATTTTACCCGAGTTTTATTGGACTTGCTTCTAGGATTTTCAATTGGATCGATACTAGCGTTTATAATAGCAATAAATATTAAATCACAAAAATAGTATTTTATGAATTAAGAGAGGAGTATAAAAATGTGTAAATTTTGTAAAGAAGGATATGAAATAGACACTATGGTGGGTGAAAGAGAAGTAATTATAAAAATTGATGAAGAACAAAAAGATTTTATTAAAGTAAGAGTACCATTTGTAGGTGGTGGTGCAATTACTAAACCAATACAAATAAATTATTGTCCATTTTGTGGTGAAATTTTAAAGTAAAGGTTAATAGTATTTTGTGAAGGAGGAGTAATATAACGTGAAATTCTATTATGAAAATAATATGGGAGATACAGGTGTTTTTCAAGAAGATAATATCGTTAAAGCTATTTATACAGCGTGGAATATTGAGGCTGATTTATATATTTATACAGATAGAAGTTGGCAAATGGTGTTCGCACCATATGGAGATAATGAATATAATTCAGAATTACTTGAAGAATACGGCTATAAAATGATTGATGGAGATAAGTATAGACAAATTATAGATATTAAAAGTAATAAAATTGTTAAATATGATTGGTCAGAGGTAAGACAATTAGTGTAATTTAATATTAAAACTCTATACAAATAAATGAAGAAAGAAGGATTAAATAAATGATATTAGAATTTGATGGTTATAAAATAGTGACTGATGATAAGCAATTCATAGTAATAAAGTAATATACAGTAAAGTATAGGTAAATAAAACAATGCCTTTATTGAAATATACAACATAGGGGATTCTATATCCCCAACTCTTAATGCAACTTTATATTAATATCCACGTTGATTCGTAGAGATATAATATAGAACGGTCACAAGTCCGTATAAATGCAGAGTGGGAGTAAAAATATTAAAAAATGCAAGTAATTAAAAAATAATGGATCAAAGAAATGGAGGGATTAAAGGGATTAAAAGAAGCGAAGGTCAATGTTAAATACTAAATAAGTGGCTCTATAAATGATTTTAAATGACTTTAAGTTGAAAATTTGCATTTTATCAATACAAACGATTCTATGGCGATATTTACAAAAATCACGACTTTTGATAAAATACAATTGCTAGAACCATTGATACATAAGGGTTTAAGAGGTTTAAAATCACTATAAAAGTGCAATTTTATGTAAAGTAAAATATAGCAAAATTAAGTTAAAATATTTTAAAAAGAGTAGTTGACAAAAATAACAATAGATGATATACTAGTAAATGTAGTAAGGAGTTGGGAACAAAACAAAAGCTTATTACAAAATTAAATTAAGAAGGGAGGTTAAAACATGAAAGAAAATCTCAATATATTCAAATCAGAAATTGAAGCAATTAAGGATATAAGCATTAAGCAATTTACAATTAAAGCATTAGAAAGTTTGCCAGAATATTTTTGGGAAGTACCTGCAAGTTCTACTGGTAAATATCATCCTCAATATGCATTAGGTGAAGGTGGATTAGCGAGACACACAAAAGGAGTTGTAAAAATCGCATTAGAATTATTCAATAATCATACAGTTCAAGATTTCACATCAATTCAAAAAGATATGATCATAAGTGCCTTACTATTACACGATGGATGTAAAAGTGGAATAGAACAATCAAGATACACACAAACAGAACATCCATTAATAGTTGCAGATTACATATATAATAATGATGAGATTAACAAATTGATAAACCAAGAAATTCTGGAACAAATCCTCAAGGCAATAAGAAGTCATATGGGTGAATGGAATAAGGATTATAAGACTAAAAGGGAAGTATTACCAAAACCTAAAACTAGAATGGAAAGATTTGTTCATATGTGTGATTATTTGGCTAGTAGAAAAAGTATAAACATAGAATTTTAAAGGATTATTAGCAAGTGTGGGTTAAATATAAACTGGCACTTGCCCAATATAAAATAGTAAATACAAAAAATAAATTAAATACAAAAAGAAGTGATTAATTGAAATTTAAAAAAGGTTGTAAAAAAACCAATCAAAAGAGTAAGATCGCCTACATTTATTAAGAATCACGATAAAATTGAATCAATAGAAGGGAGGAATTAAACTTGAATAATAAAGAAAGCAAAGTAATTGTAACTGATAAAACTCAACTAATCTATTTAACTTCAAAAGGTATTAAACCAAACGATGTGAATAGAGTTGGAAATCAAGTGCAAGTTACATATAATTATGATGAATATTTTAAAAAAGCCAATTTAGATTTTATGACAGACAGTCAATTTAAGGATTACAGAATGGCTGAAAAAACAGTAGAACAGTTATTAAGAACTACAATTTAATATAAAAAAACAAATTAAAATTAGAATTAAAAATTAGAATTTCTCTTTAATAATAAAAAATTATAAAAAAATAGTCCAATGAGACTTAAAAATTAGGAGGAATTTAATATGGCAAAGAATAATGAAAGAGTACAAGTAAAAAAAGGAACAGCAAAATTTAATTTAGTGGGAACTGCTTCAGTTAATGATTATACTTTTAAAATCGATGTACCAAGTCAAAAATCAGATTGGGTATACAACCAAATGAATTTATCTATTGATTGTGGAGATGATGGAAAAATATATGCTGATATGATGGGTGGTTATGGATCAGAAAGACAAAATGTAGTATATGTACATGGTAAAAAAGAAAATGGTCAAGATGATTTTAAAAACTTTTTTACATTAGATTGGGATGATAGAAACGATGAAACTATATTAGAATCTGTCGGTGATATGTGCTTTATAACTGTAGGATTAGAAAAAGATATAAATAATAAAACAGTTTATAAAAAGTTTGTTTCTCAATATGATGCAATACAATATATAAATGATAATTTAACAGATGGAATGGTTGTTAATGTTAAAGGAAATCTTACATATTCAATATATAACGACAATGTGCAGGTAAAGAAAGATATAACTAGTATATGTTTATCAGAAGCCACAGAGGATAAGTTTAAAGCTACATTTACTCAAACGTTATTGTTAGACAGTGATAGCGTTGGAAAAGTAGATAAAGAAACGTTAACAATACCTATTTATGCAAGAGTAGTTGATTACGTAAAAGAATATGATGGAAAGCTAGTTAAAACGATGTTACCACTTGCTAAAACATTTAGCGTAAAAATAAGTAAAGAAACAATTGAGAAAACTAATAAAATGTTAAAGCATTTTAAAGCTAAAAAAGGTACAATTACCGCATTAACAATTGATGGTAGATTTTCAAGAGGCGAAATTAACACTGTTACTACATCAGAAGATGATATTCCAGATGATATAAAAGATTTGATAGAATTAGGATTTATAGAAAAAGACGAAGTATTAAACAAAATGGCTTTAGCCAATGGAGGAGGAAACAAACCAGAACAAATGATTATAACAAACCCTCATATCAAATTTACAGGCGAAGATACTAAAATGCCTATGATAGACAAGCTAACAGAAGCATATAGTGAAGATGATTTAAATATCTCTTTGATAATAGAAAGTAAATCAAAAGGAAATCAAAGACAAGGGAATGATGAAGTCGAAAAGGATATAGATAAGTCCGAAGAAAAAACAGAAAACCAAACAAACGATGTAATAGAGGAATCAGAAGACAACGACGATGATTGGCTAAATGCTTTAGATTAATAAACATAAAATAAATTAAATATCGTAGAGGGTTATATATTCTATGATCCTCTACCTTATAAAAACAAATTAAAATTAGAATTAAAAATTAGAATTTCTCTTTAATAATAAAAAATTATAAAAAAATAGTCCAATGAGACTTAAAAATTAGGAGGAATTTAATATGGCATTTAGAAAACCAAGAGAAAATAAAATAGGTGGAAAATTCTTAGTAGAAGGACTTACTCATGAAGGAAAATCATGGTTTGGTCTTACATTCCCTAAAATTGGGGCTATTGATAGCGAAGCAGGTTTAGCATTTGAAGAAGGTAAGGATATTGAAATAAACGGTAAAAAATATAATAACTTAAAATTCGTTGATACTACTAGTGATTTAGACACTTTAGAAGAAGACTTAGATGCTATCATGGACGGAGAAATTGAAATAGAAACATTATTAATAGATTCAGAAACTAAATTTTATAATACAATTGACATTGGAGCAACAGAGGTTGAAGAAAGAAAAGCTAGAGCAAATGGAAAAAACTTAGATGCTAGAAGTAAATGGGGAAGAGTGAAGAATATAGTTATGAAATTACAACAGGCAAAAATAACCTTGTCTGCACAAGGTAAACATGTTGTATCAACTGCACAGGCTAAAGAGATTACAGATGATAAAACTCAAAAGGTGATAGGATATAAACCAGATGTTCACAAGTCTTTGCCTTTTGATTACGATGTGATTTTGAGATTCTTTGCTGAAACTGATAAAAAAACAAATGAAAGGAAGTTTTATGCAGAAGTTTTAAAAGATAGAACTCATGTAACTAAGGTAGGAGATATTATCGAAAATTGCACATATGATGTTTGGAAACCTTATTTCGATAAAAGAAATCAGACAGGTTCTAAATTAGAAACAAACTTTTCAAAAGACCTTAATAATTCTATATCAGGCGTTCTAAATAGAGCAGAACAATCAGAACAACTAGCTAAAGAATTTAGAAAACTTGTAACATCAGAAGAATTAAAAGGAGAAAGTGAGAAACAGCAATTAATTAAAAACAAATTGAAAGAATTGAAAATAGAAGTTAAAAACATAGAACTTACAGATTCAAAGATTTTACAAGAATTAATATCTTATATAAAAACTTTAATATAAAATTTAATAGGGAAGAAATATTTCTTCCCTATGGTTTTAATATGAAAGGAGTGTCAGTATGGATAAAAAGATTGAGCATCAGAGGTTTCTTGAATTATGTGATTATGTTCACAGAGAAATATTAGAATATAGCAAAGATATTAAATTTCCAAAACATTTAGCCTTAAGATTGAGGGGGTTACATAAAGGACAATTTATAGCCCAAAATAACTCTAAACCATTAGCTAATTATGATTATGATACGATATTATTAACATTTAAAATATGCAAGTTTGATATATTGTCTAAAATTAGACAAAAGGACAACTTTCAACATGAAAAACATAGAATCAATTATATGATGGTTATTATTGAAGATAAAATTAACGACGTTGTATTAAGAATAGAAAAGAATAAAAAAGCTAAACAAAAATCCGAATTAATAGAAATATATGATGATAACGGTGCTGAATACAAGACAAAAACTAAAGAGATTAAAAGTAGTATAATTAATAATTTATGGTAAAGGAGGCTTTAAATGGGCAAGGATACTAACAAAGAAAATAAATTAAAAGATGATGAGATAAAAGCATTATTGCAGATCAAAGAATTTAAAAAGAATTGTGAAGCCAATATAGTATCTATATTGTGGAAAAAGCCAGATTTATATTATACATATGATTCCTTGGCGTTAGAATCCTTTACACATAATGAGTGGAGAGTATTTTGGCAAATCGGATATGACATAGTTATAAAAGAAAATAAACCTAATTTAGATGAAGTTACTATTGGTATGTATTTAGAAAAACATCATAGTCTTAGAGAAAAGTACGAAGAGTATGGTGGCTTTGAAAAAATTCAATTAGCAACAGAATATATCAAAGTAGAAAATATTAATGGTTATATAGCCGAATTAAATAAGTGGAATACAGTTATGATGTTGGCTAAGGCACGATTCCCAATAGCTAGTAGGTTGAAAGAATTTGTTGATTTAACAGCTGAAGATATATATGATGAGTACGAAGCGTTATTAAATCATATATTTATAAATGTTGAAGGTGATGATTGTACATATGATATAGCAGATGGTATAGATGAACTCATCGATGAGTTAGACCAAGGATTGGCTGTGGGATTACCTTTATATAATTCAGATATGCTAAACAAAGAAATAGGAGGGAATTTAGTAGGTAACATAACTTTATGTGGAGGATTGTCAGGTGTAGGTAAAACTACTTTTTCAAGAAACGTGAATTTACCTACCATTATCAAACATAATGAAAAGTTAGTTATTATGATTAATGAAGAGGGTAAGAAAAAATGGCAAAGAGAATTATTGATATGGGTAGCCAACAATGTTTATAAAACAGATGTTCAAAAATATAAACTAAGAAATGGAAAATATTCATCTGAATTTAAAACATTCTTAAAAGATAAATGTGCAAAATGGATTAAAGATCATAGTAAAAATATATTATTAAAACCATTTTCCAAATATACAACAAATAAAGCAATTAAGTGTATTAAAAAATATGCACATATGGGTGTTAAATATTTTATGCTTGATACATTTAAAGCCGATGCAAATGGAAATGTAAGTGATGCAATGTGGCTAGGTATGCAACAAGCCATGGTAAATATATACGATACTATAAAAGAAGAAGCGTTAAACGTACATATATGGATTACATTCCAATTATCTAAAAGCAGTTCAAAACAAAGATATTATACTATGGATAACATAGGTATGGCTAAAAATATGATAGATGTTGCTTCAACTTGTTTAATGATTAGAAATTTATTTGATGATGAATATGATGGTGAAAAACATAAATTAAATGTATATAAATTAGCGGGTAAAAATGGAAAAACTAAAATTCCTGTTAAATTAGATAAGAATAAGCACTATCAAGTTATATTTATAATAAAGAATAGAGAAGGTAGTTCTAATGATTATCAAATAGTGGTAGAACATGATCTGTCAAGAAATACATATAATGAAGTAGGCATAACAGTAGTTCCTACAGATTGGTAGGTGAATACATGAATGTTAGCATACGAATTAAAGAAGTATATAATTGAGAAAGATAAAATAATGAATGTTTTAGAATCTATTGGATGTCATGGTATAAAAACATATCCAAAAGAATATAGATGTGGATTACCTAAACATAGCAATACTACCTCAGTAGCTATAAAAAAAGACACTTTAAAGGTAAAAATATTTACATCTGATAAAAAAATAAATGGCGATATTTTTACTTTAGTTATGGAAATAAAAAAATATGAATTTCCACAAGCAGTAAAATATTTACATGAAATATTAGGATTAAAATATATTTTTAATATTCAAGACATCAAAAAAGAAGAAAAAAAAGATATTTTAGATGTATTTAAAAAAGCTATGCAAAAGAAGCACTTTAATAACGACATAGATGAATTAAAAATTTATAACGAGGATATTTGTAGAGAAATAATTCAAATACCATACATAGGTTGGATAAGGGAGGGCATAATGCCTTTTACACAAGAAAGATTTAATATTGGCTACAGTAGAGATAAGAATAGAATAGCAATACCTCATCGTTTTTGGTGTGGTAAAGAGAATGAGTATGTAGGAGTTATGGGAAGAACGTTGGTTAAAAATTATGATTTATTAGACATACCAAAATATTTTCCATTGAAAGCATTTCCCAAAAGTATGAATTTATATGGGTTACAAGAAAATTACAAGTATATACAAAAAGCTAACAAAATAATTGTTTTTGAGGCAGAAAAGTCGGTATTAAAAGCACATTCGTTTTTATGTAGATTAGGAGTTGCATTAGGTGGACATGAATTGTGTCCCGAACAAATTAGAATATTACTAGGTTTAGATGTAGAAATCATATTTGCTATGGATAACGATATGGATGAACAGTTATCTATAAATATGTGTAATCAAGTTAAATCATTTAGAAGAACTAGTTATATATATGATAAATGGGGTTTATTGGGAGAAAAAGACAGCCCTGTTGATAAAGGAATGAAGGTGTTCAAAGCTTTATATAATAATAGAATTAAAATAGTATAGGGGGAATTATATGAGAAAGACCAAAGAACAATTAAATCAAATAAAAGAAAAGTATGGAATTGATGAATTATGGTCATGGTCAAAATACCATTCATATAAAACTGATCCATATGGATGGTATTTGAAATACCTTAAACATGAAAAGGAAACAAAGCAAAGTATTTATGGTGTGGAAGGGGGTGTTTGTCATGATATTATAGAACAATTTTATTTAGGCGAGATTAAATATGAACAAATGATTGAAGAATATGAAAATAAATTATTTGAAATTAATTTATCAGGATTAAAATATAATCGTAAAGATAAAAAGGCAAATGAAAAAATAGCTAATAAATACGAAGAATGCGTGAGATTGTTTTATAAAGAACACATACCTATAAAACATAAAGCAATAACAGAACAATTTATATTAATCAAGGTAGGAAAACATATATTTCAGGGATACATAGATTTTATACATAAGGATGAAAATAATAATTATATAATCACAGATTGGAAAACATCGACTATATATCAAGGTAAAAAAATTGATAAAGAAAAGGGTCAATTAGTATTATATGCTGAAGGATTAATTCAAAAAGGAGTTTCTATAAATAAGATAAAAATTAGATGGGATTTCCTTAAATATTGTAAGCTTACATATACTTTAGCAGGAATTGATAAAGAAACAAAACAACACAAAACATCTACTAAAAATGTATTAAGAAACGAGTGGGTAAAATCTATAGAGAGTAATTTAAAGATGTGGTTGAAAAAAATAAAGCAGTATGACGAATTACAAATAGAAGATATGGTTGCCACTGCAATTGAAAATAATAATTTAGATAATATGCCAGAAGATATACAACAAAAATATAAACGAGAGGACTGTTATGTATACATACCTTTGACAAAAGATTCTATAGACGAATTAAAAGAAGATATAATAGATACCATTAATGAAATTAAATTAAATAAAAAAGCTTATGATTGTACGGAAGATGATAGAATATGGTGGACAACTATAGATAAATCTAATGAATTTTATTTTGCTAATTTATGTGGATATAGTGCGAAACAGCATAAACCATATAAAGAGTATTTAGATGACTTAAATTTGTTTGTTAAGGATAGAGAAAATAACGAAGAAGAAACGGATGATAGCTGGTTAAATGAATTAGATTAAATATAAAAGATAAAATAGGGAGGGGTTAAATGAGGTACAATAATTATCACAAACATACACATTATAGCAATTTAAGAACAATAGATGTAATAACAAAACCAATTGATTATATTAAAAGAGCAAAAGAATTAGGTCATAATACATATTTTACAACTGAACATGGATGGGGAGGAAATGTATTAGAAGCATATACTTTATGTAAGGAAAATAATTTAAAAATGATATTTGGAGTTGAAGCATATTATGTTGATAATAGATTAGAAAAAGATAGAAGTAATAATCATATAATTTTAATCGCATTAAATAGAGACGGATTTAAAGACATCAATAGGATTATATCAGAAGCAAATTTAAGTGGGTATTATTATAAGCCAAGAATAGATAAAGAATTGATATTATCTCTTAATCCTAAAAATGTTATTGTAACAACAGCTTGTATAGCAGGAAGATTATTCAAAACTAAGGATTATGAAGAAAAATTTGTTATACCTTTATTAAATCATTTTAAAGATCATTTTTATTTAGAAGTTCAATCACACAAGCAACAATCAGAATATAACAAACAAATATTAGAGTTAAAATTCAAATATAATTTATCTTTAATGCATGCTAATGATAGTCATTATATATATAGTAGAGACGCTAAATATCGAGATATGTTCTTAAAAGCCAAGGGCATAATCTACGAAGATGAAGGAGGTTTTATATTAGATTATCCGAATTATGATGAAATAGTAAAGCGATATGAAAAGCAAGGAGTATTAAATAAAGAACAAATTCAAGAATCTTTAAATAATACTTTAATATTTGATAAATGCGAAGATTTAAAGTTTGATAAAGAAATTAAAATACCTAAAGTCCACAAAGATAAAGACAGCAATAAATTATTAAAAACAATTATATCAAATGAATGGAAAAAGGAACGTAATAATATATGTAGAGATAAATGGAATGAATATGAAAAGGCGATCAAAGAAGAAGTAGATATAGTGCAAAAAACCAATATGGAAGATTATTTTATATTAGATTATGAAATAGTAAAAAAAGCAGTTGATGAGTATAAAGCTGTTCTCACAAGAACTGGGCGTGGATCAGCACCATCATTTTATATAAATAAGTTGTTGGGATTTACAAATATTGATAGAGTTTCGGCACCTATAACATTATATCCTACTAGATTTATGTCTACTACGAGAATATTACAAACTCGAAGTTTGCCCGATATAGATTTGAATTGGGCTAATATTGAACCTGTAATAAAAGCTAGTAAAGATATTTTAGGGGAAGATGGAGTATATTTTATGATAGCATACAAACCATTACAAAATTCTTCTGCCTTTAGATTATGGTGTAAATCAAAGGGATTTAATATAAATGAATATAATGAAATAGCTAAAAATTTAGATGATTATATAGAAGATGAAAAATGGGGAAAAATCATAGAAGAAAGCAAGATATTTAGAGGTGTAATTGAAAGCGTAGCTCCGTCTCCTTGTAGCTTTTTATTGCTAGATAAGCCTATATCAGAAGAAATTGGATTGATAAAAGTTGGGAATCAAATATGTTGTTGTTTAGATGGCTATAATTGCGATCAATATAAATATTTAAAAAATGATTATTTAACTGTTAGCGTATGGAGTATTATTTCAAAAGTATATGAGATGATAAGAGAACCGATAGATACTATACAACAATTAGAAAACAAAGTCGATGATAGGGTTTGGAATTTATATAAACTGGGTTTAACTGCTACTTTAAATCAAGCAGATAGCAATTATGCAACTCCTTTAATAAAAAAGTATTCTCCGAAATCAATAGCAGAGATTAGTGCTTGGGTAGCTAGTATTAGACCTGGCTTTGCTAGTTTAATGAGTAATTTTCTCGAAAGAAAGCCTTATACAACTGGTGTGAAAGAATTAGATAATTTATTGCAAGATAGTTACCATTATATGATGTATCAAGAATCTATAATGAAATATCTAGTATGGTTAGGTATAGCAGAAGACGAAACATATGGAATTATAAAGAAGATAGCAAAAAAGAAATTTAAAGAAAAAGAATTAGAAGCTTTAAAAGAAAAACTATTAAAAGGTTGGATTAAAAATGTAGGGGAAAAAGAAGGTTTTGAAAATACATGGCAAGTAGTTAATGATGCTTCTAAATATTCTTTTAATGCATCACATTCTCTCTCTGTAGGCATAGATAGTTTGTATGGAGCTTATTTAAAAGCAAATTACCCTTTAGAATATTATACAGTTGTATTAAATATGTACGAAGGAGATACTGAAGAAACCAGCAAAATTGTTGATGAATTAAACTATTTTAATATCACGATATTATCGCCTAAATTTCGATATTCTAAATCAGAATATATGTGTGATAAAGAACAAAATTCTATATATAAAGGCTTGTCTTCAATCAAATATATATCTAAACAAGTTGCAGATGAGTTATTTGAATTAAGAAATGAAAAGTATAATGACTTTATAGAAGTTTTATCTGATTTAAATACCAAAACATCTATTAATTCAAGGCAATTAGATATATTAATTAAATTAAATTATTTTTCTGAATTTGGAAAATCTAAAAAGTTGTTAAAAATAACAGAGTTGGCTGATAATCTTTTAAATAAGAAACAAATAAAAAAAGAGAAGCTAAACGAATTAAGTTTGACCGAAGATATAGTACGTAAATACGCACAGAAAGAAACAGAGAAATTATTCAAAGATATTGATATAAATAGTTTAATAAAAGAAATTATGCAAGGAATTAAGAATCAAAGTATATCAATTAAAGATCAGTTACAAGCAGAAATAGAGTATTTAGGATACCCAAAAACTATAATACCAAAATCAAGTGATAATTTCTTTTACGTTACAGAATTAAAAATATTTAAAAATAAAAGAAGTATTACATATTACCCTGTATTATACAGTGTGAAAAACGGAAACATTATTCAAAAGAAATTAAAAGATTTTAGACTATTTTCAGAAAATCCATTCAAAGAAGGGTGTATAATCCAAGTTGTTCAAGAAAGTAAAGAACCTAAAAGAAAAATGGTTGACGGACATTGGGTTAAATCAGACACAGAATTTAATGAAATTATAGAAGCTTGGGAGGTGTATTAATGGCTGATATTATTGAAAAGTTTAAAGGGAAAATAGAAAAGTGTTTATACTCAAAAGATGATTATAAAATTTATAAAATTAAGATTAATAAAAATGAATATTCTAATATCAAACTTAATGACAATAATGAGTATATTATATCAGGAGACGTACATAATTTAGTTCCTAATGTTGAATACGAGATTATAGGTAAAGAAATACATAATAAATACGGGTTTCAATATAAAATTTTAAATGTTCGTAGAGATAAACCCGAGGACGTAGAAAGCTCACATAAATTCTTAAAAGAAATTATAACAGAAAAACAAGCAGAAACTTTACTATCTGTATATCCAGATATAATTAATAAAGTAATACAAAACGACTTGAATGATATAGATTTAAACTTAACGTCGGGCATTAAGGAAAAGACATTTAATAAAATTAAAAAATCTATAATTAATAATTTTTGTCTAATAGACTTAGTAGATAAATTTGATGGTAATATTTCTTTTTCTATAGTAAAGAAATTATATGATAAATATACATCTTCGGAAATGACACTCAAAAAAATGAGACAAGATCCTTATTCTTGTCTCTGTTCTTTGGGAAGAGTAGGGTTCAAAACTGCCGATAAAATCCTTTTATCGTTGGAGAAACAGGCTAAAATAAAAAAACAAAAAGGAGAGTATGTTAAATTTAGCTTTGATTATGATTTAGCTACGTCAAAACAAAGAATGAAGGCTTGCATAACATATATACTTGAAGATAACGAACATAATGGAAATACAAGAATTGATATTAAAGAAGTAAGAAAACAATGCAATAAACTAACTCCTGAATGTATTAATTATTTTGTAGACGTCATAAAAGAAACTAAAGAAATACATACCGATAGAACTAGTAAAACTTTATCTATCTATCAAACATATAAATCTGAAAAATATATAGCCGAAACCATATTGAGTATGCTTAAAAATAAATTGGTTTGGAATATAAATACGGAATTATATAGAGAAGATGAAGGAATAAAACTAACAGACGAGCAAATGGGTGCGTTAGATTATTTATGTAAGTACAACGTTAGTATATTAACAGCTCCAGCGGGTAGTGGGAAGTCGCAGAGCGTTAAAATGATGGTAAATATGCTTGAAAACAATAATAAAAGTTATTTATTGATGACTCCAACGGGCAAAGCAGGAGATGTATTAAGCGAATATACTCATCGAGATGCAGGAACTATACATAGACAATTAAAATATAATCCTAAAAATAAAAATCCTTGGACTTACAATAAAGAAAATAAGTTAGACGTTGATGTGGTTTTTGTTGATGAATTTGGAATGGTAGATATTTATTTAATGACTCATTTATTAGATGCTATTGATATCAACAAAACAAAATTAGTATTAGTTTTCGACAGCTATCAATTAAGTAGTGTTGGCTGTGGTAATGTAGCACATGACTTACTAATGAGCAAAGTCATTCCTACTACAATTTTAACCAAGATATTTAGATATGATGAAGGTGGATTAATGCAAATAGCCACTAAAATAAGAAATAGTGAGAAGTTCTTACCTTCTAATTTTAAAGGAATTAAGATTTTTGGTAGTGAGAAGGATTATATTTACATAGAAAGACCACAAACAAAAATGATAGATGAGATAATAAAAATATATTCTAAACTATTAAAAGATGGATATAAATTTGAAGATGTAATGGTTTTATCAGCATACAATAAAGGAGATTACGGAACGAAAGAGATTAACAAACAGATTCAAAAATTAGTACAAAACAACACAGAAAATAAATATTTACAAAGAGGAGATATTAAGTTCTATAAGGGAGATAAAGTAATTCAAGTAACAAACAACTATCAAGCTATAACAATTGAGGGAGATAAGGCAGAGGTATACAATGGTAACACAGGAGTTATAGCAGAAGTAAATTTTGATGAAGTGGTAGTACAATTTAAACATCATAATATTATGTATACAAAAGATGATTTAGAACAATTAGAATTGGGATATTGCGTATCTACACATAAATCACAGGGAGATAACGCCAAGAATATTATATTAATAACGCCACGATCACATACTTATATGCTAAATTCTAATTTGCTATATGTAGGAGTAACTCGTGGTAAGAAAAGAGTATATCATATAGGTAATATCGTTACTATTAATATGATTATTAAGAAGAAAGAGAATTGGGAAAGGGATACCTTTCTTAAAGACCTATTAACAAAATTAAATTAAGATATTAAAAAATATATCTTGACAATTAAATATAATATATATTATAATAATACTTGTAAGGTAAATAAATACAAAACCTTATGAGTATTATTTTTTTATCACCAAATACACTTTGTAAAACAGTTAAGAATAGATCAATATTGCCTGTCAATGAAATATGTAAAAATTAAATTAAAATATTTTTAAAAATATCTTGACGGTAATGGTAAATGGTGATATACTAGTAAATGTAGTAAGGAGTTGGGAACAAAATAAAAACTTATTACAAAATTAAATTAAATACAGAAAGAAGGATTGAAAAATGTATGATGAATATTTAGATCAAATGTACAAAGAAACAAAGTCAGGAATGAGTGTAAAAGAATTAATAGAAATTTTAAGCCAAATGAATCCTGAAGCAGAAATAGTTATATCTTCAAATGACGTAGATGATTCATATAAGCCAGTAGAAAGAATTGAGTTGGAGGTGGGAAATAAGTTGGGTGAAGAAAATTTTGTAGGAATCATTTATAACAAAGAAAATTAAATAGCGATACCTTGTAGTAGAAGGAAAACCTCAAGTTAAACGATAAAACATAATTAAATTAAAAGTATTTAAAATTCATCTTTTATGGTGAATGAAAAGGAGGTAAAAGCATATGAATAAGAAAGCAATACAACAATATTTTATAGCTTTAGGTATAGGTATGTTGGTATGTGGAATATGGCAAGGATTAGAATTAGCAATAGAAGGGGAAATAACGCATAGGTCTGTAGATGACATTATAGGATTGATATTAGTAGCAAGTTTGTATTTTAATTTTAAGAGTTGGGCTAATAAGTAATTTAAAATATTGTTAAAAAATATATAGAATCAGAGGTGTTGTTTAATGTGGTGTAAAAATAATAATTGTTGCCATTATGATAAGAAAAACAATAAATGCACTAGAATAGGACAATGTGGAGATAACAAAGGCAAACAAGGCGTTTGTTGGATGGAGAAATCAGAAGGAGAATATTAAGGAGACAATTCAATATATAACCAGTGCAGTAAGATTTAATTTTATAGATGATTTAAAAAGACTTATGAAAATTTTAAACAAAGATAGAGACTTTAAGCCAGTAAAAGTGAAATATGAATTAGAAGATATAGATTTATAATTAAAAATAGGGAGGAATAATTATGTTAAAAATAGTTAAATGTCAATACTGCGGGAAAGAATTTATAGAAAAAGAAGAAGACTATGGTGAATATATACGTGAGTGTGTATTACATGAGATTGAACACGTACATATTAAAAAATGCTTTGAGGAAAATTTAAAAAACGCATTGAGAATTTTGGATCGCAAATATAATACTGTATCTAACAATGAGAACTATAATGTTGATGCAATATCGACAGAATATGATAACAATGATATTAATTATATTGCTTACAATTTTACATTGATTATCAATAAGGATATTTATAAAGACATAGAACTGTGGGGAGGACATAGAGAATTTAAGCATTGTCCTACCATACAAGAAATTATTAATGAAATAGAAAAATACTATAAATCTAATATTAAAAAGACATATGAAGGCGTAGTGACATTTGAAGATTGGATGGGTGGAAATGGTGCTAATGATTATGTTTTAGATGGACAATATACGAGAGACATTTTTAAAGAATTGCTTGGTAAGAAAATTAAAATTACTGTGGTAGATGATTAAGGGAGGAATTAAAAAATGAATAAACAAGAATTAAATAGGATAATGAATATAGATATTGATAATTTAGTTAAAACACAACATGATAGTTTAAAAAAATTCGTATTAGATAAAATAGATGAAGTTAGGGAGCTGGTAGAAACGGAGCAATATGATTTATTGGAAGAAATCGCTTTCTTTAGTGGTCAAGGAGATGGCTATGGTAATGCTAGTGAAAATTGGTGTATTAACTTTGCATATAAAGATAATGATGAAATGGATTTAATAGAAGTCACAGAATTGTTATCTAATTTAAAAAATAATATAAAAAGTAGATAGAAAGGAGCAAAAACAATGAAAATAGCTATTTTCCCAGAGTATGGAGGAATATATATACCATCATTCTTAGCAAAACAAATATTGAGTGACTATTGGATTCATCAAAGAGTAGAGTTGGCAAATATTATAGAACAACTAGAGCCAACACACCATACAATTACACAAAAAGTATATCATGAATATGCTCATAGTATTTGTAGCGAATTACAGTTTTATGATTATATTAAAGGGAATGATGAACCTAATATTATTTATGTGAAAGATACAGAAAGTATATCTAGTTACGTGTACAAAATAGAAATAATAGACGTAGATACAAGTAAAATATGGAAACTTGATACATATGATGGAGCTGAAGGCATTGAATATTATAACAAACCCAAAATCATAGATGAAGAATTAAATTATGGTGAATGGTAACAAATAATCAGACACAATAAAACTCACATTTTAAACAATAATCGGGTTAAAAACAGAAATAAATAAGCCTGCAATTATTTACAACCAATCGCAAAAGAAAGCTAACGCATTTAGGTGGTGACGTATACAAAGCAATATCATTAATATCCAGTATGGGGATATAAAATCCATATAGGTTTAGACATGAGCCTTATACTAATGTTAATCATTTATGAAAAATGATAATTAGTGAAAGTCTTAGAGAAACTAACTAGTATTTATATGTTGTAATTTATTTGAAGTTTAAATAAATGAGAGTATAAAAGAAGTTAATGTATCTAAGAACCCCAAGACTTTAGTCTTGGGAGTGTCAGAAAAAGCTGTTAACTAAAAAGTAAGTCGCTAATAAACCTATTTATTTAATGTTGATGTTTTGAAACACCTATTTATACTATTAAACAAGCTATCAATTAAAATATAATACTGTTTATTTATATCAGATGCTTTAAATGGAGCAACTTTACTTAAATATAGAATAATCATAGAAATAACTGATACAATCAGTACAAGCCAATATTTAAAGTTTATTGATTTAATATCATTTAAATTAGATATATCAGCTTGAGATGTATATATTATATTTTTATCAAATTCATTAAGATTATTTTCTACATAATTACAAAAGTCATTTATTGATGTTAGTAAAACGTTTTCAATATATACAAATGTGTTTAGATTAGAAGGTACATTTATAGCAGAGATTTTATTTGCTAAATTATCCAATTGCTTTATATACAATTGTAATGCTTGAGAATTTTTAATAGGTGTTGTTTGAAGGTTAAGTAGATTTTTATTAAGCAGATTAACTTTTGATTGTAAATTAAATAACGGTCTATAAAATTTCAAATCAACTGCTGATTTTATATTATTCTTTAAATTAAACCATTTATATGATAAATCTATATTAAATGTATTTTCTAATCTTGCAAAAGCATCAATGACACTAGAGTAAAACATGGATTGAAAGTTTGACATTTTCATCATCGATATATTTAACTGCAATGACAATACTGATCCATTTGTGTTACTAGTAATTTTATCTTTATGTTTTTTAATAGGATAAATAGATTTCATGAAATCACTCCTTTCATTAATATTATTATACTATAAATGGATAATATATACAATAAAATACAATTGAAAAATCACCACGCACTCTCGTGACTTTAGTCATGAGTTAGTGTATACATATATTAATGGAAAATAAATTAAAAACTATGAATTATTTTATAAAAAACATAATAAACTTAAAACAAAATTAAATTAAAAATATTTTAAAAAGTAGTTGACATTTTAAAATAAAAATGATAATATATAAATGTACCAAAGATAACCAAACAAAAATCATAAAGAGTAACAAAAATAAAATAAAAGAAGGTGATGTTATTCCATATGAAATAATTAGTTACATATATGAAGCAACAAAAGATTGGCAAGAAACATTTTCAATAATCAATGATTTTATAAATCACATAGAATGTTATCATTCAAGTGATTTAATAAAATCATTCAAAGATCAACTAGAAGAAATATCTCAACACAATAATATATGTCCAAACTGTGGAGGAAATATAATAACTAAAGAAGGAAAACAAAGTTATTTAGCTGAAGCATGGGGTAAGGATATATATGAAACGGAAACAATAAGAAAATGTAGTAACTGTGACTGGAAAGAAGATAATTAACAAATGAAAGGAAGTAGTGGATAATGAAAAAAGATTGGATAGCATTAAACTCTTTAAAAGAAGAATTATCAGAAATAAAAGCGTGTATAGAATTAGCAAAAGAAGATAACATTCAATTAAAAGAATATGAAATGAGAATCAAAGAGTTAGAAAATCAAATTACACAAATGATAAATGAAATACATATAAATCAAGCAAATTTGACTAAAGAAGACCAGTTAAGATTAATAGATAAGAAACTGACAGAACTGCATAGAAAACATAGAATGTCAAATAGACAATGTAAGATTAATAGAAAGAAAAATACAAGTTGTGGAGTGTGTACTAGAAAAAGAAAACAATTATTCAAGCAAATAAGCAATAAACAAGTTAGACTGGCTAAAGGATTGTCAAAGAAAAGTAAGTTATATAAGAAAATATTCGATTTAGGATGGGAAATCAACTAACAAATAGAATTAAATTAAATATACATATAAAGAGGTGGTTGTTTGCTAAAGCAAAAGTTACGCATAATTACTAATAGTGGAAAAACTAAGTTGTTATTATTGTTTATAACTATTAGCGTATGTGTTGTAACTTCTGTACTTAGCATTGGCGAAAACGTGAATGTTGATACAGATGTTATAAATGTTACTAAAGATAAAAAGATTAAACCAATAACAAACTTAGAAGGTTTAAAGTTAAACAATTTAGATGATCTTGCTAATGAGTGTTGTATTTATGAAACAGATAATAAACCAAATGAATTTGATATTATGGTTAGCAATGCTCATAAGTATTTAAAAGAATTACAAAAGGAAAAACAACAAGAGGTGCAGAAGCGAAAACAATTAGAACAAAAATATAAAGACAAACAAAATCAAATAAGGTTGAGTAGAGGTAACAATAATCCATATCAAGGAAGGATATTTAATATAACAGCTAGTCATTATTCAGGTAGAGAGGAGGAAAATGGTAAGGGTAGGGCTTATAGAAATGCATTAGGCAAACCATTAACATATGAAACTATAGCAGTACCAAGAAATATTCCATTAGGGAGTTTAATCAAGTTAATAGATAATGAAGGTAATAGTTATATAAAAATAGCACTTGATTATGGTAGTACAAAACATATTCGATGGATTGATAATAACACTATGAAAATAGATGTATGTAAGCCTTATGCAAGTAGAAAAGAAATAGACAACCTAGGAATTAAATATTATAGAGGAGAAATCGTAAGATGGGGATTTTAAAGTATTAATAAAGGGGTTGATTGTTTGTTAGAAAATGTTAAGATCCAAGATAAGGAAAAGTTAAAACTTCATTGTAAAAAATTAAAACAATTTCAAAAGGAAATGAGGTATATAGATATGAAAAATATCGATGAATTACAAGAAGAATATGTTACATATTTAAAAAAGAATAGACCAAATGCAACTTTATCTGAAATGGATGCTATAAGTGAAGTGTTTGAGTTTATGAGAAATAAGATTAAACAAGATAATTAATAATTAACATTATTTAAAATACATTATAAAATTAAATTAAAAATGGAAGGTGGAATTACATGATTAAAATAATAGGAAATGAAGGTTGTACAGCTTGTGAAATGGTAAAATATTTATTAAATAAGAAAGGGGTTGAGTATACATATGAATCATTAAGTAACTTAACAGAAGATGAAAGACAATCTCTTATAAATCAAGCCCAATCAAATAATATGACTGATTTACCATTGATATTTAAAGATGGTGTACAAATTGAAAAATCAAAGATACTGTAAGGGTGTGAACATATATGACTAATAAAGATATATATGTAATTATACAAAGTAGCATCAATGGAGATGGATTGTATTATCCTGCTATATCAATTTATTTCAGTGGTTGTGATAAAGTGCATAAATGTTTTAATTGTCATAATCCTGAAATGCAACAACTAAATTATGGATTTAAAACAAATACACATAGCTTAATAAAAGATATAGAACAAATATTAGCATCATGGCTAAATATATATCCTACAGTAGCTATATGTTATGTTGGAGGTGAAGCCTTAGCAAAATGGAATAGAGTCGCTACATTAGAAATATCAAAGTATTTTAAAGAAGCTTATAAAGAACAGATAAAGAATATCTTTTATTCATGGAGATATTTAGAGGATTTGCAAGAGATAAAAAAATATATAAAATATATGGATTTAGGTGTATTAGGAGAATTTAAACAGGAATTATTTCAAGAAAATCATATACCAGCTTCATCAAATCAATATATCTATGATTTTAAAAATAATAAAAAAATAAAAGACATTATTAAGGAGGAATATTAATATGAATATCGAAATTACATTAAACAAAGGGTTTGAAACTAAATTAGAGGAATTAAGAGCAAAATACGGTGAAGATATGTTTGAAATAGAAGGATTAGGTAAGAAACAGCTTAATACAACATTGTTCTTCGATAAATTTATGAATAGCAATAATGTAGCAAATGCTTCTATTGATGATAATAGTAATGTATCAGATAAAAATATAACTATAATGCTTAGTGAAAGTAAAAAACCACTAAATAAATTATTATCAAGAAATAAGTTATATATAGAAATGAAAGAGAATTTCGGTAAACAAGTGGCAGATGAGTGGTTAGAGTTGCAAATAAACGGTGCATTATATGAACATGATGCACATGATAGTTCCTTAAAACCTTATTGTTATGCGTATTCATTAAAACCTGTTGTAGACAAAGGATTATATTTCATTAACGACATGAAAGCTAAACCTGCTGAACATTTAGATACATATGATAGTCATGTTTTAGAATTTATAGCTTATGCAACGAATTTACAAAGTGGAGCAGTTGGAATACCTGACTACTTAATATACGCCTTCTATTTTTGGAAAAAGGATATTGAAAATGGAGTTGTTACAAAAGAACAAGCTAATAAATATAGAGAACAACACTGGCAAAAGATGTTATTTAGTTTAAATCAACCTTATCTAAAAGGTGGAGAACAAAGTGCTTATACCAACTTCAGTATATTAGATAGAGAACATATATTAGGGTTCTTTGGTATGGAAAAATTCCCCGACAATACATTAATCATTGATTACATAGATGAAATAATTCAATATCAAAAAGACTTTTTAGACTATGAGAAAAAATTAAGATACGAAAAATTCTTTACGTTTCCTGTTATATCAGCTTCATTACTATATAAAAATGATAAATTTGTAGACGAAGATATGGCGAGATTTATTAATAAACATAACATGACTTGGCAAGATGTAAATATATATAAAGCTACAAGTATAGATGCGTTGGCTTCGTGTTGTTTTGATGGCCAACAAAAAACTCTTACAAAAAGTTCACATGGAGTTAATTACTTATCTTTTAAAGATTTATATGATACAAAGTATAAGGATAAAGAAAGACGTAATTTTAAAGTATTCCACAATGGTAATTGGGTAGAAGGTAAACCTATAAGATTATTACGTAATGATAAGAAAATGTATAAGATAACTACTGTAAATAATAAAGAAATTTTAGTTACTGAAGATCATATAAATGTTACAGACAAAGGTGATAAATATACAACGCAACTAACAGAAAATGATTATATAGCTTTTAATACTAGGCCAACAAATGCAATACCTGAAAAAGATGAAAAATTAACTTATGAACAAGGTGTTCTTATAGGGGCTTATTTAGGAGACGGTAGTAAACAACGTAATGAACATAAAATTCAATTAAGTATTAATGAGGAGAAATATAATATATTAAGACCATTAATAGAAAAAGCTTTAAAACAATGGAACATTCAAGCACAATATAGATTATACACCCCACACAATAATTTTTATCCTACTGCAATTACAAGCGAAGATTTATTAAATATAATAGAACATTGGGTTAAAGGAGATTATAGTTATAATAAACGACTTAATTTAGAAATACTACATCAATCAATAGAGTTTAGAAAAGGTGTATTAGATGGTATATACTTTACAGATGGAGGCAATTCTAATAGAATTTATACAACATCTGATTCATTAAAAGAAGATTTAGAGATATTAATTCATAGTTTAGGTATGGTTTCAATAATCAACACAACAGATAGAACTGATGAAAAAGTCATTATTAGAGGCGAAGAATTTAATAGAAACCAAAAAGGTCTATATAAAGTAATTAATAACACTATGTTCTTTAAAATAAAAACTATACAACAATATATATCTAATGATGAATATGTTTATTGTTTTGAAATGAAAAACATAGAAGAACCATATTTTACATTACCAAACGGTATAATTACACATAATTGTCGTCTTACATCATCAAGCAAAGAAATTTCAGAAAATAAAGAAGTAGCTGAACTAAATGGACATTTCAATTCAATAGGAGGATCATCATTGTCAATTGGTAGTTGCAAGGTTAATACTATTAACATGGTTAGAATAGCATTAGAGTGTAATGGAGATTTTAACAAATTTAAAGATATATTAAAACATAGAGTTGATATTTCACATAAATATTTAAAGGTACAAAGAGATGTAATTGCAAAAAATATTAAAAAGAATTTACTTCCTGTATATTCACATGGTTTAATGGATATGAATAATCAATTTTCAACTATTGGGATAAACGGAATGTTTGAAGCTATAAAAATATTAGGAGGTATCGAGACTACATCGACGGGTGTACATTACACTGATAGAGGATTATCTATGGCAAAAGACATATTAGAAACAATAGGAGAGATGAATAAAGTTACAAGAAAACAATATGGATATAACGCTAATATAGAACAAATACCTGCCGAAAGTGCTAGTGTTAAACTTTGCAAGAAAGATAAGATATTATTTGGTGATAGAGTAAATACATATATATACGGAAATCAATGGATACCATTAAATGTTCAAGCCGACTTAACAGAAAGAGTTAGAGTTGCTTCAGTTTTAGATAAGGCTTGTGGTGGTGGAGTAATGCTACATATAAACCTAGGAGAAAGATTTAAAGATGAAGAACAAAGTTGGAGAATGATGAATTATTTAGCTAAACAAGGTGTTGTATACTTTAGTTTCATAATGAAAATAAATGTTTGCGAAAATGATCATAGTTTTTATGGGGATATGTGTCCTATATGTCATAAACCAGTATCAGATTCTTACGTTAAGATTGTTGGCTATTTAGTGAAACAGAGTTCTTATAAATCAGAGAGAGCCAAAGAAATGGATGAAAGAAAATTCTACAGTAATTATAATATATAAAATTAAATTAAAAAACAATAGTGCAATCATATAAAATTGTGATTGTACTATTGAAAGGAGTGATATTTATGATGAAAATTATAGAAAATGAAGATAAAATCATCGTTAAAAAAATTAGAGAAGGATTAAAAAGAACAGGTGGTTACTGTCCATGTTCGTTAATACAAAACGAAGATACTAAATGTATGTGTAAAGAGTTTAGAGAACAATCTAACGAAGGATTATGTCACTGTAAGTTGTATAAAAAAGTTTCAATCTAAAATAGTTTATAGTATATTATTATTCTAAACAAAATATTAAAATTACAAATTTGAAAGGTGGAAATTAAACTATGGAAAAGAAAATTAGAGGATTTGAAGTTGTTAGAGAAGATATGAGAAAGAATAAAAATGTAGAAATTAAGTTACCACAAAGAGGATCAAAAATATCAGCAGGCTATGATTTTAGTACACCAATAGAAGTTACAATACAACCTAATGAATCTAAGTTAATATGGACAGATGTTAAGGCGTATATGCAAGAAGGGGAAGTTTTAATAATAGATGTAAGAAGTTCTATAGGAGTTAAAAAAGGATTAATGTTAAGTAATACTATTGGCGTGATAGATGCAGACTATTACCAAAATAAGGATAATGACGGCAATATAGGCATATCATTAAGAAATATGTCAGACAAGCCTGTAACATTAGAAGCAGGAGAAAGAATAGCTCAAGGAATATTTATACCATTCTTAGTAGCTGATAATGGGAACACAGATAAAATAAGAGAAGGTGGAATTGGTTCAACAGGAACTAAATAATAAAATTAAGGGGATGAATTTAAACTATGACTAATACAAATATAGAATTACCAAAAGATATGACTACTGAAGAATATGAGATATTAATGGAGGTTTGCAAGGGTATTCCTTGTAAATCTTCTAAGGATAAAGAAGGCAAAAAGATTATACATAATAAAATTAATCAAATATACATAGATAATATTATAAATGAATGTTGGGATTAATAATAAAATTAAATTAAAATATATACATATAAAAGTAATTAAAATTGAGATTTTATTTATAAAAATGGAGGTTAAGTTATGAAAATAGATATTATGATATTAAATAATAGAACATCTGATATAAGTAGAACTAAGGAATTACAAGGAATATTAAAAAAGAAACATTTAATAAAAAAAGAGACTTTAATAACAGAAAAAAGAAATATTATGAGTGAAGTTGAAAATTGTATTCCTAATATCACTAGTTTAAATATAAATAATCTAGCTGATTTATATGATGTTGCATTAACAGTTTGGAATATGTATGAAGCTTGTGGTAGAAAAGAAGGCATTAAGTTTCTATTTAATTTTTACATGGGAGAATTAATATATATAAATAAATATAATTCAAAAGAGGAATTATATGAAATATTAAAACACAAGTTTAAATTTAAGACTACATAAAATGTTAATATTATTTATATCTAATAAATAGCTTGTGAAATTAATAGTTACTTATTTACAATCAATAAATTTTATTAATAAATAATTAATATTATAGAGAATTAGTTTACATATTATTACATGTAAGTTATAATAATGTAAAATGTGCTAAAGGGGATGTTAATATGAATGATTTATTTTATGCTATAGAAAATTTAAAGCATGATAACCAGCACTTTAACTTTATTGAAATGTCTCTAAAAAAATATATTGAAAAAACTTCTAAAAAGTATAATTTATATTATGATTATTATAATGATATACTGTATCATTTATGGAAAGAACTTATTGAAATTAACTTAAAGAATTTTAATTCTGAATTAGATTTAAGAAAATATATTAGTACAAGTATAAAAAGATATTGTATAAATATTTGTAAGAAAAAAAATAGGGATAAGAAAATTATATATAATTCAGAAGTAACATATAAAAAATTGGATGCTGTAAATGTTTATTCTTTATATTGTGATAATTTCGAGTTTTTGGATTTGATATCCATATTAAACTACAAGGAAAAGCAAATTATATATATGAAATTTTTTGAAGGTAGAAAAGATAATGAAATAGCTATAAGGCTTCGTTTAAGTCGTCAATCTATATATAAGATTAGAATTAAGTCTTTAAAAAAGTTGTATCCTATAGTAATGCAATTAGTTAATATTTGATTAATATTATATTTACGTAAATAAGATAATGTCTATATTATATAGGCATTATCTTATTTGTTTAATTATAAATATTAACTATTACGATATGCATCAAAGATTATATTATAATTATTTAATTCTGTAACCTTAACTCTAAATATATAAGTTGCACCATTTAATAATGATATTGGTTCAACATTATTTAATAAGTCTGAATAATTGTTTATTGTAATGAGATTATAACCATTAATGCTTTCAGTCAATCTATATAAAGTTCCTATACCTTGATTATTTCTAGTTCTAAATGAAAAAATAGATGAAGCTATATTATTAAAATCCCCAGGAATTGTAAGTTGATAAGAAATATAGTTACCAACATCAGGACTTTGACGAGTATAGTAGTGTGTGCCTGAAGTATTAAGATTATCTAATATATTAACTGTAGAATCTGCTAAATCTGATATATTACCCAATTCCCTCTTAAAAATTAGTTGACTTGTAGTACTAGAAGATATTTGTGGTATTCTAATATAATAATTTTTATCTTTAAATAAAGAAACTATCAAGTAACTTTTAGCATCAGAACGGTTTAATCCAGTAATATATTTAATTGCTTTAATATTATCATTTGATAAATTATTTGAGTTCATATTTCTATTACTAGATCCTATAGCTTCATATATTATTAGTGGTGGTAGATTATTTTTAGTAGTAATTTTATATACACCGGTTGTATTTACTTTAAATAATACATAACATGCATTATTTTGTATGGAAGTTGGAATGTTATATGTGTAGTCATCTGGAATAGGAGTGCTTATTTCTTCTATATTTTCAGAAGGGTTTATAACGCCCACTATAATATTTTCATTAGGTCCAGTTTGTATAAATCCATCTTGATCTACTGGAGTTTCAACTACTGGTGCTTGTGGTGAAGGAGCATCACTTACTTCACACTTTCCTAAAGAAGGAAGGTAATATTCGGCTTTATCATCAATGTTTCCATTTTGATAGTTTATTAGTTCATACTTTTCATAAGTATTATAAACTTTCATAGATATATTTTTATTAGTAGGAGCTTCTTCTACAAATTTAAATAATGTGGTTGAGGTATTAAATAATTGTATATTAAAAGCATCGTTAAGTCTTGCTTCTGTATATTCTTGAGAGAAAATTGTAGGATTACTAGTATTAAATAATGGTCTAGTAGTATTTCTTAGACGTGGCTGTATAATACTACCAGATGTACTTGACTCAATTAATAATGTTCCTATCAAGTCTTTATCATTTGTTCTCATATATCCATCACCTTTATTAATAACATATAATCCATTAGGATAAGGAAGTATTGTTTGTGATGTATTAAAATTTATATTATTATTTGAATTCTTTGATTCTTTAACTGTAATAGTATCATCAATTTTTTTATATATGAATTTTTCATTTAATATGCATTTATCTTGACTTGTAAAATAAAAGTTTTTGTCTATTTGTTCTTCAGAATTAAATTCTATGGATTTCACATATCCAAGAGAGGGTACATACAAAACAGCTCTTTCAGTAACAGTATTTTGTAAAACTTTTATTATTTCATATCTTATATAAGTATATTGTAAATACATATATAAACTTTTATTTGAAGGAGCAGTTTTACTAAATTCAAACCCTATTGGAATTTCAGAAGCTTCAGTAAAATTGGCAAATACATTTTGTACATTATTTTTAATATATTCTTCATTAAAAGATGCTGTAGGATAATAATATGGTGTGGCAGTTTCTCTTATACGTAAATCCCCAACTATTGCTGTACAACCATTATTACTTATATTTCCACCAAGGTTTTGGTTTTGTCTAGATAGTATCCAGCCATCGCCTCTATTAACTACATAGTTACCATCAGCTAAATTAACATTATTTATAGATTTATCTTTGGTATAATAAAGTTCTTTTATAGATAAACTCATAATATCTTCCCCTTTAAAGTTTTTCTAATTTTAAAATTTGATTAGAATTATTTATATCGAAATTAGGTAAGTTTAAAATAGGTTGATCTGTAATATTATTATTGTTATCATAAATAGTCCATGCGTAATCTGTTACATTTACTATACTAAGAGTACATATAATATAAGAATTTATAGCAATTTTAATAGGATTCCATAAACTATTATTAGATGATGAACTTAAATAGATGAAACCATAATCATTATAAGCTAAATATTTATTAGGCTCTGCTACATTAGAAAACCTAAAACCATTACTTGAGGATATATATTCTAACTTCCATTTTTGATTATCCAAAGAAGATGTATTTGAAAATGATAATGCTCCTGATGAATAAGTTAGATACAAGGAATCGGAAAATAAAGATTTTATTTTATAATTACCATTAGGTAAAAAGGTTCTTTCACTTGACATATAATTCACCTCTTTTAAGTTAAAATATTTTTAAGTTAAATAAATTTAATACAAATAATATTTTATATTAAATTTATAATCCATTGTTGATTGGTATTTCCATGGTAAGAATCTACTATAACATGAGTTCCATTTGCTATTTGACTATTATATACATCTAATACTCTGTTTGTATCTTGTAAATTATAAAGTATATATTTACTTGCATCGTTGTCTAGATAATTTATATTCCAATATTGTATTAATGAATCAGTAGATTGATAAGTTTCTACATAATTGTTTGAATTTTGAATCCATGTTAAATATCTATTATTCTCTTGACATTTAAGTGTATATGCCGATTTAGTTTCATTATACTCAATAATCCATTTTTGACGAGATGAATCAAACCATTGCCATAAAACAATTATTTGACTATTCAAATTTTTAGATAAAAATCTATCAGAATTTAATTGCGTTTGTAATTTACAATTACGATTATTCAATGCTTCATATATGCAATTAGAGAATTTAAAAAACTGATTGCTAGAGCTTGTTTGTGTAGAAACCATTAAAGTATCGTCTATATTATATTGTAAAACTAAATTTGGATTCATATAGTTTCTTATAATTACATTCCTAGAAATATAGTTTTGAAGTAAATACCAGTATTGATTATCCCCATTTGTATCAGTCTTTACTGATACAGAAGATAATGGTGCATTCCATGTTAAGATAAGAGATGTATTATCCATAACTTTTATTTTATAAGCTTGTTTATTAGTGTCATAAATTAATCTCCATTTTTGATTTGCTCCTGACAATTTGTTCCAAAGCTTAACTTCGCTTTGTGAAATCTTGTCTAAAACTTTATTTGTGTTATTTGAAGGACTAATGAAAAACACTTCATTATTTCTTAAATCATTTGCATTTGTTTGAGACATATTATTTCCTCCCATATTTATATTTTTGTCTTTCACTTACATATAACATATTTAAGCCAAATTTTGTAAACCTAAAATTATAATATATCTATTTTTTTAAATGATTTATATATTTTTATATTTTAGGTTTACAAAAGACGATGAAGAAATGTTATATATAAGTGATAGAAACAATATAAAAAATTATTTTTAAATGAAGGAGGTATATAAAATGTAAACAACTAAATGAATTTATAAAAATAATAGAGGAGAGTGATTATATATGGATATAAACGATGACTTAAATATAAATTCTCCAGTGGATAATAAAAATGTTGTAATAGTTCGGGCTAGAAAAACTAATACTTTTTTCAAAGCTTTTAAAGTTGCTCCTAATATTTGGGTAGCTCCAGAAAGATATTATGGAGAACCTCTAGATATTGCTGAAGAATATAAACTTGATGGAGGAATATATGACTCTAATTTTCTTTCACAAGATAGTGAAAGAGAAAATTTTTTACAAGCTATTATAATCTTATTGAAGAGAATAAATAATACTATTTCTGGTAAACAATTATTATCTTTAATTTCTACAGCAATTCCATTTCCTTATGGATATATAGGAGGAGGATATTCTTCACCAAATATATTTACTTTTGGAAAAACACCAAAATCTAATAAAAAACTAAATTCGTTAGTTACAAGTACCATTCCATTTCCTTTCGGGGGATATAGAGAGACAAATTATATTGAATCTCAAAATAATAAAAATTTTTATGCATCTAATATAATTATTTTTGGTCCAGGATCGAATATAGTGGAAAATAATGTTATATACTATAAAAAGAATGATGCTGAGAATGGTATGGGAACAATGGCTGAAATAGTATTTCAACCACTATTAACTTATAAATATAATAAATTTTATATAGATCCTGCAATGGAGCTAACTAAATGCTTAATAAAATCTCTTTATTTTTTATATGGAATAAAACCTAGTGATAATTTAGTAGTTCCATATAGACTAAGAACAGAACTAGATAATAAGCAATTTTCTCAACTAAATATAATTGATTTATTAATATCTGGAGGGGTTGACCTTGAGTTTATAAATACAAATCCATATTGGTTTACAAATAGTTATTTTCCAAATTCAATAAAAATGTTTGAAAAATATAAAAATATTTATAAAACTGAAATTGAAGGGAATAATGCTATTGGAAATGATATAAAATTACGTTTAAAACAAAAATTTCAAATTAATGTTCAGGATATATGGAATTTAAACTTGAATTATTTTTGTCAATCATTTAATAGTATAATACCAGACAGATTTAGTAACGCACTTAAACATTTTTATAGAAAACAGTATTATACAATGGATTATACTGATAATTATAATATAAATGGTTTTGTTAATGGTCAAATTAATACTAAGTTACCTTTATCTAATAAAAATACAAATATAATAAGTAAACCTGAAAAAGTAGTAAATCTAGTAAATGAAAATAATATTTCATTAATGAAAAGTAATATTTATGGAGATGGATTAAAGGGTACTACAGAAGATTTTTATAGTACTTATAAGATTCCATATAATGAAGAATATGAATATCGTTTCAATGATTCGGATAATTTCCCTTTAAATAATATAAGTATAGAAGAAGTAGACAGTATTCCAGAAATTATAGATATTAACCCATATAAAGATAATAGTGATAACTTAGTATTTACACAGATAACGAGTATGACTGAAGAAGTTACTACACATACTGCTTTATCTATAAATTATCTTCAAGCTCAGATTACTAATAATGAAAACTTCACATTATCTTCAGACTTTTCAAAAGTTGTTTCCTCTAAAGATAAGTCATTAGTATATTCTTTCTTAGATAATTTAATGAGTTATTTAGAAACTATAAAAAATGATGGTCCTATTGATACAGATAAAAAGTATTATTTGTGGTTAAAAGAAGTCTTTAAAAACTATTCATTTGATATTAATCTTACTCAAGAAATTGATAGTATGTGTGGCATTAATGAAGTTGTTCTTTGGTTTGGGAAAGCTTTAAATATATTAAATACATCAAATTCTTTTGTAGAAGAATATCAAGATTCAGGTGCAATTTCTCTTATCAGTAAAAAAGATAATCTAAGGGAACCCAATATAGAAATTGATGACATATCAGATAGTTTATTGGGACTATCATTTAAAGATTTAAATAATAAATTATATGAAATATATTCTAAGAATATAGTTTATTTTAAGAAGATATATTTTAGTTTCTTAGATCAATGGTGGACTGAATATTATAGTCAATATTTTGAATTAATTTGTATGGCAAAACAGTCAATATTAGCTCAAGAAAGTTTAGTAAAACAAATAGTACAAAATAAATTTACTGATTTATCTAAAGCTAGTATTCCACCTGATACATTAAAATTAATTAGGGAAACTACAGAGAAGACATTTATAGATCTATCAAATGAATCACAAATATCAATGAATCGTGTAGATAATTTTTTAAATAAGGCATCTATATGTGTTTTTGTTGAGGATATATATCCTAAGTTTATTTCTTATATGGAAAAGTATATTAATAATATAAATATTAAGACAAGAGAATTTATACAAAGATGTACTAATATTAATGACAATGAAAAGTCGATTTTAATTAATAGTTATACTTTTAAAACTATTGATTTCAAATTCTTAGATATACAATCTATTAAAAACTTTTTTAATTCACAAGTTGAACAAGTAATGAAAGAAATATTATCCCCTTATCAACTATTATTATTTGCATCAAAAGGACCAAATAGTAATATAATTGAAGATATTTCTGGAAAAAACACATTGATACAATATACAGAATCTATAGAATTAGTTTATGGTGTAAATGGAGAATCATTATATCTAAAATCTCCTAATGAAACGATTAAATTTTCTAATAAATTTTTCACAAATGGATTAACTAATAATTTTACAATTTGTTTCTGGTTAAGATTCACAGGAAAAAATGATGATAAAACTAGATTAATAGGAAATAAGGTTAATAATTGTGGTTGGGAAATTTATTTTGAAGACAATGGATTAGTTTTTGAAATAATAGATTCAAACGGCAATCAAGAAAGTGTATATTTATCTAATATTATAAATGACAATTGGTACTATATATCAATATCCGTTGATCGTTTAAAAGATCAATTATTAATATTTATTAATGATAAAAATGTTGCAAATGTAAGTATCGATCAAATACTAAGTATTTATTCTACCAATATAATATCTTTAGTTAATAAGAATAATTCAATCTATGTAGAAGAATTGTCAGTTTTAGATAATCCTATTACAAGCGAAGAAGTTATAAGAAATTACTTTAGTTATTTAGATAATTCATATATAAGAGATAGTTCCAAATCACTATTAGAATATAATAAAAACTATCAATTATACAATTATGTATTTCCCGAAACTTCTTTATATGAAGTTAATGATAATAATAAGTCGTATTTATCACTAAAAAATACAGATGGTATTAATATTTCAAGTGTTAAATTTAAATTAATAAATATAGATGAAAGTAAAGTATATGTACAAAAGTGGGATGAGTGTATAATTTGTGTATTAGACGGTACAGAAAAATATTTAGATATATCTCCTGAAAATAATAGAATACAATTAGTAAGTTCCAAAGATAATGCAAAAAAGATTACAGTTAATACTGATTTATTTAGACCTGATTGTATAACATTTTCATATAATGATAAATATTTTTCTCTATCACTTAGAGATGGAGATTATAATTGGATGATATGTAATGACAATAACAAGGTGCCTAAAGGTGCACATTTGTGGATATTAGAAAGTTAGGAGATGTTAGTATTATGCCAATAACAATTAACAACTTTAATTATTCAGATCCTGTTGATAATAAAAATATTTTATATTTAGATACTCATTTAAATACACTAGCTAATGAGCCTGAAAAAGCCTTTCGCATTACAGGAAATATATGGGTAATACCTGATAGATTTTCAAGAAATTCTAATCCAAATTTAAATAAACCTCCTCGAGTTACAAGCCCTAAAAGTGGTTATTATGATCCTAATTATTTGAGTACTGATTCTGACAAAGATACATTTTTAAAAGAAATTATAAAGTTATTTAAAAGAATTAATTCTAGAGAAATAGGAGAAGAATTAATATATAGACTTTCGACAGATATACCCTTTCCTGGGAATAACAATACTCCAATTAATACTTTTGATTTTGATGTAGATTTTAACAGTGTTGATGTTAAAACTAGACAAGGTAACAACTGGGTTAAAACTGGTAGCATAAATCCTAGTGTTATAATAACTGGACCTAGAGAAAACATTATAGATCCAGAAACTTCTACGTTTAAATTAACTAACAATACTTTTGCGGCACAAGAAGGATTTGGTGCTTTATCAATAATTTCAATATCACCTAGATTTATGCTAACATATAGTAATGCAACTAATGATGTAGGAGAGGGTAGATTTTCTAAGTCTGAATTTTGCATGGATCCAATACTAATTTTAATGCATGAACTTAATCATGCAATGCATAATTTATATGGAATAGCTATACCAAATGATCAAACAATTTCATCTGTAACTAGTAATATTTTTTATTCTCAATATAATGTGAAATTAGAGTATGCAGAAATATATGCATTTGGAGGTCCAACTATAGACCTTATTCCTAAAAGTGCAAGGAAATATTTTGAGGAAAAGGCATTGGATTATTATAGATCTATAGCTAAAAGACTTAATAGTATAACTACTGCAAATCCTTCAAGCTTTAATAAATATATAGGGGAATATAAACAGAAACTTATTAGAAAGTATAGATTCGTAGTAGAATCTTCAGGTGAAGTTACAGTAAATCGTAATAAGTTTGTTGAGTTATATAATGAACTTACACAAATATTTACAGAATTTAACTACGCTAAAATATATAATGTACAAAATAGGAAAATATATCTTTCAAATGTATATACTCCGGTTACGGCGAATATATTAGACGATAATGTTTATGATATACAAAATGGATTTAATATACCTAAAAGTAATTTAAATGTACTATTTATGGGTCAAAATTTATCTCGAAATCCAGCATTAAGAAAAGTCAATCCTGAAAATATGCTTTATTTATTTACAAAATTTTGTCATAAAGCAATAGATGGTAGATCATTATATAATAAAACATTAGATTGTAGAGAGCTTTTAGTTAAAAATACTGACTTACCCTTTATAGGTGATATTAGTGATGTTAAAACTGATATATTTTTAAGAAAAGATATTAATGAAGAAACTGAAGTTATATACTATCCGGACAATGTTTCAGTAGATCAAGTTATTCTCAGTAAGAATACCTCAGAACATGGACAACTAGATTTATTATACCCTAGTATTGACAGTGAGAGTGAAATATTACCAGGGGAGAATCAAGTCTTTTATGATAATAGAACTCAAAATGTTGATTATTTGAATTCTTATTATTACCTAGAATCTCAAAAACTAAGTGATAATGTTGAAGATTTTACTTTTACGAGATCAATTGAGGAGGCTTTGGATAATAGTGCAAAAGTATATACTTACTTTCCTACACTAGCTAATAAAGTAAATGCGGGTGTTCAAGGTGGTTTATTTTTAATGTGGGCAAATGATGTAGTTGAAGATTTTACTACAAATATTCTAAGAAAAGATACATTAGATAAAATATCAGATGTATCAGCTATTATTCCCTATATAGGACCCGCATTAAATATAAGTAATTCTGTAAGAAGAGGAAATTTTACTGAAGCATTTGCAGTTACTGGTGTAACTATTTTATTAGAAGCATTTCCTGAATTTACAATACCTGCACTTGGTGCATTTGTGATTTATAGTAAGGTTCAAGAAAGAAACGAGATTATTAAAACTATAGATAATTGTTTAGAACAAAGGATTAAGAGATGGAAAGATTCATATGAATGGATGATGGGAACGTGGTTATCCAGGATTATTACTCAATTTAATAATATAAGTTATCAAATGTATGATTCTTTAAATTATCAGGCAGGTGCAATCAAAGCTAAAATAGATTTAGAATATAAAAAATATTCAGGAAGTGATAAAGAAAATATAAAAAGTCAAGTTGAAAATTTAAAAAATAGTTTAGATGTAAAAATTTCGGAAGCAATGAATAATATAAATAAATTTATACGAGAATGTTCCGTAACATATTTATTTAAAAATATGTTACCTAAAGTAATTGATGAATTAAATGAGTTTGATCGAAATACTAAAGCAAAATTAATTAATCTTATAGATAGTCATAATATTATTCTAGTTGGTGAAGTAGATAAATTAAAAGCAAAAGTAAATAATAGCTTTCAAAATACAATACCCTTTAATATTTTTTCATATACTAATAATTCTTTATTAAAAGATATAATTAATGAATATTTCAATAATATTAATGATTCAAAAATTTTGAGCCTACAAAACAGAAAAAATACTTTAGTGGATACATCAGGATATAATGCAGAAGTGAGTGAAGAAGGCGATGTTCAGCTTAATCCAATATTTCCATTTGACTTTAAATTAGGTAGTTCAGGGGAGGATAGAGGTAAAGTTATAGTAACCCAGAATGAAAATATTGTATATAATTCTATGTATGAAAGTTTTAGCATTAGTTTTTGGATTAGAATAAATAAATGGGTAAGTAATTTACCTGGATATACTATAATTGATAGTGTTAAAAATAACTCAGGTTGGAGTATAGGTATTATTAGTAATTTTTTAGTATTTACTTTAAAACAAAATGAAGATAGTGAACAAAGTATAAATTTTAGTTATGATATATCAAATAATGCTCCTGGATACAATAAATGGTTTTTTGTAACTGTTACTAACAATATGATGGGAAATATGAAGATTTATATAAATGGAAAATTAATAGATACTATAAAAGTTAAAGAACTAACTGGAATTAATTTTAGCAAAACTATAACATTTGAAATAAATAAAATTCCAGATACCGGTTTGATTACTTCAGATTCTGATAACATCAATATGTGGATAAGAGATTTTTATATATTTGCTAAAGAATTAGATGGTAAAGATATTAATATATTATTTAATAGCTTGCAATATACTAATGTTGTAAAAGATTATTGGGGAAATGATTTAAGATATAATAAAGAATATTATATGGTTAATATAGATTATTTAAATAGATATATGTATGCGAACTCACGACAAATTGTTTTTAATACACGTAGAAATAATAATGACTTCAATGAAGGATATAAAATTATAATAAAAAGAATCAGAGGAAATACAAATGATACTAGAGTACGAGGAGGAGATATTTTATATTTTGATATGACAATTAATAACAAAGCATATAATTTGTTTATGAAGAATGAAACTATGTATGCAGATAATCATAGTACTGAAGATATATATGCTATAGGTTTAAGAGAACAAACAAAGGATATAAATGATAATATTATATTTCAAATACAACCAATGAATAATACTTATTATTACGCATCTCAAATATTTAAATCAAATTTTAATGGAGAAAATATTTCTGGAATATGTTCAATAGGTACTTATCGTTTTAGACTTGGAGGTGATTGGTATAGACACAATTATTTGGTGCCTACTGTGAAGCAAGGAAATTATGCTTCATTATTAGAATCAACATCAACTCATTGGGGTTTTGTACCTGTAAGTGAATAAATAATGATTAATAATATAAATTATGTTAAATATTTTAATATTAAGTTGAAATATGTTTTGATTAGTCGAACATTAATAAAATAACTAAATAAATTATATTTAAAACTGTTAAAATAGTATATTTATTATCAATTACAGTAGTAAAATACTGATTGCTCTGTCTATAATCTTCCAGAGTTAAAAAAGAAGATGTTTAATTTTTAGAATTTATTAGGTAAAAGAGATACAGTTAGCGCACTAAAAAATTAAATTAAATTATTTTAAAAAGTTATTGACATTAGAAAAGTATGGTAGTATACTTATAAATGTGGAAAGGAGATAAAGCAAATAAATCTTAGTACAAAATTAAATTAGAAAATATTAAAGGAGGAATTAATATGGAACACGATCAAGAATTAAATAATAATTTAAGAAAGGTAAAGGAAAAGTTTATGTTAGACTTAGTAGACAAGCTAAATAGAATAAATAGAGACGGGTTAGAATATGGAAGTTCAGCATTGAATGTGTGTTATATGACTTCTATAGTAGACAAACAAATATTACAATGTGAAGAATTTTTAAAAGATATATCAAGAGGTTATTTTATCGAAGATTATGAAGAAGATCCTACTGGATATACTAATGGAAGCATTGAGATTCAATGCTTAAATGCAACAAAAACATATACTTTAAAATTTACAGAATCATACTGTGGTGATATGGCACAATGTTATCCTTCATTTAAATTATCTGAAAGACATGGTGTTGGTGAATATGAATGGAATTATTTTGAAGATGATTATGAAGAATATGAGGCAAATTTCAATAAAAAATATTCAGCTATATATAAAGATATAGAGCAAAAGAAAAAAGAAAGACGTATACAAGATATAAAAATACAAATGGAGATGTTAAGTCAAGAATTGACAGCATTAGAAAGTTAATTACATATAAAGAGAGAATAAAAATTAAATTAATAAAAATATAATAAGGTGGCGTTGTTAATACGAAGAAGATGGATAGAGGTGATAGAATGAAGTTCAAATATAGTGAGAAAACATACAATACATTAAAAATTTGTGGTCATATTGTTTTTAGATATAAGAGTATAGCGTTAGTAAAACATTATGGAAATGTAAGTCATTATACAAAAGATATTATAGAGATCATATGGAGCTTTTTAATGTGTGTAAGTGGTGTAGTGATAATGCCAATATATTTCATATATACATTACTTACTTTTATACCTAAATTTTATATCATTAAAGGAGGTGATGAAGATGAATAACAATATTAGTAGATTCATAATTTGTTACAACACTAACTGTAAGTATTATTGGGAATGTGTACTATTAATGTAAATTGTGGCATGATTCATATTAATAAAGACGGTAAATGTACAACCTTTGAGCAAGGTGAAAGTGAATGGTACAAATTAGCCGAAGAAAGCGAGGGAATTAATGAGTGATAACATAATATCCATAATAGATTTAAATTCAAATCTTGATGAAACTTATGAAAGACTAAAACCAAAGAAACATAATATCTATTGGAACGTATTAGATTGTTATTCAGTACAAGATTATAAACCAATAACAAATAACGCTTTGTTAATTAGAATGTTAGAACCTATTAGGGGTAATAAATGTTACGACTTAGATATAAAGAACATAAATTTATATAAAGAGGTTGTATGTATAAGATGTGATGACATAGAAAAACAAATACAAGAACAAACTATATTGTTTAATGACAATCATGCCAAACAGATACAAACAACTTTATATAATAACTATGATGAAATAGTGGTGCATTGTAACGCAGGAATTAGTAGAAGCGCAGGTATTATGTTGGCAGTAGCTGAATATTTAAATGATACTGAAATGATAGATTATATTAACAAATGTGGCTTCTATATGCCTAATAGATATATTACAAAAGTGTTATTAAATACTTTGAATAAGGAGGTAAAATAAATGAAAATGTTAAGAGTTTTATTAAATCTAATAAAGAAACTTGATGCAGTCTCAATTGATGAATTATTGTATGTATAGCGGACAATCAAATGCTAATTTCATGAGTATGAAATAATTAAATAAAAATTAATTAAAATATAGTTAAGGAAATAAATAAATAATAAACAACAATCAAGGAGGAAATTAATGAATAAAATTAAACAAATTTCAACTCAATTATTATTAGCACTTACATTTGTATTAGTATGCTTCCCTGCATTATTAGTAGTAACTAGGGGAGTAGGATTTAACTTGCCGTTAATCTTATTTGTTAGTGGAATAGGGACTTTAATATTTCACTTATGTACCAAGAACAAATTGCCAATGATATTATCAATAAGTGGCTTATATATGGGTGGTATCATAACAGTAACACAAAAGTATGATAAATCATTTGCACAAGGAGGTATGATAATTGCAGGAATTATATATTTAATATTTGCTTTATTATCATATAAATTTAAAGATAAAATATTAAAAATTTTACCAAATTGGTTATTAAGTATTTCAATAGTTATTGTAGGCTTTAACTTGATCCAAATAGGAGTAGGATTAATTTCAAAAAATATTATAGTAGGTATTGTATCAGTACTAACAATATTTATATTTGACCTATTTGCAAGTAAAAAGTTATCAATGTTCAGTATGTTGTTTGGAATATTGGCTGGAACAATAACTTCAATAATATTAAATCATGGATTAGATTTAACACCATTACATCAACCATTACATATTGAGTTTATGTCACCTAAATTTAATCTTGAATCAATCTTAATGTTATCTACTATATCAATAGCTTCAATATTTGAAATGTTATCAGATACGAAAAATAGTGGAAGTATCATAGGAATGAACATTTTTGAGGAAGTAGGAATACACAGAGTAAGCTTAGGAAATGGATTATCTACTATATTTTCATCATTGATAGGTGGAACAAGCTTAACAACATTTTCAGAAGCAAATAACTACATGGTAGTTTGTAAAGAATATAATCCTAATATACAAATTTTATCAAGCTTTATATTTATGATACTAGCATTTATCCCATGTTTCTCAAAACTTATCTTATTAATACCTTTAGAAGCTATATCAGGTTGTATCATGTATTTATTCTGTATCATAGTAGTTAACGGAATAAAACAAATATTTGAAAGCGAAATTAATTTAACAACTGATAAAAGAGAATTTTGTATAATGACTGTAATGTTGGCTTTCTCATTTATTCCATTTACTATCTTTGGGTTAAGCATTAGCAATGTAGCAATTGCGATTGTAGTAGGGATAACACTTAACCTAATTATTCCTAAAAATCATATATATACAAATTATTAAAAAATTACAAAAATAAATTTAAATAGTATAAAATGGAGGTATAGGTTAATTATGGCGAAATATATGTTAAAAACGAAAGAAATGAAGGATATATGTTTTAAAATTTATATCGAGGCAGATGCGAATGATGGAGATTATATAACTAAAATAACAATGCTTACTTTAAAAGAATTTACAGACATATTAGATATTTTAAAAGAACTTAAACACAACTATAATGGTAATCATCAATTGGAGAAATTTAGTAAGGAAATATATAATAAGTACAACAAGGAATTATGTGAAATGGCTATAAATCTGATCCCTATAGATAACTATGATTATGACATATGTCATAGTTTAAGTGAATTATCAATAGAGATGTATGATACAGATAGTCATGTATATGATGTAGTAATTTAATTATACCAAATTATAATAAGTGTAAATTACATAATAATCAAATGGAGGATACATATTATGAAAAAACAAAAAATTTATATCGCAGGTTCACTATTTACAGATAAACAAATTAAACAAAGAATAGAAGAAGAGGAAACATTAAAAAAAGAATTAGGAAAAGATAATATAAGTATTTATAATCCAATTACAAATGACGAAATTAATGATAAAACTAAACAACCTACATCGCAAGATATATTCCTACAGGATACAAACAAGGTGCTAGAAAGTGACATCATCACTGCCGATTTAGATGATTTAGACATGGGTGTAGCTATGGAGTTAGGAATTGCTTATGGTGTTAATACCATCATAGATTATTTAGAAGAACAATTACAACAAACCATAGATAATATGGATTTGGAGCAAAATAGAACTTTAACAACTGTGTTAAATATGTTAAAAAAACAATTTCCGTATAAAACTGTATATGCAACTTGTTCTGATATAAGACAAGATGGGCAAAATGAACAAGGTAAATATAAATCATGGGGACAAAATCAATATGTTATTGGAGGTATTGAAGAAATGGGGGAGGTGTATAGGCATTTTAATGAAGCTGTTGTAGATATGAAAGCTTTAAAAATTGGACATATTCCTCAAATTATTAATGCAATCGGAGAAAGAGGGAAGACTATTGGTGAAGCTCTAAGAGATTGTGGGAGTAATATAATGAATAAATAATTCACTCAACTTGCATATTAATTCTTATATAAAAGTATGTCCTCGGTAAATTGCTTATAACAGTAAAATATAGGAAATGAATATGCAAGTTGATATAAATAAAATTGTAGGAGGAATATATTAATGGAAAGATATTTTATAGTACAAGAAGAAAGTGCATACGGAAAGGATTTAAATAAATATATAAAAATAGCTAAGTTGCAAAAACAATTTATTAATGAATTCTTTAATGAAAACAACATAGAAGCACATAAGTACGAAATATCAGGTAATGGCTCAGTTAATAAACCATTTAATGAAGATGATAAAAATGAAATTACATTGCGTATTATACCAACAGAGAACGACATGAATAATTTTAATAACATACTTTGTAAAGCCGATGAACATGGATTATGTCAATTTAAGAAGAGGTCTAAACTATCTAAAGATTTTGCTCGACAATGCATAGATAATAAAATACCTATAAACTTACATTTACCTAGAGTATCAGATTATTTTGAGTCATTGTCTTATGGACTGTATGGTTGCGGTTACGAACAATTTAAATATAATAATAAGTTATATTTAAAAGTGGAAAGTAGATATTTAAAAGAAAATGATACGCCTAAAGGGTTTGTAGATATAAAAGCTAGTGAATTTTACTTGGCTAAAGAAGAACAGAAAAATAAATAGGAGGAATACACAATGGCACAATTATATTATAGATACGGGGTATTAAACTCAGCTAAATCAGCAAATTTAATAATGGCAGTACATAATTATGATAAAAAAAATAGAAAGGTTGTAGTATTAAAACCTAAGATAGACACTAGATCCAAACCTAATATTGTTGAAAGTAGAGCGGGAATTTCCCATGCATGTATTGACTTCGATAAGAATGAAAATTTATTTGAATTAGTTAATGCGTTAAATTCTAAAGATATTATTGATGCAGTATTTGTTGAAGAAGTTCAATTTATCACTAAGGAACAGGCTAAACAGTTACATAAAATAGTACATGAATTAAATATACCAACCTTGGGGTATGGACTAAAAAATACATATATAGATGGAGAATTGTTTGAAGGAAGCGAAGCTATGCTATTCTACGCAGATAAAATAGAAGAAATTAAAGATATATGTGAATACTGTAATAAAAAGGCTACTCAAAATTTAAGAGTGGTAAATGGAGAGCCTATATATAAAGGAGAAACAATACAAATAGGTGATGTAAATAGTAATGTAGAGGAATACTATGTTCCCGTATGTGGTTATCACTATTACCATCCAGAGTTAAAGTAGATTGTAAGATAAAATAAAAATAAATTAAAGTATAATTATATATTATTAATAATAAAGGAGATGGATATGTATGCAAGAGAATATAGCATTTTGTCCTAAATGTAAGAGAAAAGTTCAATACATAATACGAAAAAATATAATAGAGGAATATAAAGGCGTTGAGGTAAATGTAAAAGAAAATATAGGTGTTTGTAGTAAATGTAATAAGGATATTTTCGTAACGGAATTAGAAACTGAGAATCTTAAAAGATTATACCAAAAGTATGAAGAAATAACGGGTATTAAAATAAAATCCAAACTTGCAAACCCTTGATATATAAGGGTTTGTGAAACACTAAAACACAATAAAAGAATACTTTTATAATCATACAAATAATTAAAAGGAAGGTATAAAAATGCGAAAATTCATTAAACAAATTAAATTTAATATTTACTTACTAAGTATGCTTAATTTGAATATGAAACTGTTAAATATCATACATAAGTTGAGCAAAAATAATATTCTACCATTACCAAGTACAGGAACGCAAATATTAGAAACAGCATTGGATATATCTAACCAAATAACATCGCTTTATAAAGAAATGGAGGGTATTTATAAAAATCAATATAACAAATAATTAAAAAGGAGAGGATTATATGATAAATAAAAATAACATTGATAAGATACAGTTTATATTTGAAAATTGTGAGAGTGTAACCGTTCCATCTGAGAATGTATCTAATTTTAATATACATATTAATGATAACAATGAAATAGATAATTTAACCATAACCATTAAAGATGATAATAATATTACAGGTTGTGTATATGATAAAATTAGACCGTTTACCAGATTTAATACGTATAATGATATTGCATCTGTTGGTTTATTATCTAACAATCAAATGAAACAATACTCAGTAATTTGGGATAGCACTTCCCCCAATGAAAATTCATTCCAACATAATGAATTAATTGATGCTTATACACTAAACATTAATATTAATACTTATAAGCCTAGATTTCCTTATGTGGATATTGAAGGAGAAGGAAAATTAATACATATTAATGATAGAGAAATGATAAAGGTTTATGATGATTTTGTTATGATAGATAAAGAATTACTTAGTGATATATGCATAAAAGCCGATGTAATACCTTTATACGATATGATAAATAACAATACACAAATATTGTAGCAAATGATTAAAAAATAAAATCAGTATATAAAATTTAGGAGAGGAATGATTTAATGGCAGATTTAAAACGACTTAAAGGTTCAGAAAGAGTAAGAAAAAGAGTATCTGTAATGATGGGATCAGATGATATTCGAGGTTGTCAACATACGTTATTTGAAATAGTAAGTAATAGTATTGATAGACACCGTAAAGGATTTGGAAATTATATAAAAGTCATTAAGCATGAGGATTTAAGTTATACAATAATTGACCATGCAGATGGTTTGCCTATGGATTGGAATGAAAAAGAACATGCTTATAACTGGGATTTAGCTTTAAAAGTATTATATGCAGGAGACAACTATGATGCGAATTCTACTGCATTAGGTTTAAATGGTTTAGGATTATGTAGTTCTCAGTACGCTTCTGAATTTATGGAAGTTATATCTTATAAAGAAGATAAAAAATATACTGTTAAATGTAAAAAGGGTAGACCTATTGATAAGGAAACAGGAGAATTTATATGTGAAGATGATGACAATTTATTTACCAAAGAACAAGGTAATAGAGTTTTACTAGTAGAGTCTAATACGGAAAATAAAACAGGTACATATATACATTACAAGCCTGACTTAGAAGTGTTCACAAATATAGATATATCGATAGATTGGATAAATGATAAATTAGATAAGCAATCTATGGTTAACAAAGGGTTAAAAATAGAAATTTATGATGAAAAGGAAGATAGGTTATATACTCATTTTTATGAAAGTGGGATAAAGGATTATATTAAGACTATTTCAAATGATAATAACTTTAGCGATGTTATTTATTTTACTGACAAAGGAAAAGGAAGGGATAAAGCAGATAAACCAGAATATGATTATAATTATGAAATTGCTTTAGTATTCAATAATGAAATTAATAGATTGGAATATTATCATAACAGTTCAGAATTATTACAAGGTGGCTCAACTTCTGATGCTATTAGTTTGGCTTTTACATATGCAATAAATGAATATGCTAAAAATAATAATGTGTTTAATAAGAATGAAAGTAAAATAAAATTTACTGATATACAAGATAGTTTAATATGTGTAATTTCCAGTTTTTCAACTATGACAAGTTATGCTAACCAGACAAAATTAAGTATAGATAATAAATTTATAAAAGACTTTACAAATCAATCATTAAAAGAAAAATTAAAATTATATTTCATAGAAAATAAACTCGAAGCTGATAGAATTGTTAATCAAATATTAATTAATAAACGTGCCAATGACAAAGCTGAAAAGTCAAAAATTGAGATTAGGAATAAATTACAACAATCAAATAAAAAAGGATTATCATTAAAAATTGAAGGATTAAAAGATTGTGATATGAGAAATAGTCAATTAGAAGAAAGAATTTTACTTGTAGATGAAGGAGTTTCACCTAATAGTACAATAATAAAAAGTTTTGATGGTAGAATTATGGGTGCTATGGGATTAAGAGGTAGATTTATTAACTCATTAAAATCATCTGTTACCGATGTTTTAAAAAATGTTCCTGCACACACTCTTATAACGGCACTGGGTTGTGGAATAGAAATACCATATGAAGAAAGAAAGATCTTTAAAGATATACAAACATTTAATTTAGATAATCTAAGATATGGTTCTGTAGGTATTTTGTGTGATGCTGACGCTTTTGGTAAAGGTATTAATTTAGCATTAATCACTTTCTTTTATAAATTTATCCCTACTTTATTAAAACAAGGTAGAGTATTTCTTGTTAAATCTCCAAGATTCTGTATTACAACTAAAAAAGATACTTTTTATGCTTATGATGAAAATGAAAAAAATACTATTATTCAAGACTTGCAATCAAAAGGTATCAAATATGATATAGGTATAAAAAAAGGATTGGGAGAATTTAATACAGACGAGTTTTGGACATATGTACTTTCACCTGAAGCTAGAGAAAAAACATTTATACAGTTAGATTATAATACAGTTGAAGAAGATATTATAAAATACTATTTTGATGCTTTAATGGGCGAAAACATAGATGAAAGAAAAAAATATATTAGAGAACATATCACAAATGTTGATTTAAATGAATTAGACTAGAAGAAGGGAAGGATTATATATATGATAAAAAGAGATTTACCACGTGTTCTACAAGATGAATTTATAGGATTTGCTAGTGAAGTTATAGTTAATAATTTACCTTCTATTGATGGGTTGTTACCTGTTAATAGAAAGGTGTTATGGGCATTACATAGAAACAAAGTAACACCAGATAAAAATTATATTAAATTGTTGAGGGCTTCATCAATGAGTATGGTTTATTATATTTTTGGTGATATACCACTAACTACTGCAATGAAGAATATGGCTAATAATGGTGTTAAATACTTTTACTTAGATCCTAAAGGTAGTTTTGGCGATAAACAAAGCAAAACAGGGAAAGGTGCTTCACCTCGTTATATCGAATGTAGATTATCTAAATACTCAATGGATATTCTTAAAAATATTGATAAAAATATAGTTCCGATGAAACGTAACTTTGATGATACCGAAGATGAACCAATTGTTTTACCAAGTATGATACCTAACGTACTCATTAATACATCTCAAAGCATTGCAGTTGGTTTAGCAAGTAAAATAGCAGGCCACAACCTAATTGATACTTGTGATAGTATTATAAACTACATACAAACTAAAGACATAGATAAGTCTATAGATATAATTAAATGCCCAGATTTACCTTTGGGTGGCAAAGTGATATATGATAAGAATACATTTGATCAAATATATAAAACTGGACATGGGAGTTTTACTTTACTTGGTAAATATAAAATGAAGCAGTGTGATAAATACAATATATTTTCAATATATGAAATACCATATGAAACTACAATAGAAGATATTGAAAATAAATTAAGAGAAAAATGTTATAAAGGGTTATTCAAAGAAATTATAGATATACATGACGCTAGTGACAGAAAGGGAATTCAATTAGATATATATTTAAAGAAAAATACAAACCTTAAACAATTTATATCTAAATTAAGAAAATATACACCCTATGAAAGTAAATTCCCATGTAATTTTACTATACTAGATTTAGATGGTAAAACACCTTTACTCATGTCTTTACAAGATATATTTGATAGATGGATACAACATAGGGTTAATTGTATTAAAAATGAAATGCTATATGACGTGAAAAAATATAGTGAAGAACTAAATAAACTAAATGGCTTAAAAATTATTAACAATGAGTTGGATAAAGCTATTCAGATAATAAGATCTTCCAAAACAGAAAAAGTTGCAATTGAGGAGTTGATTAAATACTTTAAATTAAACAAAGAACAGGCTGAATATATAGCGACTATTCGATTGGTTAATATTAATCAAGATTGGATATTAAATAAACTACAAAATATTGATGAATTATCAAGCAATGTAAATAAATTAAACACTGATTATAATTCAGAACAAACAATAAAAGAAATTATTATTTCTCAACTTGAAGAAGTTAAAAAGAAATTCGGTAAACCTAGAAGGACAGAAATTATTTACGAAGATGAAATAGCTGACGTATCTCATGAAGATTTAGTAGAAGACTTCAATCCTACTTTAGTTCTTACAGAACAACAATACATAAAGAAAAACAGAGTATTTTCTCAATCGCAAAAGTTAAAAGATGATGATAAGATATTACAATTTCATCAATGTAATAATAAAGATGATTTATTGCTATTCACTAATAAGGGTAATGTGTTGATTCGTAAAGTATATGAATTAGATGAACATAAACCATCAACATATGGTGACTTCTTACCTAATTTATTGGGCGAATATCTTCAAGATAATGAAAAGGTAATTTATATATCAACTACTAAAGATTATAAAGGTTCGGTTATTGCAGTATTTGAAAATGGTAATGTAGCCAGAATAGATTTACAAGAATATAAATCTAAGCAAAATAGACAAATTCCAATGAGTGCATATAATACGAATAGTAATTTAATATCAATAGCTGTTATAACAACCGATGTAGATGTTCTTCTAGTATCACAAGAAGGCAAAGCATTAATTATAAATACATCTCAACTTAGACCAACTAAATCAAGAAACACTCAAGGTGTAGTAGGCATGAAAATTGATCCTGAAAATAATAAAGTTATAGGTTCTATAATAGGTGTAACAGTAGATGATAACTTTAATGTTGAAACCGAAAAAGGTAAATCTAAATTCATTATGCTTAACGATATAGCTCCAAATGGTAAAGAATCTATGACTGAATATTTAAAAGGTAATAGAAATACTCAAGGTAATTTCATATATAATACAAGACAGAAAAATGATAAAGTAATTAAATTAACTCAACCAGAGAATTAATCAAATTACTAAAATTAAATTAAAAAATAAATTAGTTTACAAAAAATAAAAAGTCCCCTATACAATAGAAATAATTATATAGGGGATGAAAGGTGGTTTATAAGTAATGGAAAATGCAAATATACACAATAAAAACTTAGAAATAATATGTGACATGGATGATGTATTGGTTAATTTATCTGAATTTGTAGTGAATCAATACAACAAAGATTTTAATGATAATATGAATTGGCAAGATAACAAATCTTATTGGTGGGGAGATTGTAAGAAAGCACCTAAATCATATTTTGAACAATTATTACTTAAAAAAGGTACTTTCATTAATCCTAAGCCAACAGAAAACGCAATTGAGACTTTAAATAAATTACATGAGGAAGGATTTAAAATAATATTCTGTACTTACCCTCAATACGATTCTGATTATTGTATAAAAGAAAAGATACAATGGTTGCAACAATACTTTAAATGGTTTAGTGTAAATGAAAATCTAGTATTTACTTATAATAAAGAATTATTAGCTAAATCAAATAGGATATTGCTTGATGATAATTTAGATCATATATTTTCTTTTATAAATAATGGAGGAACAGGTTGCATATTTAATCAAGGTTGGAATGAAGTAATGAACAGAAGATTTATAGGATATAGAATTAATAAAATTGAGGAGTTATATACCGTAGTACACAATGTAGAAAGTGAATTGTCAACTAAAAAATGTTATAAAACAAATATATTAAAAGAAATTAGTTTTCATAATAAGTATTATGTAAAATAAATTTTAAATGTAAACTTAATATTTACATATGCTATTTAAAAAAATATATCAAAGGAGATGTTGCTTTATTAGTAATAATAAGAAACCAATATTAAAACTTATATCACCAATCCCACCTTCAGTAAATCATTACTTAGCACCTAGACCATTTATAATGACTAAGAATGGTAAAAAAGTTCCTATGGTCACAATGTATGAAACTACTGAAGCTAAGAAATATAAAAAAGAATTTATTAAATATGTAAAAGAAGAAATTAGAAAACAAAAATGGGATATTAACTGTACTAAAGATAAGCATTTTTATTTTGATACGATATTTCATTTTGATAGGGTAGATAAAGACGAACAAAACTACTATAAATGCTTATGTGATGCATTAAATGGACTAGCTTATATAGACGATAGAAATATATTAACTAGATGTTTTAAAATTGATTACGATAGTATTAATCCACGCATAGAAATAACTATTCATCCAGTTGATTACATAGGAATATTTAACAATGAAAATGAATTAAACAAATTCAAAAATACATATTGTGATAATTGTACAAGAGGAACAAAGAACAATTGTAGTATATTTAAAAACGCTATTGAAGGTAAAGTAGGAAAGTTGTATGAGATTTTAGATATAAAAGATATGAGGTGTAATAAATTTAAACAAAGAAAATCCTAAAATAAAAGTTATTATTTACATAGTGAGTGAAATATGGTATTATATACATATCTCAAGCGAGGGTTTTTTATTTAAATTATGGATTTAGAGAACTAGATTAATTTCTAGTTCTCTTTTTATATGTGGGTATTTATTAATTTAATTGTATTTAAAATTCCTGTTTTATTGTTTCTTCAATTATCTTTCTTATAATCATTTAGAAAAGAAATATTGAGCAATCATAACTCCTATACCAATAATCGTTCCTAAGATACCCCAAAATTCTTTCCTATCTGTAAGTTTAATATTATTATCAGTTTGGATCGTAGATTTAAATGTGGAGGTTAAAGCATCCGTTACCTTATTCATCATTAATTCATCAGATTTACGATTCTCTTTCTGGGTTTCATACATTAAATTTTTCAGCTCTACTTGACCTTTTGAAATTTCATTTAATTGTAATTCCATTTTAATATTGGACTCCTCTAACTTCCTTATTCTAATTTCATGTTCTTTAATTGCACTTTTATTATTTTCAATATCATCCTGTGTTCTTTGTTTCCATAATTCTTCGCTATTCATAATAAAAACCTCCTTCTTGATTATGATTTTTTATTTTATTTTCATACTACAAAATTAAATAAGTTCATACTTGTCTTTTTCATTAATCATTTTTTGAGTGTCTTCTTTAATATAGAACTTTTTAGTTACGTCCAAGCCTTCATGATGGAGCAATGAAGATACTCTTTCTATTGGCATACCTGCGTTTTTTAATAGGGTGGCCCCTGAATGTCTCCAATCATGACAATGTAGAGTTGGCACACCTATCATTTCTCCGACTTTTTTAGTCCACTTACTTAAGGTCGATGTATTAACATTGGAGTATCCTTTATTATATTTTGATATAAATACATATTCACTATCTATATTATTTTCTTTTCTTATACTTTGTAATTGTAATAATAATTCCTTAACTTCTTTGTTAAAATATAAGTCAACGATTTTTCCTTCCTTTTCAAGAACATCACTAATAATTCTATTTTCAAAATCAATTTGTTCCCATTTTATATTAGAAATTGCATTAACTCTTGCCATCGTAGATAAACTTAATAATACATACGTTTCGAGTTGTATATCTCCATGTTCTTTTAATTTTCTTTTTATTTGTTCAACTTGGTCTTTGGTTAAAAATGTTTGAGTTACAACATCAGTATCCTTTCTTGGCCTATCTATAAATTCCATGGGATTCTCTTTGATTATTCTTTTCTTTCTTAAAAATTTATAAAAAGCTGATATTGAAGCCATTCTTCTTTTCATACGTCTACTATTGTTACCTTGTTGTTTACAGAAGTATAGAAATTCCATAATATCATCTTCATTTAATTCAGTAATACATTGATTGAATTGTTTGTCTAATATATAAGTAAACCAATTATATAAATCCATTTCATAATTATAAATAGTTTTTTCGCTTAATTCACGAATGGACATATCTATTTTATACTTATTTAAATATTTCATGGTATCTTTGTTGAATTCCTTAATTTTTTCTTCATTATAAAAATTAATTTTTTTACTTCTTTCTGCCATTGTTTAATCACTCCTTGATATTTTTAGTTATTTTATTTTAATTTAATGTTATTATTATTCTTCTTCAATCTTGGATTATTTCTTTTCCATTTTTGTAAATCTTGATCCAATGCAAAATTCCATATAAACACCCAAAATGCTTTTAAGTTTCTTGGATATAATCCTTTAAATAGATATTCATAGCCTTTTTCTTTTAACCAATCTTTTTGATTCTTGCTAAAACATCTGTATACTATTTTTCATTCATTTTAATCACCTTCCTTTTTAGGCTAAAAAATAGTCCTAACCCACTAGTATTAATGGTTTAGGACTTGTCCACTTTACAAGACATAACCATCGTTATGTCTTAAATATAATTTTATTTATGCTTGATATTTAAAAAATCAATTTATATAATTTTATAATTTTCAAAATAAATTTAGCTTGGTAAATATACATTTCAATTATATTTAAAATTTAATTTATCATATAATTGAAGTTATGATTTTATTTATATTTTTTTGAAATTTTATATGAATTTATAATTAAAACAAAGACCTCTAGTAATTTAACACTAGAGGTCTTACTCATAGATATTTATAATATTAATATTAAGCAATTAATAATGAATTCTAATGAACCAAACATTACGACTTCCCATCTTTTTAAATATTTAGGTTTTCTAATAAGAAAAAATATCATAATCATAATTGATATAAAAGCAGTCAATACCCATACAATATCATATTCGCTATAATCTGAATAATAACCACCACACAATAAGCCATACCCAAAGAATCCTGATAAGCATATTAATACGGCTTCTAATTTATCTATAAAATACACTTTCTTGCACATGAAAAATATAGCTCCAATTAAAAATAATGTTGATATACCTAGAAAAAAATAACCTAAATCCAATAAACACATTCCTTTCTTTTTTAATCTTTAGTTACACTTACTACAAGACCGTCTTCCACCGCAATTATTAGCTGTACCAGTCATTATATTCTTACTTATTCTTAAAGTTGAACAACTTGTGCTAGAGTGGTGTCATTTTACTTGAGTAGTATAATATACTTTTCCTTGCTTGGAGATGATAGTATTATTAACTACAGAACCATTATTATGAGATTTATCACATTGTTTACCAAAAATATCATCATTTTGTTTAGACGTTGGTTTTGGTTTAACTAATCCGACCACTGTAGTATTATTGCTTATATTAGTTCAATTATTATCTCCATAGTTATAAGTTCCTTCTTTGCAATTAAATGTTATATTTTTTCCATCACTTGTCGCAAGTACAGTACCTGATTCATCCGTTCTATAAACTTTTATATTTCTTGATTGCAAATTATCCATTGTGACTTTATGCGGATGTCTATAACTGTTTTCTTTACCACAAGACACGATAGCATATTTAGGATTAACCTTATCTAAAAATGAAGTTGTTGAAGATGTTTTACTTCCGTGATGTCCTAACTTTAGTACATCGGATTGAATATCTAATTGTTTAGCAAGAATTTCTCCTTCTGATAAACTTTCAGCATCCCCAGTAAATAAAAAACTATTGTTCCCAAACTTTAGCTTGGTAACTATTGAATAATTGTTTAGATTATTATATTTATTACTGTTCGGTGCAACTATAGTAAAAGTTGAAGTACCCAAACTATATTTATCTCCTACATTTGGTACAGTTATCTTCAATCCCTTATTTTTTAAAGCATTAACCATATTTTTAAATGTGTTGCTAGTATGTGTTACTTTAGCCATTATAAATTTATTTACGTTAAAATTATTAATTACATATGCCATTCCACCGATATGGTCTTCATGTGGATGTGTTGCTATTACGTAATCTAATTTATTTACACCTTTAGATTTTAAGTAGTTGGCGACTGTACTCGATGTTTTATTAGAACCTGCGTCAATTAGCATATTATGCTTATCTTGTTGAATTAAAATAGAATCTCCTTGTCCTACATTGATATAATGTACTTTTAAATTTCCTATATTTGCACTAGTAGTAACTACATTGAATTTCATATTGTAGTTGTATTTACTCAACTTATTGGAAATAGACTTAATGCTATCAAGTATATTTAATGTATACGTACCACCTTGGTATCCATATTTAGGAGGTATAACTTTAATTACATTATTTTCTACGCTTGTGGTAGTGTTTATTATGTTTCCATTGGTATCTTTTACTATAATTTTATCTTTAATAGTACTGGAATTAATATCATAATTAAATTTAACAGAAAATACTTTATCTTTATTTACATTCTTTACTGGAAAAACTTTAGTTGTTGCAAAAGAAGTTTTTGATATTCCTAACATTAATATAAAACAAACTATTAATCTTTTAATAAATTTAGTTTTAATTTTCATGATTTTTCTCCTATTTTTTACATGATGTTTTTAAAAGAAATCCCCAATATATTTTGGGGATCAATTTTTTTACATGCATTTTGAACAAGGACTATAGCCTTGTGATTGAGCATCGTCTATTGAAACTTTTGTTGCTCTATTCGGATTCATTCTTCCACAATTAGGTTTTGAATGATACTTGCTTCCTGTTGCTGACAACCATACTTGTGCACTATTTTTAACTGGCTTAGATACGTTTTGTTTTGTAGTAGTAGCTTTCTTTGCTGGGGGATTACTTTTTCTAACTACATTGTTATTATAAGTCTTTACTGTAGGTTTAATAGGTGTAACATGAGGTGTTACAGTAGTCCCTATTTGTGGTTGTTGAGGTTGTGTTTCTACCTTATCTCTAAAACTATAACTTCCTGCACTCGTGTTAAATGATACATTTTTTCCATCACTTGTTGCTACTACAGTTCCAGATTCATCAGTTCTATAAACAGGTATATTTTTGGCTTTTAATCTGTCCATAGTTGATTGATTTGGATGTTTGTATTTATTATCTTTGCCACAACTAATTACCGAATATTTAGGACTAACTTTATCTAAAAACGCTTGACAAGTAGATGTTTTACTACCATGATGTCCAACTTTAAGTACATCAGCATGTAAATCTAAATTAGCATTAACCATCTCCATTTCGCTTATAGATTCAGCATCGCCTGTAAATATAAATGAAGTATTACCAAAACGTAATTTTTGAACTATTGAATAATTGTTTACACTTTCATAATCATGATCTTTAGGTGCTAGTATTGTAAACGTAGCTTTACCTAAATTATAATTTGTACCAATTGTAGGTTGAGTTATTTTTAACCCTTTATTTTTAGCTGACATTAATACATCTTTAAAAGTTTCTGTAGTTGTATTTTTTTTAGGCATTAATAAAGTTCCTATATCAAAATTATCGATTACTTTATCCATTCCACCGATATGGTCTTCATGTGGATGTGTACCTATAACATAGTCTAACTTTTTAACTCCTTGTTTTTGTAAATAATCTATTACTAATTTATCATCTTCATTATTCCCTGCATCAATTAACATAAAATGTTTGTCTTGCTCTACTAATATAGAATCAGCTTGACCTACATCAATATAATGTACTTTTAATTGTCCTAATTCAGTATTTAAATTAGTTGCCTTCTTTTCCTCTACTTTTTTCTTAACTTCTTGTTGATTTTGTGTAGCTACGGTTTTAGTTTTGTTACTTTGCAATTGTGAGTCTGGTGTAAGAGTGCAACTAATTCCTAGTGCTACAAATGCACCAACAGCTCCTAGTACTTTTTTCTTCATATTTTTCTTACCTCGCAATGCACATATGATTACTCTAGCAATCATAACAAATAGTGCAATAGTAAATATTCCATCTAATATTAACACTAAATCATCTCCTATTCTTTTATAATATATTTAAGTATAAAATATCTACAGATATTATAGCATATTTTGCACAATAAGACACAATTTAGCGTAAAAGTATTATATTATTAAATAAACAATTTATAGTTATATCATTTCTACATATTTAGAACTAATATACCCTCCATGGTCTCCATAATAAATAGACAACCAATTACCATAATCCTTAAATATATGCACTTGCTCACCTTTGATTAATTTACCAATCTTTATACTATTAGTACTGGCACCATCTCTTATATTTAATACACTAGCTGTTACTATACCGTAAACTTCATTATTTATTACTTTTGTTTCTCTATTTGTAATATTTTTGATTTCACTTTGTTCAATCATTGCATTATCGCATGCTAGTTTATCATATTGTGTTAGGTGATATTTATTTATTAAATCTAAAATTTTAGATATGTAATTAGGATCGCTTGTATATCCACCTTTTACAATGGCATTTATTTGTGCTTTATAATCTTTAGCGTTGAATACTCCTGCATCTATATACCATTCTTTGTTTAAAAATTTTGCATGGTCTTCTATACTTTCTGACCAATTTTTATAAACTCTAAAAGGTTGTTTTATTGTAACAATTTCGTTTTTAGTCCATTCTTTTGTTTGAATATGGATGACTTGTCCACTCCAATCTCTCAATGCTTTAATTCCAAATAAATTGTTATACTTCTTAGCTAAGTCACTACAACCCCATCCTGATTCTAATATTGCTTGTGATATGGTTATACTAGCGAATATTCGATACTTTTCTTGAGTTTCTATAGCACTAGGTTTAATTTTGTTAATAAAACTATCGGTTTTTTTACTCATATATAGCACTTCTCCTTATATCGCTTAACATATTTTAATTTAATCTCAACATTCTAATTCTTTAACCAATATATTAAATTTACCATCTTTAAGTGTTTTGAATTTGTCTATAGGCTTAAATTTCTCTTCACTTATATTAGTTTCTAATAGTATATCTCCTATATCGTTAAATCCATATTTTTTTAAATCTTCATCTGTAATATTATTAATATTAATTCCTGCAACTGGCTTGTATTGAGATTTTGAAGCTTCATAAAACTCCGAATTTATAGTATATAATTGATTATTTTGCTCTAATAAAAAATACGGAATACTTAGTCTGATTCCAAATTCAATTTCATATATCCACGCATCTCTTGTAGTTTGTCCATTAATTTGTTGTAATTTGTAATATTTAAATAATTTACTATTATGTATCTTAAATGTTCCATTGTTCAATACAAAACTATTTCCAATGTTTGTAAAATATTCATTGTCATTGCTTCCTTGCAATTGCCATGTTCCTTGTTCATAGCTTCCATTCTGTTTCCAAGTTATACTATCAATACATACATTTATATTTTTAAAATCAAAGAGAATCCATTGGTTTTCTTTGTTTGAATTAAAATAAAGACTATTTTCTTCTTTACTATCAATTAGCGATTTAATTTCACCATATTCTAATAGATCTGAAGAACACGATATGTTTATAAGTTCTTGTCTATCTCCTGTACAGTATATTTTTTTATTTTTACTCAATATTATCACCTTCTTCCCATTTAGCTATCTGAAATTTACTTCCTATTTTCTCCTTAACCAAATTTAATAATTGATATTCTTTTACATTGTACTCGATTTCCTTTTTATTATCGTTATCAATATATTCAATACCATTTGTTATCGCCTCGTTCAAATCAATTAATGATATAGTTTTATAAATATCATTTTTATCTAATTTTAAATCAACTGATTTGCTATTCTTTTTTTCAATGAGTGCATTTAAATCATCAATTCCATTTTCTTTATACCATTTTTCTAATTCTTGATTGGTTTTAGGTTGTCCCAATTCATAAACTAAAGATTTTAATGAGTAATATTTATTATTTTGCTTAATAAGATATAATGGTATAGAAGACGCTATTATACAAATATTCTTAATGTACACGTAACAAGATGAACCAGCTATAGATACATTATTGGCAATTGAGTGCATGAAACTATTAAAGTATCCTTCTGATATTTTATAATCATCTAGTGATATTTTATATTTTTTTTTGTTGATTGTAATTTTTAGTTTATGATATTTCCCATTTATAAATTTTAAAATATTTTCATCAAAAGTATTTTTAACAACCTCTTTTATTTCTTTTCCTTGTTGCATTTGAATAGTTAATCCAGATTGATCACTGTAACTGATTTGTAATTTTATAATTCCAAATGACAACACAGCTTTATCTAAGTAACTAGATGAATAATTAATTTTAAAATCACAATTTAGTTTCAATTCTTGTTTATCATTATAAAAAAATTTTGTTTTTGGTATTATTGATTCAGTATATATACTTATATCATTTCCACTATATTTTTCTTCGGGAATATTTAATAATATATTATTCATTTTTAGTGCTTCACCTCTTTTTTATGTTATTATTTTATATAAAATCAACCTTTTATTATTTTTAATGAAAAAGGAATCTATATATAAATACAGATTCCTTTTTATTTAATTAGTCTAATAATTGTTTCAATAATTCTGTTATATTTTTATATTGGGGGAAGTTTACTTTATTTCCATTTGGAGTAGTTAAACCAATTACAAATATGACTTTATCAACTTGTTGTAACTCTAATTTCGCTTCTGATTTTTTTCTTTGCATTATATAAATTTGTTCATCTAAATCTTTTGTGTTGTTGTATATATCAACTAATGATTCTACTTTAGATTTAGGTTCTAATTTGTTAATAAAAATTAAAAAATGTTTATCATCTTTGTACAAATCCCATATAACATATGCTACAATATATCTTATTTCTATTGGTGGCACAATTAAAGTAATTTGGGAATCTCTATAATTTGCTTTAACTACTCTATTTTCTATAATATATTTATCATCAACATCACAATTTTGATTTTTAAAAAAGTGTATAAAATCTTTTACTGAATTATCGATAAATTTTTGTAATATATTTTCTGTTTTTTCAATGATTTTTTTTTGTATAATAGTTGTTTTAGTTTCTAAATCTTCTAATAACTTTACTTTTTCCATATTTAACATAACATCATCCCTCACTTACAATATAATGTATTATAACATATTTATTGAAATTTCTTTGTTTTGTCAAAATATTAATAGTTTTTGAATTATTTTATAGTTTGCCTTAAAAATTATAATATACATAGATAAATTTATATATATTTATAAAATAAAATCATCTAAAACAACCCTTTCTATCTTTTTACATTTATTACATTTCCTTATATAAATAAATTTAAACTTATTATTATTAATTATCACTTCTGTATTGTTTTCATATTGCCATTTATGAATACAATTATACATTAATCCATTTTTGATTATTTTATTGTTTTGCATTTTAACACCACCTACATTATAAAAGCATAAACTTTTAATTTATTAATTGTATCTTCAGGAATCTCATTGATTGTTACCCTTGCGTACATATCACTAATTTCCATGGCTTGTACCTTGACGTGACCATCTAAATCAGTCTTCATATTAACTAATACACGGCCATTCAATTGACTTAATGATATAACTTTTACTTGTCCTTGTATTTGAGTAACAGGTTGTACTTTTACTTTACCGTTGCATAAAACTTATAAAAAGTTATAAATATATAAATTCTATATGTGTTGTTCATCACTAAACAACTTTCCTCTTCTTAAAGCTCTATTTTGAATGATTCCTTATTCTACTCTAGTTTGGTATAACTCTCCAAGGACTTAAATTCCCGTACAACGCACGGTACACATAGCATAATTTCTCTATACCAATTATGCTATTTTATAATTACTAAGATTTATACTAGCATTTTTATCTCTATCAATAACTAAACCACATTTATCACACTTATAAACTCTATCAGATAGTTTTAAATCTTTCTTAATAGCTCCACAACAACTACAAGTTTTACTACTAGGATAAAATCTATCAACTTGTATGAATTTTATATTGTTCCATTCACATTTATACTTCATTTGCCTTATAAATTCATAAAAACATTGCTCTTGTATTGCTTTTGATAGATGTTTATTTTTAAGCATACCTTGAACATTTAAGTCTTCCATTACCACTCTGTGTGGCTTTAATTTTATTATTTTATTTGTAGTTTGATGTATGTGGTTATTTCTAATATTATTAAGTTTTCTATAAATAAGTCTTATTTTATGTTCTAATTTAATAATATTATTAGTTTTAATAAATTTGTTATTTTGCTTATTCATTAAGTACTTTCTTGAAACTTGTCTTTGTAGTCTTTTTAATCTCTTTTTTAATTTTCTAACTTTAACAGATTTATTGATGTTTTTTATAGGTTTACCTAAACAATTAATAACAGCCAAATCTTTAACACCTAAATCTATACCAATACTTAAATCCTTATTTAATCCAACTTGATTTTCGTTATGTTCAAATCCTAACGTTAAATACCAATACTTCCCATCAAAATGACATCTTGGATTGTTATACTTTGATAAATTAGGTATTTTGTAATTGGTACTATATTTAACCTTACCTATCTTCTCAAAATTAACTTTATGGTCTTTAAATTTGATAGAATCGTATCTAACATAAAAGGACTTTTTAGATTTCTTTTTAGTTTTAAATTTAGGATATCCTGATAATCCTTTGAAAAATCTATCAAATCCATCTTTTAGATCGTCAAAAGATTTTGCTGTTACTTGACCACTTACTTCTTTTAACCATTTATAATTATCATCTTTTTTTAAAGTATTATTAAACTCGGTTCTTACTTTAATCTTATTAGGCTTTTCACCATTTGTATAAATTTCATTCCATTTATTAAGTCCCCAATTATAAGTAAATCTAGCAACACCACAGGATTTAAACATCAATACTTCTTGTTCTTTGGTTGGAAATAATCTAATTTTCACTGATTTTATCATTCTTATCACCTCACTCACTATATTGTTATGATAACATAGTGTTAACATCTTGTCGACTACAATCATATATGCTATTATAAAACATAATAATATTGAGGTGATTTATATTGACTATTAGTAAAGATAAGACTAGGACTCAAATAACTATTGAAAAAGACTTTAAAAAACAACTAGAACAAGTTGCAAAAGAACAAAATCGTTCTTTCAATAACTTAGTAATTACAATTTTAAAAGATTTTATGTCTAAACACTCTTAATTGAGTGTTTTTTACTTTATATATTTATAACTTCTTATAAGTTTTATGCATATTCACATAAATACGCTACCATTTATGCAGTTCTCTTATGAACTTCTCATACTTTTATATGAGCGTAGACTATATCATCACCTTAATCGGCGTCCCCCATTTCCACCCACTTGAGTGTACGAGAATATTCTCTAGTCGTTGAGCCTTTTCCTATTCGGAACTTGGTTGCTGATTGTCCATTATTACAACACTTAGGATTTAACCTTATGCCATCTATACTATTTTTTCTACTTTCGTAACTTTCACACTTAGACTTATTTCATTCTTATGTTGTAGTTAGTATAGCTTTAGGAGTTTCCAGCAGTTAAAGGGATTTTGGATGTATACATACATCACTCCATACTCTTTATGAATATGGGAGGCTGTCAACAATTTTCTAAATTATAACTTCTTATAACTTATTTGTAACTGTTAGTTACCTCTAAAAGCTACTGGATTAACTTTAACTGTTCCTGTTAATTCTGATTTTAATATAGTAGTTATCTGACCTTTCATATTATTATAAGTACAATATGTAGGTTTTACATAACCATACAATTCATTTTTATAATATATATCTACTTCACCATTTAATGAATCATCTTTATACTTATAAATTAATACTTTACCATCTAATTCTTTACGATCGGAAATTTTACCAATTCCATTTAAATCGCTTTTTTCTAAAGGTTTAACAGTAACTATCCCCATCATGCTGTCTTGTTTAGCAATTTTGACACTTCCGCTAAGTAATTCATTTCTAATAAACATATAACACTGCAAATCAGACTCGTATGTTGGGTGATAAACTTTAACATGACCATTTATACCATTATGATAGCTGACAGAGATATTCCCTTCTAGTTCGTTCATATTATGAGTGTGGATAATTCCATCTAGTGAGTTATCATCCGAATGCCTAAATACACTAATTTGACTTTGCAAATCAGATATTTCATTTCTCCTAACTCTAATATGTCCTTTCATTACAGAGTTAGTACCGTTAAATAAGTCTGTATCTATGTATTCAACTATTAATTGAGGTTTATTTTCACTTTCTCTACTACTAAATTGCTTTAATTGTCTATCATTTTCATCATAACTTTTCAATATTAAACCATTATTATTTATATCTTTATACAACCATTGTATTGCTATATCAGTTATATCAATATCATATGTAGTTTTATCTTTTTCTAAATTTACTATGCTTACAAGTTGTAACCTAGATGGTTGTCCACCCCATACAACATTGTATTCTCCCCATTCATTGGTAGGTAGTGAAACTTCTAAGTTATTGAAACTTTTCATGTCGTATGAATATAATCTCAGTTTAATGCTACATATATGATATGTTTTAGGAACTTTTGATAAATCAAATTGAATTAGACTTCTAAATATATTATTATTATTATCCAAACCTATTTTAAAACTACTTCTATCACCATAATTTAAAGCCTTATTTTCGGTTGTTACATAAGTATCCTTAATACTATCTAATTCTATATACTCTCTTTTCGGTATGTTAACTTGAAACATGGCTTCCATTTTGTTTTTAGGAGTTCTGTTAACATTCACACAACCTTGTAAAATATCATTTTTATCACTTACATTTACGTTCCCCTGTAACGCATCGTTATGCTTGTGCCATGTTACATTAAAGATAGCTTCCATTTTATTTTTGAATATCTTATTCATAGCTAAACATCTCACTCATTTACAGGTGTAGCCTGTGTATCTATTTCAAAAGTAAAATCGCTATATTTAAATTCTAAACCTAGTTCTACTTGGATATATAACTTTACTTTCTCTTTGTCTTTTAATAGTTTTTTATGTAATTGTTCACGATCGTCCATAATATTTTCTAAATCAAATCCATAGTGAATTATTAATTCTTTAGGAAAATTACTTTTATTAATGCACACAGATAGATCCTTGATATCTTGACCACAGTTATTATAAATATATATATACTTCATATAGCTACGAGTACCTGCCAATATCTTACCAAAATCAAGTTTTTCTAATATATCGCCTACATTATTAGAATAATATTTATTCTTATCATCGACGAACAATAACCCTGTATATTCACCCATAAATGTATATATGAATTGATTAGTCTCACCCCAATTATCTTGTACATTTATGATGATTGTATTTAACTTATTTACTATCATATCAGTAGATTTAATTAGTAAGTTATTAGATAATGGCTTTTGAAATGCTGTATATTCTTCATCTGCTGGATATATTCTTCTTCCATTTAGTTTAATTTGATATTTTATTAAATCTCCTTCGCTGTCATCTATTTTATAGTGGAGTTTTCCTGCGTCTATTGTAGCTATTATAGTAGGTTTTTCATTATACAAAATAACTTCTTTCTCATTAGAAAATTCTTTTTCGTTTTCTGTTACTACTGAAACTTTAACTTTATATGAATTAACAGATGTTGTTATCAAACTAATAGGAATAGTTATAGTTTCATTGATAGCTATATATATAAATTTATCTTGATAGTCTTTTACAGTTTGCAATACTGAACCATTTGTATTTATAAAGTCAACCTTATATTTATATCCTAATTTAATTAATCCATTAACTTTCAATTCATCGTCCATATCTTCATCAAAGCTATCAACTCTAATATAATCATCTAAATTAAAATCTATAAAACTTTCATAACCATTTTCTATAGATTCTTTGCTTGAATAGATATATTCTTTATACCATGTGTCTGAATCTTCAGTGATAGGTTTATCTATTTTAAAACTAAATTCAAAATCTTTATTTTTATTTACTAATAATCTGCCTTTACCAATATCAATATTAACTGTTGCCATATAAATTCCCCCCCTTAGTTTCTTACTATCCAAGTAAGTTGTCCACCCTCATTCTTTTGTAGAGGTGCATATATATTATATTGTTTAAGGTTATTGACTTTTATTACTATTTCACCATCTAAATCTTTATTTGAAACTAATCTAATTTGAAAATTCATAGGTTGATTTTGAGCAATATTTAAAATAGGTTTGAAATAAAATTCTATATCATCTTTTATTATTTTAGTTTCATATCCTAGGTTGTATCCATATATATTAAAACTACCATGATAACCTGTTTTAGTATTGAAGTCTGAGTATACATTTTTAAAATAAATCAAATCATTATATAGTTTAAAGTTATTTGTAAGGGTATATTCTTTATCTTTAATTTTATATAAAAAGTCAATTTTATTGCCATCTATATAAAAACTACCTGTTGGAATATCGAAATAAATTCTTATGCCATGTCCAACAGTTCCAAATCTTAATAAATTGTTTCTATCTTGAATTTCTTTAACACTTATATACTCATTTTTATCAGGATTATATTCAAAAAAAAGAGTACCATTTAAGTACTCTCCAGTAAACATAAAATCCATTTCTCTACTAAAGGAATATGGATATATATTATTAAGTTTATTTTCTATCATAATTTAATATCACCTCATTGTATTGAGTTTTATTTTTTAATTAATTTATATATTGTAATAAATTCTTACTATAAATTTATTATCTTGTGCGTCTGCATGAGCAGGGACTTTCATCTGTAGTTTAATTTTTGCATAATTATTTTTAGATGACTCAGTATCGTATTTGCCATCATTCATTTTACCACTAATAACACCTGTACTTACACCATTTCCGGTTTTATCACCTAACGCTGTCACTTGAATGTCCTTTTGTGTTAAAACACCTTTTTGCATTTCTGAACCAATAGGAGTATATTTTAAGTCTTTTTCATTCATCGAGCTTAACACTACGCCTGCTTGTATCCATTGTTCTTGAACTAACGGACTTTTCATCTCTCCTGCTATATAATCACTAAAAGTTCCATCTTTAATTGTTATTCTACAATTAGTCATATCAGGTACATTCTCATAACTATCTATACTTCCATCTGGTTTTTTATTATTCCAAATATAAAATGTATGCCTTGTTAGTTCAGGGTTATTATCAGCATCAACTATACCTAAATCCCATAAATTATTTCTTACAGGTCTTTGTTTTAATCTACCATCACTTATATCTATATAATCTTCATGCCAACTTACAATAGGTTTTAATTTTATTGCCATATAAATCACTCTCCATTTTTATTATTTTTAAATTAATATATCTATATAAACAGATATATTTTCTATTCCATTACCTACGTGTTTAAAATTCAATCTAAAACAGTCATCTTTATTTACTTTATTATTTAAAATAGAACATTTTGAAGATGAATATTCACCATAATCAAATATAATCTCTTTATTATCTTCACAAATATTAATCCAGTTATCTAATCCTTTATTAAAATCCGTTATTTTTATTTTTTGTACTTGGATAGATGTAAAATCTACACTAGGTTTTTGACATATTGCATTAATATTTGTTATTTGTCCATTCATAGGAAACTTAACAAATACGTCTTGAACACCTTGTTTAAATTTATTTAAAGGTAATTCAAAAACTATTGTTTTGGTATGTACATAAAATGGTAAGGCATTTTTAGCTTCTTCGCCTACATAATTTTTTTGTGCATTCTTTTCTATATCTTGTAATTTAACAAAGTCATTTTTAGATAATAAACCGTTTATTTCTTCGGTGGCAAGAGTTATACCACCAGTAATGTTGGTAATAAATTGCCACTTAACACCATTCCATCTATACCACTCACCGTTCGTTGTGACTACACAATCACCTACTTCTGAACAAGGATACATCTTTTCTATTTCAGCCAAAGTTTTCACATCTTTACCTGTTAGCCATTGTATCTTTGTATGTAATCTATCAATTTCCAACAATTCTAATTCTCTTTTGGCTATTTTAGTTTGCTCATCGCAATTCTTAGTTGCCTGAATGCAACCTTGAGTAACTACAATACTTTCATTAGTTGTATCAATACACTTATCTCTAGCTTGCTCAGTTTCTTTTTTTACTCTTAAACTATCTTCCGATATTTTCTTACACTCATCAGTTTGTTTTTTACAAATGGCAATATGAATGTCCATTTCATCAATTTTTTTCTTTACAAGATTTTTAAGATATTCTATATACTCAGTAATCTCTTGAGTTTTTTCAAATATAAAATCGATAAACTCTTGTAAATTATCAACTACCCAAGGATTGGGATTGTGCACCCATATACGCTCAGCAGGAAACTGAAGAACACCTCTGCCTTTGTATTCAATTTTAACAGTCTTACCATCCTCAGTTGGATTAAAATACACTACTCCATTATCATATTCTACATAGAATTGATTACTTTTAATTTCTCGTGTTTTATAGTAAATATTTTCATCTATCTCAACATAATCTTCAATTCTAACATGATATAATGGGTCTGGTATCTCGTCTAAGTTTAATTTGTTATTGATTATTTTTTCTTGTGTAACTTTTAATATATATGGATCACTTGCTTTACCACTTCTAAGTAAATGTCTAATGGTATCAAAATACTTTAACCTAATCAAAGAACTATTCGCCTCCTTTGACAATATTTTTAATTAATTTATTTATTAGTTGTTTTATTATCATTAGTCATATCAATATTTTCGATTGGTGAATTAAAACAATCTATTATTTCATTCATTGCTTGTATCTCTTTTAATCCTTTTAATTCAACTCTGTCTAAAAATAACATTAAATTGTGTGCTACATTTTCATTAATTTCATACTTTTTCATAACAAACATCTCCTTTTTATATCTCGTGTATATCTCAACACAAGTCTTTATTTTATTAAAATTATTTACTTACGAACAAATTATCACTTCCACTTACAATTTTACCTTCAAGGTCATCGCCTGATACTGAACATCCAACATATGCAATCCCTTTACCTTTTTCAAACATAATAAAGCTTCCTTGTTTGATTATCGCTGTTGTTTCTAAAGAATCATAATGTCCTGAATGAGGATAGTGCTTATGTATCTTTACGATATCCCCTACTCTAGCTATAGGTTTTCCCTTTTCAAATATAATAGAACTACCGCTCACTATTTCACCTGTAAAAGTTCCTGACTCACTCCTTGTCTTTTTATTTCGTCTATATTCACCATAACAAGTTCCCTCTACCTTATCTCCAACCCTTGCTATTGCTTTACCCATAATTAATCTCACCTCTTTTATAAAATTCTATTTTTAAACAAATAAAAAACTCTTATAACAATTGTTAATTTATAATAATTTAAAATAAAAAAAGAAACTTCTCTAATAAAGTTTCTTTAATTAGTAATTTTCTTACTATTTTCATTATAACTTAGTTCAATTCTATAATTTTCTTTAACATTTATAAAAACCCACTCTGTAATAAAGTCTTCATTATTAAGCAGCTCATCACCAGAATAATTATATAATATGAAATTACTTAACACAATATTATAACTATTCTCACCAATTTTCTCAAATCGTCTTAATTTACCTAAATATATTAGTTGTTCTGTACTTAAAAATACTTTAATCCACATACCAGACTCAAAATCTACAATCTCTGACATTATATCAGTTTTTAAAGATCTACTAATTTTTATTTTTTTAAGAGCCTTACTACTTAATTCACTTTGAATAAAAATAGAACATATGTATGATATTACTATAGAAAAAATAAGTGTTAAAATAATGCTTTTCGGAGATGAAACATCTATAACTTTTTTAAATAAGCTTGATATTAAATATTCAAAATTTATTATTATATAACTAATAACTATACATTTTAATATTAAATTTTTATCTTCTTCCTTTTTTTTATTTACTATAAAATCTTTTATACTTATAAAAACATAACCTGGTAATATATAAATAATTAATATTGGCAGTATACTAATCAAGTCCTTAATTTTTAAAAAATCAACCATTACTTTTGTTTCGGTGGTTTTCTAGGAGCAGATGTCAATGTAGAAGGTACACTTTGGCTACCTCTTTCATTAAAATAATCACGATTACTATTATGGGAAATTTCAATATTTCTATCATCGCCATTTTGTTTTATATTTGATTTATCATGCAACATTTTTATCACCTCTTCATTACTTATTTTCGACGTATTTTCCTTTTTTCCTCCTAAAACTGATTTTTTATTTTGGGAAACTATACATATAATGAAAATAATTATAAAAAAAGTCATCCATGGATGTTGCAAACACCATTCTTTCATATTTAACCTCCAACATTTATTCAATATTAATAGGATATACTCATAAGTAATAAAACATTCTTATTCAACCAATTAATTACAAAAGTCTTGTATTATTTTAATTTTTTATATTTGAATATAATGATAATATATTTTGATATTAGTCTTTTTTATTCCTGATTACGTGTAATCACTAATCATATTTGTATACATAACAAAAATAACTACTTAATCAAAAGTAGTTATTTTTTTAAGCATGATTAATATTATTGTTTTCCTTCTGATTATCATGAACACATTTATCTATAAATTCAAGATAAAGTTTTCGATCTTCTTTTGGAAATAGACTATTAACTATTATCCTTACAATACCTACTATCTCTGCAAATATACCTGTTATAAATAATCTTATTGTCCATTCATCATATTTAAATGTTCCTTTCCCAATATTCCAAACTATTAATATTGTTGAAGCAACTAGTTCTATTAATATAACTGATAAAATTATACTTAAAGTTATTTTTAGTCTTGAATTTGTTTTTTGTTCATTTGGAAACGAACTTGCTATAAAATTTAATAACATGTCTACACCATTGGATTTTACTCTGTCTGCTTGTCCAATTACATTTAAGCTTCTACGATTGCTATTGTTAATGTTTAGTTGGTCAAATAGATTATCATTTTCTTCGATTTCCTTAATATCTATGGTTTCCAAATCTTTTATTCTAGTCATGATTTAATTAACTCCAAGTTTTTTAATCTAGTATACATTGCAGGTTTTGAAACATTAAAAATATTAGCTAATATAGATATTTTTGTATCTTCAGTCATTCCTATAGAAGTTGCCTTTTTATATCTATTTCTAATTTCCTTTTCATCCATCAAAATGCATCCAGCAAACTCATCTGCTTCCTTTTCTTCTTTTGCTAAATTATGATTATCATCTCTAAATAATAAATCTACCATCTTAGGATTTTTGTTTAAATGCTCTAGAAAATAATGTCCCAATTCATGTGCTATAGTAAATTTCTTTCTTTCATTAGTATCTTGAGCATTTACATATATATCTATATCACCATCATGATGACTTATAGCTCCAGAAACTTTTTCTCCATTTGCATTTAAATTATCCACTTCGTATACATTTATACTTAGTTCATTTGCTATGTCTATAGGATTTACAGAAGGACCTATTATAGCATACCTTTCTTTAATTTCATTAACTATCTTGTGTACTTTAATCTTATCCATATTAATTTCTCCTTCATTAATGGCTTGTTTAAAAGATAAATTTCCCCAAATATACAGCCTTCTAAAAGAAGTTACTTGTATAATAATATGGTGTTTTTTTATAATTAAGGAAAAATAACTACACGCCAAAACTTATTTTTCATATATCTATTACCTTCTACTAGTTATCTTATTTTCCTTCTTTTTTTTCAAAATTTGTGGATAACTTTTTATAAATTAACAATTTTTTCTTTCTTCAGGGACTTCTCTCTACTTTTAAGCTCATTCTTTTCATCTTCTGATATAAACAATGAACTATCATAAGTATAATCACTATAACTAGTTCCTTTATGACCATGTGTACTTGGGTAACTTCTTGTATGAGGTCTAACATAAGTCCCATCTTTCCTGTAATATCCTCTTACACTAACGTTTCCACTACGTCTTCCTCTTCCACCAGATCCACGTGATTTCGCAAATACAACTTGGGAAAATAATAAACTTAATACTAATACTAGAATGACCGTAACCTTACTCTTCTTATTCATTTTATTCCTCCTTTAGTAATTTTTCCATTTAACATTATACAATATTTTGTTTCATTATGAAATATTATCCATATATCTATTAAATTTATTCCGTAAACTACTAATAATCATTTATATTAAATTCATACCTATGAATATATTGTAAACATGTTCTTAATATGCTATTATTAATTTACATAATATTACCTATAAGGGGGCATAAAATATGCTTAAGAAAAAACTCGTATTATCATTACTAACTGCTAGTTGCTTATCATTTATACCAACTATAGCAAATGCTCAAGTAAATGGTTATCTAATAAAAGATAAATCTACTAATGTAGTTTATAAATATAATCTAAATGATTTAGAAGATTCTATGTTAGGTGATAAAGCATTCCTAAATGAATTCCAAAATAAATGTAAAAATGATGGACTATTCGCATTCTGTGATGATAGCAAAAAGGTAGTTGCTTATGCAGATGTAATAGAAGACTTCTTACAAAATAAAGATAACTTCAACTTAGAAAAATATATAAAGAATGACAAAACACCTAGTATTAAAGTAGATAAAATTGAACAGGTTAAAGTAGATGAAAAAACTGATAACAAGCCTGTTGTTAAACCAGATACTAAACCTGTTCAAAAGGAAGAAACTACACAAGATAATAATAAAATTGATATACAAAAACTAAAACAACAGATTAAAACTCCTGAAGACTTAGAAAAATTCTTAAATGAAGATAGTCGTTTTAATCAATTGAAGACTCCTATGGGAATAATGCACTTTACTACTAATGTAGGTATTAATAAAAGTAAAGACATATGTTCTATGTCATGTGATTTAGATATTGTACAAACATGGACTAAAGTTTTAAGTCCTGTTGATTTAATATTTAGTAAAAAATATACTGAAAAACAAATGTTGGAGCTATCTTCTTTAATGAAAAAACATCAAAAGAAAATAGCTGATATCTGTTTATCTCTATTTCCTAATGAAAAAATCAGAGGATATTTTTTAAGTAAAGATGAAAATGAGATAAAGAGATTTAAACGTTATAAACCTGATATACTATGTCATTTTTGGTCTAATTACAATGATGACTATGCACATATGTATGGCGAAAGTCAACTATCTAAGTTTCATTTTAACACTGATGTTGCTACTTTTTGGTTTAATGAAAACTAGTCAAATAAAATTTTGCCATCCTTAGTAAACGTAATTTGTCTACCCGACATATGATGTATTTCTAATTGCCCTTCGCCTGTTTTAATACATGCAAGGGCTTTTAATGCGTCCGTTTGCGTAGTGTCCCAAAAATCTATTTGTGCATTTGAATCATTATTGACATAAATCTGCACTCTCTTTTTATCATGAGTTTCATTAAACTCTCCCATATTTGCATACCATACTTGACAACCGCCTGGAGTCTCTTCTTTACTTACATTCCCAATAAACATTTGAGGTCTCCCTCTTTTATCCCCCATTTGAATATAACTTCCATATTCTCCGTTACCACTGTATAATGCTAGTCTTGGATTCTCTACATCTTCACCAAAAACCATTTGAGAAATGCCTTCTCTTTTCATAGGGTTTTTATTTGTATCAGCTGTTAGTGTTATCGCAGTGTCTCCTTTTTGATTATATAATTTGACAACTCCAGAGCTTTGCCACTTATTTTCATTATCTCTAGCAGAAATTAAAACATTTCTTTTATTATTTCCTGCATATAATTCTAAAGAACCTGCATCATCTGATTTCCTTATACCTAAAAATGCACGTTGTTTATTTAGCTTTTTATTATAAAGTTTTAAATGCCCACCTTCATACAATATATCATTCTCCAATGCTCCTAAAAATGCATTGATAGAACCCTTTTCTTGTCCATTTACTTGTATTATTCCACCTTCAGTATTTCCTTTTAGTGATATTAAAGGATTCTCTTTATTATTATTTATAATAACTTCACCGCTTTTATCGTTACCTAATAAAGAAACTATATTTTTTGTATTCTTGTTCTTAATATTTATTATACCAGTATCTTCGTTTTTAAGAATTCCTAGTTCTAATCTTTCTCTACTATTATCATTTTCAGTAATAAATCCTTTAGATATCTTATCAGTATTAATACCACTGAAAATTTTCATAAATCCACCACTATATTTATTGCTAGGAGGCGATCCTAGAAATACATTAGTGTTTCCATTCCAATCATTAACTAATAGCTTTCCACCCTTTTCCTTGTCCTTATATGCATCTAATAAAATAACTCTGTTTTCCTCAGGTTCTAAATCCCATTTATTTTTTGCTTTCCATTGTTCCAAATGTCTTGTTACCCTTAATCTACCATCGAGTCGCATATCACCATTTTCATCACAGTATATAGCATCTTGTCCATTTTCATTAACTATTTTTATTTTACCATTATCTACTGCCAATCCTTTATCATTTAACTCGGTGTTTGTATTAATTACGTGAAATGACTTAGCGTATATTTCTCCATCCATATCTAGCCACAATAAATCTCGCCAGTCAGATACTTTATCATCTCTCTTCTGTATCTTAAATCCAACTTCAGGATTCATATAAATTCTATTTAATAAATTTTTTCTTACTAAAGATAAATCCATATTAATAGCTTTCATATGACTTCCATCAACTAAAAATGAACTTTCTCCTTTATCATTCATGTTAGTTATAATTAACTTGTTTGACCCTATGACTTTGCCGTATATTTGCTCGGCACAAATTCCAGAAGGCGTAATCGCTAGGCTACAACTATCCATACTGATAGGTAAGTCTTTGAGATTTATCTCCAACTTTTCCCCCAGTCCAAACCGTACGTGCGACTTTCACCGCATACGGCTTTCCATCAATATATTTTATATTGACTAGAACCCTTCGCTTAAAGTAGTTTTATCCTCCTTCTTGCATTACTGCAAATAGTCACTAACGGCTACTTATTATAGCTACTATGATTCCTCTGACTTCTTTTAATTTTCATAGATATAGCCCTCTCCAATTAAAAGATCTCTCGCTTTCCAATAAAACTATCCCTTGTTTTACTTTAATTTAGGTTTCCTCTGTATAATATAAGTTATTATATAACTAACCATTATAATCATTACATAATCCATTAAATTTAACTTGAATATAGCTAATAGGCGAATAACTATATTAACTTATATTACTTCAACCAAGGATTCGTATTCCTAACCATGTCAAAGTTTTTAAGGATGCCCACATCATATAGTTATAAATAACATAACATCAGATTATGACCTTACCGTACTTTATACCTACAAATATGCTATTATTTATAAGCATAACGGGGTTTAGCAACATCACTTTATAACGGTTGTGATGAAAAGGATTTTCACCTTATAATTTGTTTTATTAGTTTAGATAAATAATTATCTATCTGCTTTTAATATTATAAAATACTTTATATGCAGAAAAACGACATACCACCCATCTTTTGTCATAGCAATACAGTTGTTTACCATTCGTAGCTGTTCCTTGTCATCGAACATATCTTTCATTTGTATTCCACGTTCATCAATTCTTATATTTTGATTTCTAGCACTTAGCACTCTGTTCTTTGAGCTATCTAAAGCATTATTCATAATCTTAGATATTAAGTCAGTATTCTTTCCACTTAAATCCCACTTATGCTTAAACATATCAATAGTATTATTTGCATCATTAGCCATTTTAGCAATATCACTTATATATTTAATATCATCATCTAGTTCTTTTTTATTTGATATAGTTAATTGTAAGTCGCCTTTATCTATTCCATGTGATATCTTTACTATTTTAGCTTCAACATATAAATCAAAGTCATCATAATAGATATTAACAATATCACCTATATTAACTTTATCCCAGTCTTTTTGACACTCTACTATGTTAAGAAAGTCAACCATTTCTATTTCAAATTTTATTGAAGGTTTGCTTAATTTCTTTGATGCTTTCAATCCTGCTTCGTATAGGTCATTAGCATTGTCATAGTTTTTATTTTCCCAAACTCCTTCTTTAACAAAGTTATCAAGTACATTTAATTGTGTCTTTGTAAAATTATTTTCTTTAGCTAGTTTCCTTCTTAATGTTTCTATATCTTTTTTCTTATTATCAATATATTTGTGTACAGATTTTAATTCTTTTTCTTTATCTTTTATTTGTTTGTCAACTTCTTCAATTTTCTTGTTATATTCTGTTAAATCAAATGCATGTATATCAGAGAAATCTATATCTATGCCATCTTCAGTATGTACTCCATCCCCTGTACTTTCAGAATATTGTACGTGATGTGTGGCGTGTTGTATTTCAACATCTTTTACGTCTTCCTTTTGGGTTTTGTTCATGTTCAAATCTACAATCTGATTGTTAATCTCTATTTCTTTTTCTTCAAATGTTTTCAACTCTTGAAGATAATTATAAAACTTAGGATATTCGTTTTTTAATAAATTATCATATTTATCTAAAGCATCTAGTAAATCATAACTCATGTATTTAGAATTTCTATAGTAACTATAGTCTTCAATATACTCAGTACCTAGTGGATTTACACTTGCAATAGATAAGTTCTTGTTGCCATACACTCTTAATCTTGTAATTACTTCATCGTTAATAGTCTCTTTTTTAATTTGTTTCAAGTAGTTTTCTTTAGAAATATACAATCCTTTGTTCCTACAAAAGTTATCTATACTATATATGTTAAACTTTTGATTTATGGTATCTACATCAACTATACATTGAAACATGTCAGTGATTTTCTTATATATTATTTCTAGCCAAACACCATTTTTTATATCGAATGTTCTATATTTTCTATGATTCTGCCCTTTGCTTCTATCTTCACGAACTTCAGGATCAATATAACCTATTGTCCATGATGTTTCTTGTTCAAGCAGATTCAATAATCCTTCGCCTGTTTCAGATACGATTTTCATTTCCACATTAATCTTTTTATTGAATACATCTGATACCTTATATGTAACATCTAACCCCTCAAATTGCTGATACTTATTTCCCGCATTCCATACATATTCATTTAATAAATTACCAAAATGGTCATATAGTTTAATAAAAACATTTTTGCCCTCTTGAATTTCAAATGGCTTATTGTAATTATTCCATGTATTGCTGTCTAAACTATACTTGATATTACATACAGATGTTTCATGTCCATCTTTGTATAATTGGCGTGTACCTTGTAGCTTGGGCAAATATCTTTTAGTTAATAGAAATTCTCTACTATACGCATGAATATGTTTTGTATTAAATTCACTAGCTATATCACTTACGCTATTGATAACAAACATTATTTTATTGTTTACTTTTAAGAATAAGTGATCGCGTGTTTCGTCCCAATTGTAATTTTTAATTTGTTCATATTGTGAGTTTATGTAAAATGGTAAATCAAATTCTAACTCATCAACTGCATTTATATATTGATTAATTATTATATTGTATGCTTCATCTAATATAGCTAATTCTTCACCATTTGGCTTACATAATATTATCTCAAGACTTTCTCTTGCATTATCTTTATCTAAATCTATATATCCTAAATTAAGTAACTTATCACTTTCTTCTTTTGTTATTAGTTTTCCATTAAAATAAATTTTACTCAAGTTTCCACCGCCTTATATTGTAATTGGATAAGAACATCTGAATATAACATCCACATCTCCTACCACCTTAATTATATTTATTCCCTTAACTAACTTAAACCAATTTTTATTAAAGTTAGATAATCTATATACTTTATTACCTTTGAAATCTTTCTTATCAGACTCTATTTGTTTCATTTGGTTATTAATATATATACTTTCTCCTTTATCTATATTGTTAAATATAAATTCTTCACCACCGTTAGTTAAGTTAACTAATTTAAAACTTGTATCTTCACTATATACTTGGATCTCAGGATAATAATATTTAGATATATTGCTTAAATTATTGATTTCTATAATATCACTTATGGCTTGTTTATGATTATATTGTTCAATATATGTAGGTGAGAATGGATAAGGAGCATTACATTTCATAGTAATAGTTATATATCCATGAAATAATCCATTATCAAATCTTAAACCGTCATCTATGGGAGTACAATAATATATTACTTCTGGATTATCTAATGATAAAAGAGGTGCATAATAATCAGTATATAACCATTCAGCTATCTTCTTTCTTTCTTCAAAAGTCCACTCTAAGTCATCTTCATTTATCTTACCTATAGTCATTTTAAAAGTTAAACATTTTTTTTCAAAACCATTAAAGTAAGGTATATCTCTTCCATTAATCTGCTCTTCTTGTATATTTCTTTTAATTCCAAAGGGGCTTTCTTTCATTCCACTTGTATCCACTGATATACAACTAACCCCCATAGTATCAGAACTTATTCCGTTGTATTCAAATTGTTCCGATAAAAACATAGTTTATTATCACCTCCTTTATTATTGAGAGTTTATTTATGATTGAAAAGTTAAAAATATAATTAGTTTGATAATTACAAATTAATTTAGTTTTGAAAATTTATTTTTGCATTAAAAAAAGAGACTAACTTAATTAAGTTGGTCTCTTTTTAATTTTAGAAAAAATGCTTTATTAATATTTTTATTAATTCTATTATTGACTTTTCTATTATCTCTATTGTTGGTTTCTTTACCATCATAAGAATTTTTTTTATTTTTTTCAACACAAAAACCTCCTTCCGCGATATGCTAAATTAACCATAATGAATATAACGTTTTATAGAACGCATAAAAAACATTATGGATTTATAACACTAACACATCACATTCGGAGGTGCCTATACATACAAATATCATACATTGCATTATTTTGTATGTTAATTTTTTGCTTCTTATTTCTAACAAAAAATATTGGATAACTTTCTTTGCTTTTTTAAATTTAATCTATATTACTTATTATACATCAAATGAATTTAAATGTCAAGAATAAGTTTCCTGAAATAGAAATAATCTAAAGTCTTCTATATATACCTACTTTATTCATTTCTTGTTTCATTCGTGTGATAATATCGTTACCTGCATGTTTAATTTTTGGAACTACATTTTTATCAACATTACCCTCAATATTAATAAGATTATCTACTTTAAACTCAATCGGTTGTTTTACAAAAGTATCTACATTATTAGGTAAATTAATTTTAGGTAAATTGATCTTAGGTTGTTGTATGAATTTAGATATATTAGGTAGATAATCTTTTATATCTAACATAGCTTGTGTTTGGTCTGCATTTAAAACCAATTCTGGTTTTGTATCAGTACCATCTAGCCAGTGAAATCCTGTACTTGTATTCAATCCACCATCTTTATGTTTTTTATACTTACCTATTAACTCTTGGGCTTGTTTCCTCAAATCAGCTTCAGCCTTTGTGTCATCGTTTCTTTGTGCTTCTAAGAACTTTTCTACTAACTCCTTGTATTCTTTATTTTCATAGATATTATCCCACTCATATACTCCTCTTTCTATATTGCCAAAATGAGTTATTTCAGTAGGCTTTTCAGTATCTCCCATGATGTAATCTTCATCATATCCTACTGCTTTCTTCCATTTTTTCTTATCAGATAGCGTATTGAAATGTTGCATTAAGTCTATAGCATTTTTCAAATTGTCACATATTTTTTTCTTAATCGTTTCCCCCATTACACCAAATATCTTTTCACTATCTTCACCATATTTAATTAAGAAATCCTTAAGTGTATCAAAGTTATTCTGCATAAGCATTTCTCTTGCTTTAGCATATAAATTTTCTTTCTTAAGCTTTTCCTTATTTGCTCTCTCTAGTGCTTTAACTTCTCTATCATATCTCTTTTTAGCTTCTTTATATTCTTTGTTTTCAGCGTCTATTTTAGATTGTATCTTTTTCTTTTTAGCATCCAACTCTTCTTTAAGATTTTTCTTTCTTAAAGTAATGTCTCTATCATGCTGAAATTGGTCGATATCTTCTTGTTTCTTTTTAATTTCTTCTAATAAACTTTCTCGTTTGGCTTTGGCTTCTAGGGATGAATCCATCATTAATGCATCATGCTGAATTTGTAATTTAGATTTTTCTTTTTGCTTTTTATTTAACTCTTTGCTATATTTGTCTTCAGATTCTTTATCATCTATATCTTTAATCTTTGCGTTATAAATTTCTTCATAAGATTTTAATTCTTCATTCAGCAAATCCATTTTCTTTTGATGTTCTTCTTCGAAAATTTCTAAAGCGGTTTTACTACCATCTTTAATAAGTTTTAATTGCTCATCGTTAAGATTTTTTGCTAATAATAATTCTTTAGCTTTCTTTTCTTTAGCTAGTTCTAATTCTTTCTCATATTGTTTCTTTAAGGCATTAACTATTTTATCTTGCATATTAGACAACTCATTAAGTTGAGACTTTCTGATTTCTTCTAACGTTTCTAAAGTTTGTTGCAAGTTTTTATTGCTCTCATTAATTTTACCCTCATATTCATCTAATAAACTATTTAGTAAATTCCATTCTAACGTATTTTCTTGAAGTGCGTTTCTTTGTCTAGTAATCTCATTCCTAATACCTATCATTTGAACTAAATAGGATTTTTGTTGTGCTATTAGCTTACCAGTTAGTTGTGCTTTTTTAATATAATCTACATTTTCTTTTTCATAAATATTAAAAACATCTAAATTTACTTGAGCTAAATCTATTTGCTTTTGCTCTAGTTTTAATTGTTCATCGTAACTAGCTTTTTGAATTTCAATTCTTTCCTTAATAGTAGCATTTATCTCTTGTTCCATTTTTAATTCATCTTGTGCTGATTTTTCAGAAAGTTCTCTAGTGTTTTCGTAGTCTTTTCTCATTTCTTGAAACATTTTAGCACCCTTATCATATGCTTCTTTCCACTTTTTAGCCTTGTCACCACCGCCAAAATCAATTTCTTTACCATAATGTTCATTGTATAATTTGTCCCATTGCACAGAACTCAATTTAGATAAATCTTTTCCTTCCATCCAAGACCATCTTGTCCAAATTTCTTTTTGAATTGCTTTTGATTTTTCATTGGCTTGACTTTGTGCTGATTGCAATTTTTTTACTTTGATTCGTTGTTGATCTAACTTTGTATTTTCTTCGTCTATGATTTGAGCATAATTAGATTTTGATTCTACTGATTGTAAATTAGCTATTTTTTGAGTAATATTAGTTATATTTTTATCCGTTTGCTCTATAGAGTTGTTTATCGTTTTAATAATACCGTCTATTTCATTTAACGCTTGTCCTGTAAATTTATATTTAGTATTATCTGTGTGATATTTTGATTTGCTACCACTTTGTCCTTTGTTAGACTTGTGCCTTCCTGAACCTCCAGAATGCCCTCCTCCAACTCTAGCGCCCATACCTCGAAAATCAATAGGGTTTAAAGAAGTTTTAGATATTTTATTTTTTGCTTCATTTATGGATTTCTCGATTATATCTACGCCTTTTGTTAAGCCCTCTAATTGCATATAATCATTTTTCATAGCTAAATAATCTGAACCATCATTGTCTCCGCCTTTATAATCTAAAAAACTACGAGTCATATTACCTTTTATTGTTTTCATTGCGTTACCTATATTGCCATATGTATCTAACCAATCACTTTTTAATCTACTACATAAAATAGCATTGATTTTTGATTTAGCTGTAGCAACTGTTTCAAAATTTGATAAATCTACGTTATATGTTTGAGCTATATCATTAAAAGCACTTTGATGACCACTAACAACTCTCGAACAAAATTGAATATTCCCTTCTAATTTTGTAGTTATTGCATTTATAGCTACGTCTCTTTCTCTCTTTGTAGCTGATTCTAACGCGTGATACATACCTTTTTCATCTCCCAATAATGGGATCAAATCCTCGTGTTTTTCAATAATTTCAGCTATACTTTCTGCTGATAAGTGATGGTGTTCTCGCATTTCTTGCAAATAACGATTATAATCTTTTGCACTACTTATAGCTCCTTGATATGCTTTTGTAGCTGTTTCTTGTTTTTGAGCAACGTTTTCTAAAGCAACTGCTACTTTACCACCCTCTTTGGCAAGTTCACTACCATCAAACATTTTAATCATATTTGTTAAATCAATCTTATTTTGACCACTAGCTTTTTTAATTTCATCCTTTAAGATTTTAACAAATAAATCCGAATTTTTCTTTAAATACTCCTTATCTACAGATAAGGGCATGATTTTAGTTAGCTCGAGAGGACTCATTTTTAAAGTTTTGGATAAAGATAATATAGAGTCAAAATACTTCTTTAAATCTTCCTGTTTGGGGTCTTTTAATTGTGCCACCATTTTAATATTAGAGTAATTTGGGTCATTCTCTATTTTATCTTTAAATTGCTGAATTTCCACTTGTAGCCCAGTAAAATCTAAATTTCCATCTTTTACAAACTTAGAGGGATCAATTTTAACATTTGCTAATTTTTGCTGAAAACTATCTAAATTTTTAGAATCAAATACAGCTTGAACATATGGTTTTAATTCAGAATATTTTTGTTTTTGTTGTTCAACCTTAGTTCCTACTTGTGTTAATATGTTTTTATATTCTTCCGTTTTTCTATCTAGTTCTTCTTGTTGTGTCTTCGTCAGTCCTATTGTACGTTTTATTTCATTTAAACCATCGATTGTATGCTTGTATGTATTACTGCCTAATCCTACATTATCTCCACCATTTTTTAAATTCTTAGCTTGATGTTTTAAATCATCAATAGTTTTTTGAATTTCTCTATATTCTTTCTGCTTGTCCTTTAAGAAATCATTACCACCGCTAATTAATTTATTACTTTCTAGTTTATTTTTTTGTTTTAGTAACTCAATCAGTTCTTTCGTTGATTTTTTTTGTAACTCCATTTCTCCTGTTTCGGAATTAATTCCTTTAACTAATTCAGGAAATTTATCAACTAACTGTTGTTTAATACTTTTTAACTTTTCTTGTTCTTCAGTAGTTAATTTAGTTTTCTTAGATAGATTATCATACTCTTTACCTTCTGTACGAAGATAAGTTATCATATCATTATTAGATTTTATATTTTGCTGAACAGATTGTTGGAGTTCTTGATTTTTTTGCTTTAATTCACTAGATTTATTGATTAATTTCATTATACCCTCTAATGCAAAAGTTATTGCTACAGATAGTCCTAACGTTAACGCCATTTTTAAGCCTTCGACTGCTATTTTAGCACCTATAGCTTTTAATTTTAATCCTGTCAAACCTGTTTTTAGCATATTTAACGTTCCTTTGAATACTCCTCCACCTGCACTTGCACTAGTAAAAGCTAATTTTAATTCTTGTAGTGACTTCCCTCCAAGCATCAATGTTTGTGCAAAACCCTTACCTTCAGATTTAATTGAAATGAAACTATTTTTAAATGCCTTGAATTTATTGTTTGAAGATAATAAAGCTGTACCCAAACTGACTAGCGCTATATTTAATCCTCCAAATTTGTCAACTAAATTAAGTATTCCTGTACCAATATTAACTATTGATTTTAAAGTGCTACTATTCATAGAATTATTAAATACAACTTCCCATTGAGCTTTAAATTTGTCTATAGCGCCTGATAAAGAATTTAGATAAGTTTCGTATTGTTTATTTGTTTCACCACTAGCTTTCATTACTTCACTGTAAATTTGTTGTGATCTTGACACCCCGTTCACATCTTTAGCAAGTCCCTGCATTAAAGCTGAGAAACGAGATATTTGATAAACGCCTAAAGAACTTGATACCATAGCTTTTTGCTTATCATTCATATCATTCCATTTATTTGCTAACTCTTGAAGTATTTCACCAACTGGTTTTAATTGTCCCGCCATTGATCCAGTCTCTACTCCCATTTTTTCAAGAGTATTAATTGTAGCACTAAAATCTTTATTCACTTCACCTGTATCTTTTTTTACTTGTTGGAATTTGGCAAAAATTGTCTTTAGGGATGTTCCAATCGTTTCCATATAATGTTGTCGTAAAGGTTTTTTATCCTCTACATCTAGGAGTTTCCTCGCCCCTATTAACTTTCATTAATAGATTTCAGAATGTCAATTCATTCTTAGATCAGCATATCTTTTCACCCTCGTTTTACGTTAGGTATTTAGTTATTACACTAAACAAAATAGACTATATCTATTGTGGAGTGGTCTCGTGGATGAATTATACGGTTGGATATTATCCATTAACCCTCATCATCTATGCGTTGCCCCTGACTGATATTTCTATCATCAATCATATTACTATGATTTAGTACCTAAGTACGCCTTCGGTTCAGATTATCCCTTTAGGACTCCCTGCTTAATCCCACTCTCATAATCATTAGGAGTTTCCTCCTAAGACGGCAAAACTTTACCACTTTCCCTTGTTTTCTCTGAAATTATTGCACCCATTGTTGCTAATTCCTGCAATGAGACTTTACCTTCTTTTGCCATTGCACCAGATTTCTGAATAATTTGTCCTACTTCGACTGCTGAAGTACCAGATACAGCTCCAACTTTTACCAATACATCACTTAATTCTTGTGCATCTACTTGCAATGAGTTAATACCTGCTGTCATTAATTCAGTTGATTGGTTTATGTCTCCATTAATAACCTTATTAAATTTACTGAAAATCTGCATTCTTTTGTTTGTTTCGTCTATTGCTAATCCTTGCCTTGTTAATTCTACGGTTAGTTTACTCATATCCGTTAACGTAGTAGCTAAATTCACACTCATTTTTGAATAAGAGTTTGCCAATTTGTCGGTTTGTTCTTGTGTCATACCACTTATTTCACGCACTTGAACCATTTGTTGATCTAGTCTTTTGACAAATTCGATGCCTTGAGAAAATTTTGCAAGTCCTTTGTACACCAGTCCCATCGTCAAAGCCATAGAAGTCATTTGTTTGATGCTATTGCCCATTCTTTCAAATGCATTTGATATATGTTTATTACTAACTTTTATAGCTTCACTATTTTGGTATATTTTTTGAGTGTTTCTATCAATAGTTACTCCAAATTGTTTCGTTTGATTATTAGATTGTTGAGTAGCTACTGTCATTTTAATTTGGGAGTTTCCTGCACTGTCTAAGGTACGTTTATAACTCTTAATAGAAGCATCAGCACCGTATATCGCTTGTATTTGTGCTTTTATGTACGAATCATCACCAAACATTCCACCAGAAGCGAATCCCTTTTCCTGACCTAATTTTTGTATCCTCTTCTGTTCGGCTTGTGCTATTCTATTTTCAACCTCAATGGTTTTTTGTTCTTTTTCTTTTAACGCCTTAAGCCAAAATTGTTCATATTGTTGTCCATTGTTTCTATTTAATCTAGTTTGTTGTTGAGCTATAGTTTCATTACTTCCTGTAATTATTCGTTCGATTTTCTTTTGTATTTCTGTAGTATTTTTTAATCTATTTTGTTCTTCTTGGTACGCTAATTTTCTAGCAGTATCATTAGCCTGTGTATTTTGTATTTGTTTTAGTTTATACTCTAATTCTATATTTTTGTTAATTGCTTGTGCCTGTTTTTGTATTGTTTTTAGTTCTTCTTGTCTTTGTTTAACATTAGACTTTTCTCTTGCATTAGCCATTAAATTTGCTAATTTGCTTTCTTCATCTCTAACTTGTCTTACATTAGTAGACACTTCTTTATACTTACTAACAACTTGTCCTGTTTTAGCATCTATTTTTTCAGTTAATTTAACAACTTCACCTATACCATTTGACCATTCTTTAACGTTTTTAACAGGTACAAAATTATCTCCTACCTGCTTCATTTTTGTTGATACTTTGTCTAAATCTTGAGATATTTGTTTAAATCCATCAGTGTTTAATTTAATTCCATTGGATTGTAATTGTTGTTGTAAATTTTTATAATCATTAATGATTTTATCAAAGTTAACATTATTGAAATTAATATTAACCTTGTAATCTTTTTGTAAATCATTAATCATTTTATTTAAATTTTGTTTAGCTTCCTCAAAATTAAATCCTACACCCAACTGAATACCATATGTTTCAGCCATACCGTCTAATCATCTCCTTTCTGTGCAAAATAAAAGGACTCAACATATATTGAGTCCTTTTCGTACATATTATATAATTTTTATACCTTTACTTCGCATACATCCTATGAAAGCATTTATTGCACTTTTAGTATTTTTTAATTCTATTTCGGTATTTTCAATAAAATCTTTAGTGTGAGGCGCAAATATGTTTTTACCTTCATCTAACCATTGTGCGATGTAATTCATCCGATACGAAAAATATATACATTTCTATCTAAATGTAGACATTTATACTATGACACGACTTATATCTTATGATTTTCGTCTTGTGTCTTCCTGCTTCAACGAATCTGGGTTTGCCGAAGCTACTACCATTTGATATGACTCTTAACAGGCTTAAATTCCGTAGTATCGTTACGTACATATTCAAAGTTTAGTTTAGGTTAAGCACTTTGAATTTGGTAATTTGCTAAATTAATACTTGCGTTCAAATCTCTATCCATCTTTAAGCCACAACTACATATATATAATCTGTCTTTAAGCTTTAAATCTGATTTAACTTGACCACAACAACTACAAGTTTTTGATGATGGATACCATTTATCAGCTTCAACAAATTTAATTCCATACTTCTTACATTTGTATTGAATTTGTCTTTTAAATTCATATAACTTTTGATTAGCTATAGCTTTAGATAAATGCTTATTCTTCATCATACCTTTTATATTCAATGTTTCCATCACAATTCGAGAAGGCTTGGTTTTCACTATCTCATTGGAACATTGATGCAAATGATTTGTGCGAATATTTTCAAGTTTTTTATATAAATTACGAATTATTCTGTTTTGTTTTTGGATATTTTTCATATCCCTTAAAGGTCTTTTATAAATCGGTTTTCTATTCTTATCATAACTTTTAATATTAGCTTCAAGTTTATGACTTAGCTTTCGCTGTTCACGTTTCAATTTCTTTTCAAGGAATCTAACTCTTTTAGTTTTATTTATATTTTTCTTAAATTGACCGTCTGAACACACAGCTAATTCTTTTATACCAACGTCAATTCCTAAACTAACATCAGTTAATTTAACAGCTTTAAATTCCTTATTATATCCTAGAGATATAAACCAATTCATACCATCAAATGATATTCGTGGATTTGAATATTTTTCACATTTCTTTAACTTTGGTAATGCTTGATATGTTTTTACTACACCGATTTTTTCACCTCTAAAGCCATTATTTGTTCGCTTTAGACTTTCATAATTCACATAAAAACTAACTTTACTTTTTCGCTTACTTTTGAATTTCGGCTTATTTGCAACACCATCAAACCATCTTTTTCTAGCTATGTCAGCATCTTTTACTGCTTGTTTCATTACATTGCTTCCAACTTCTTTAAGCCATGTATGAGTAGTCTTTTTTAATACATTATTAATATATTTTCTGACTTCGCTTTCTTTTATGGTTTTCTTGTCTTGTTTACCTTCAAGATACTCTTGGTAGTGTCTTTCACTTTCTGATAAAAAATAGTTATAAGACCACCTTGCAACTCCTGCCGATTTCCAAAATAAAATCTCTTGTTCTTTAGTTGGCTTTAATTTTATTTTAATTGCTACTATCATTGTTTTTTCACTTCCTCAATTAAACGCTTAGTTTTTTTAGACCTTTGACCATATAATCTATTTGCAAAAACTGTAATGATTTGAATTAAATCATCTGTTAGTTCTTCCTCTTTAGACTTTTCGGAATGATCTATAATTTCAAGTTCAACGTTGTTTATTTGACATAAATATTCAATTAATTCAAAGCCAAAACGAATTAATCTATCTTTATATAAGATAACCACCCTACTTACTTCTTGGTTATTTATCTTATCTATCAATTCTTTTAAGCCTTTTTTCTTATAATTAATTCCTGAACCAATGTCTTTGATTATTTCAAACTGATAGCCTTTGGCAATCATATAAGATTTCACATTGTTTACTTGATTCTCTAAGTCGTCCTTTTGACTTGGTGTGTTAACACGACAGTACCCTACAGCTAACTTATGTGCATTTCTTTTTTTTCCAAAGTATTTCAACTGATCCGTTGAATAATACCTAGTTCCTCCAGAAGAAACATGAGCTGGAAGAAACTCTCCCTTAGCCTCCATTCTTCTCAGAGTAACAACATTAACGCCTACACGTTTAGCAAATTTACCAATGGACATTAATTCCATGTACTCACCTCCCTTTAGTATAATTATATATTACACTTTTTAGAGAGATATGTCAATATTTTTTTATATTTGTATATATTTTTCTTATTCACTATAAGTCGCAACACCTATAGCAGTCTTTCTCTCACGAGTAGACCTCTCATACTTTCATATGAGCGTAGACTATATCTTCATCTCAAAAGAGATGCGGTATTTTTCTTCCACCATTGGCTTGTGGTTTTACTCTCCCTCAAGGAGATAGTCGTTGAAGGTTTTCCATATCTTAAAAGACTTAGGAATTTCCCTGCTAAACATCCATTATTACAGCATTTAGCGTCCAACGTTTTCTATATGTCACGACTACCTTTTTATAGAACCTAATTGGATTTTATTTCAGCTTATGCCATCCTTACTATTTTTTCAGCTTTCGCACCGTTACGCTTGTCGTTTCCAACTTCGCTTTGGTTGTAAGGCTTTAGGAGTTAAAAGCAATTAACACCGAGTATGCACCATTCACATGATACACAGGGCTTCCTGTTATAAATCTATTTTTCTATACATATTTGTATAGTTTTGTTTAGATTTGTCATAACAGTTTAGTTTCCCAACTTGTTCACCTTCTTTGATACCTAATTTATTACTTCCCCACCATGATTCATGGGTAAGGTCGGGGTTAAAACAAACTTGTGCTATGTACATTCCATTTTCTTCTTTTACGTCTCCTATTTCAATTGACTTCAATAACTCATAGGTTCTTTGATACCTATTGCTAGATTGATGTGAATACACCTTATCCAATACTTGCTTTTTTAATTCATCCTTGATAACTCTACTAACATCATCTTTTAATGCATTTATAGATTGTTTTTTAATTTCTTTTTCTAATTGAGACATATCAGAAAAATAAGCCATTATTCATCACCTAATTCAAGTTCTCTTATTTGTCTTTCTAATTCTTCTTTTCTTTTTAGTTTTAACTGTCTCTCTTTTTCTCTTTTTAATTCTTCCAATGCTTGTTCGGTATCTATATTTTCATTACTTTCTTCTTTGACTTGTTCAATTAATTCTCTTTGTTCTTCTATATCCATATTAACTAAATTATCTAGTCCTTCTTTAGATGTCTTTTCTATTAGCTCAGGTATAATTATATTTAATAATTCTTCTTCTACATTTATTACATCTTCGCTAGGACTCATTAATATTTCTATAATCTCAGTCTTTTTAAAATTCTCTAAATTAATATTAGTAAACATATTTAATATTTCTATTCTATCATCTAAATTATAAGATACTTGTCCCTTTTCTAAAGTTTCTTTGTTGTTTTCTAAAAATCTAGTCATAAAATTACAAAAGCTTAACATATTATATTCATTTAATTCATATACTTCTACATTACCTACTTGCTTTAACACCTTTGCTTTTATTTCTAATTTTCTTTTACCCATAAAATCTTCTTTATTAAATTTATTCATCATTCTAAAATTCCTCCTTAATATATCTGTTATTTTTGGTATTAAAAAGAGATAAGCTATACACTTATCTCAAAATTATCGTAAATCCTATATGCAATTTTTTATATCTATTACATATTCTTCACCTTTAAGGTGTTTTATTTCTCTAATATAATCTTCCGCATAGCTAGTTCTTAATGCGAATACCACATCTTTACCTTTCTCATCTTTGTATTCTACTATTAAATATTTCTCGGTTAATTTTTCTGTTTCTGTAGTGCCCATACCAATTGAAAATACCCCAAAAGTTAATATTTTAGTCAATGATGGACTTACTTGTTTACTTATTATTTGCTCTTTAGTTTTAGATTCCATATTTGTTATATTATTAATAGATATATCTATTTCATTTGCGTTAGATAAGCTTTTGATATATAAGCTATTAGTTTTACCCCTAACTTGCACATCCATTTGTTTGCCTATATTATTTTTATTCTCATCAAATAACGGTATACCTCCAATGTAATCACAAAGCCAATTTATTTTTATATCATATTCATTTTTTTCAGCATTGATTCTTTTTTCATCCTTAACGATTATATAAATAAACAATCCAACTATACATGCCATTATCGCGAGTAATATCTCCATATTTTCATCTCCAATCAGTTATAAATAAAATTTACCTTTTAATGCTATTATATAATAATTCTTCACTAATTACCACAGAGTTATTAATATTTGTGATTTTTTATTCAAAAAGAGGACTAACTTTTTAAAGTTAATCCTCTTTTAAACTAATATAGTTCAATTAATACTACCAATTTACGTGTGCTAGTTTATATTATTATACTTTCTTTATAACTAACATAGTTTAATTAATACAATTTAAGACCTTAACCTACTATATGAATATTGGGTCTTTATAACTAATATAGTTCAATTAATACACAAAATCTCAAGATAATTTAAATGCAATTCAAATGCAACTTTATAACTAACATAGTTTAATTAATACTAAGTCCAGCTACACAACAATTAATTATAAAAATTGCCTTTATAACTAATATAGTTTAATTAATACTTACCTTCAGGACAAGTTTTATTAAAAGATTTACTAAACTTTATAACTAATATAGTTTAATTAATACTCTATTTTTCTTTGCATATCTCTATTATACTATATAATCCCATATTTTGACCATTAAAACTTCAAATAAATAGTGTGTTTTTGCAGTGAGCCGTTTTTTATAATAAATAGCTAAGCGTATTGATATAACTACCTTACAATCACTTTTGTAAAATTAACCCAAAAACACTACTGGAGGTTCACTGCAAATCTCTATTTGTTTTTACCTTTAAGCACTCTCAAAATGAGGTATAGTTAATCCTAAATCTATTAATTTATCTAATATCTCAACTCTTTTCTCATACCATTCTTCACTTAATACCTTAGCCAATTTCTTATTATTAACTAGCCAATAATCTTCTATGTCATCTATAAACTGCAAATACTTATTGTATCCAACTTTTATAACATATTTATATTTTTCCATTCTTAATCCCCCTAATCAAGCACATTCTTAATATTTTAAGATTCTAAACTAATTCCCACTTACCAACTTCTAAATAATCTTCAATATCCCAGCCATCATATCCAACTAAATATTTATTATATGTAACAATTCCCTCTTTAACTCTTAGTGTATCAACTCCAAAAGTATAATCAAATACTTCACTACTATTAAGATCATCAACACTTGCTACTTCATATCCTAAAATCTCATCTTTACATTTTTCTATTGTTTCTAAACTATCTGTATATGTAATTACATCGTATAATTTACCTTTCTTATCTTTGTATTGTTCCTTGATTATTAGATAAATTGTTTTAATTTCCACAATTAAACCTCCTATTTATTTTTTGGTTTTGTTGGTTTCATTTACCTTACAAATATAATTATATACGTTTTTCGTATAAAGTCAATACTATTTTTAAATATTTTATACTATTTTCGTATAAAATTATATATAAGTTGAATACTATATACTAAAGTAGTATAATTATAGATATAGTATTTAAAGGAGGTTAAGTTATACATGATTAAAATGAAACTTCATATAAAATTAGCTGAGAGTAGACTTACTCAATCAGAACTATCTAAAATCACAGGTATTAGACAGCCTACAATTTCTGCATACTGCAATGATTCTTTTGTTTCTATTAAAAAAGATCATCTTAACATTCTATGCAAATTCTTTAATTGTAAAATAAACGACTTAATAGAATATGAAGATGATCTTAAATAAATTCTTTAGATTGATGTCTATTTTTACGCAATAAAAAAATAACTACTTTTAAATCAAGTAGTTATTTACATATATTCATATTTAATTTTGGCTAACAACCAATTTGTAAATGATTGCTTATTTCATCGCTTTTAACAAATTTAGTCTTATTTAATGGAAGTATGTATTGCAATAATCCAGTAACCTCATCTGTAGATAGATACTCAAAGTTATTATTTGTATAAAATTTTTTAAGAGGTTCTTTGTTTTCACATTCTACTAATATAGTTCTGCCACCTACATACTCACTACACTTCTGTATGATATTAATAGCCTGTTCTAATACTTCTTTACCATTTATAACCTTTTTGTATTTGTCATTCTTTCCAAGCTGTCCTATCAAATAACAATTTATATCTGTAGCCTTGTTATTAATTCCGTCATATTTTTTTCTTTTTGATTTAGATATTTCTTGCGGAAGTTGCATATGTTTTTGAGCCAATGTAAAATATCCTAATATATTAATAGAACCATTTTCGTTAAGTATATTTTCTTCTGGCACTAGTAAATATGTTCTAGACTTATCTGATTGTTCGAATCTTATAGATTTTTCTTTTAGAAATCTTGAAACATCAGGATTTTTACTAGACTCAAATTGAGAAATAAGAATGCTAACCTGTTCTTTATTATATTGATCTAATAAATCTCTTAACGAGAAAATAAGTGCTTTAATATCTCTCTACCCTTTTTTATTTTAGATTCCACATCAATATCTGCAATTTCTATTTCTTTTTTATTTTCTGATGATAAAACATATAATAACTTTTCACTAGCTTGTTCGTTTAATATTATATCTCTATCGAATGATATAGTTGCCATGTCTACCCCCTCTTTCTTATCTTCATATTTAATGTTTTTATATATTTTCTTTATCTTATATACTCTTTTAGTGGAACCTGTCCACTTCTTTATATCCATATTACCACCTCTACCCTCTATTTACAATATTTTAGTAAAATTTTCTCCATGTTTTTCTTTATTTTATGAATATTTTTATTAAATTTGATTATAATATATTATTAACATATTTATATTTTACCATAAATTGGATAAATGTAATAATATTATTTTTTACGCAATAAAAAATAACTACTTTTAAATCAAGTAGTTATTTACATATATTCATATTTAATTTATCTATTCTTTTTCTGTTGTTATATTTACTGCAACTTCATCAAATGATTTTTTCACGTATTGATATTCCATACACTTTTGTTCCAATAGTTTAAAATTGCAACATCTATTAGATATTTTTTTATGTTTTCCTGAATTAACTATACTATATAGCTTCCTTGCTTTGTTTTTAATTTCTTGTTTACTTTTATTTAGGTATGCGAATTGATTAAATAATAAATTTTTATAATACATTAACAAGAAAACACGTACCCTTTAGGGTAGGTGATGAATTGTTTGTACCCTTGTTGCTGTATATATTTTTCTATTGTTTCTTTACTCACTTGACCAATACTACAGGCAAAATATCCATCACTCCAAAAAGTTCTTTCTTGCCAAAAATGATTATTTAAATAGTATTAGTTTTTACCAACTCTCCAAACCCTATAAGTAGAAATTTGTTTAAACCATCTTACAATCTGCAATATTGATTGCGTTGGAGAATATTGAACTAATAAATGGATGTGATCTTTGTCTACTTCCATTTCTATTATATTTAAATCTTTTTCTTCTGCTATTGCATAAAACAGTTTTTTAATATCATCACCAAGTCTTATTAATAACTTTTTTCTATACTTACAAACAAATATCAAATGTGTCATTAATAAAAATTTACTATGATTTTTACTTATATATTTCATAAACAAATCCTTTTTGGAATTTATAAGGTGTTAATAAATCCACTTTAGGCACTTTTTTAATCTCTTTAAGTGCAACATATTTACCACCATTTTGGCTTCCTTTTACTGTATAAATCTTACCCTCATATCTAACTAAATCATTTGGCTGATAGAAATATTTTTGTTTTCTAATTCTTCTTTGACCTTTTGAAATCTTCTCACCTCTATAAATTCTAAGGTTTTCTGTACTATGGTTTTTATTTCTAGTCCTTCTTCCACAGTTTAAGTCTCCACCTGAAACCTTATTACCAGTTCTAACATCTATTATTTTACAATCATAAAACTTTTCTAAAGACCGATTATTCCTTCTTGTCTGCGATACATTAAATATATCATTATTTCTAATTTGATTAATTCCTTTTGCTATGGCAAATGCATCATTATAATGTGTTTTTTTAATTTTATGTGTAATTCTATGATTTTTAGTTATATAGCCATAGGTTATTGAAATGTTACTGTGTTTTTCTTTAAGAGTATTAATTAAATACCATCTTATCATACTCATAAAAGTAGCATCCTTAAATCCTCTAACTTTTTTTCCATTCATACACCAATCATAAAGAAATTTACCTTTTTTATGGTTAGGTGAAGTATGGCATTTACTACAAAGTGTAATTAAATTGTTAGGACTATCTGAACCACCTTCACTTCTATACTTAATATGATGAATTTCTAAAATCTGTTCTTTAGACTTATTTTTACAATTAGGATTTTGACATTTGTGATTATCTCTATGAAGAATGTACTCTCTTAAGTTCCAGAACCCCATCATTTCTCCTTGCTGATATTCTTCACCACTTATATCAGGGTTTTTGATTTTCTGTATATCAAAATTTGCTATTTCTACAACGCATTTCGTTATAGGTAATATATTATATAAACTATCAACAAATTTAATATGATTATCTAATTTATGTTGTAAGCTAGGTGCTAACCAACCTTTATGTTTACTTTTGGTTCTATTATTCCATCTAGCTTTTCTATATCTTAATCTACTTCTTCTTTGCCTTCTATACATTGCTTTTTCTTGTATTCTATCTTTGACTCCTTGAAGAAGTTTAACTTCACCAACTATTAATTCTTTCTTATCAGTTATTGCACTAAAACCTATATTCAAATATCCACTATCAATTCCTAAAGTTATTCTTTGAGTATAGTTACTAGTTTTATAATTTAATTGAATAGTAAATGGTTTTAACTCTTTAACTATCGATTTCTTATTCTTTAAAAGTTTTCTTGCTTTTGCTTCATTTGTTGGCATTAATGGATTTCCATTAATATCTATTACATATACCATAAAATTTAATCCTTTCAGATAATTTAACCTCACCTTTCGGTGGTAAGTTCTCTTCGCCAATGATTAAAAAGGTTTTGTATCTTTAACACACTTTTCCTACCATCAGAAATGTTTAATGTTAAAGCGTAGTGTTCAAGACTAGAGAAGTATCTTGAAGTACCTATATATTCTTAATAATCGTAGTCATTTAAGACTTAGGCTATTCAACCGACTTGCAATTTCTTACAAGCCACTACCCTTTAGGGTAGTTGGCAGTTGACATGTTCACTAAATTCTTTATAATATATATCAAGATCATATTTTGCTGTTTTGTGATTTTTCATATGAATCCCTCCTACATTTTTATCGATAAGAGATTTTCATTCTTTAACCATCTTTTAATCCTACCAACTAACATAGTTTGATTAATACATTTTATAAAATCAGTATATATTAATATACATACTTTATAACTACAATAGTTTAATTAATACGCTTTCCTTATATTATGGAAACGTCTAATATGTTTAGATTAGATAAATCCAAAGAGATAAGCCAAATAATATCAACTTATCTCTTTTATAAATTGTCAATTATTATTTTAAACTCTACGTCTAATTTCTCTATAAATTCTATAAGCAAATTAAATGCTTCTGGCTTAATTTGGCCAATTACCATATAATCAAGTTTATCTTTGTTAAAATAATATAATTGTTCTGCTTTTATATACCCATCCTTACCATTGTCAGGATCGGTAACTGTGTCATTGTGTGTTATAGGAAAATTTCCTGCGTATTGTAATTTCTTTTCTTGTTGCTTTTTATTTTTAAAAGATGACATTACATTACAAATAATATTATAATCTAAACCCTGTATTTTACCCAATTTATCACTTAAAACAACAAAAGAATGTTGATCTAACTTTTTTTCGTTATCCACATAATTTTTTATTAATATAATATCCCCAACTTTACACATTTATTATCCTCACATCTTTTATTTATCGTTATAATCTAACAAAACCTTTTTCTTTCCTGATAAAACTTCTTCACTCCAATTAATAGGTGTAACATCTTTTAAAGAATCTTGTGTAGAAACTATAGTAGTTTTTTTATTTTGTAAGATATTTAAATTAAATGATTTCAATTTATTCATATTAACACCCCCATTACTTTTCAGCTTGTCCAAATCTACTTTTATAGATTTGGAACTTGTCCACCTCTTTATATTCATATTACCACTGCTACTCAAAATATGGACAAACATACCCATATCGAGATTGTTACTGTTTCAACGTACCCTGTCTTGCCTAAGCTACTACAGTTTGTATAGCACTCCACAGTCGTTAATTCCCGAATTAGCCTTCGGTACATATATAAGAACTTGTTTAATTAAGCTATCTTATATTTTTTAACATTAGCTAAATTAATACTTGCATTTAAATCTCTATCAATAACAAGTCCACAATTACATTTATAAACTCTATCAGATAGTTTTAAATCTTTCTTAATAGATCCACAACAACTACAAGTTTTACTACTAGGATAAAATCTATCAACTACTCTAAGTTCAATATTATTTTGATTACACTTAGAGGTTAATTTAGTTCTAAATTCATAAAATTTTTGTTGTGCTACTGCTTTAGCTAGATGTTTATTCTTCATCATTCCACTAATATTTAAATCTTCAATAGTTATATAGCTTGGTTTTTGCTTAACTATTTCACTTACAGTTTTATTTATATAATCAGTTCTTATATTAGTAAGTTTTTCATGAAGTTTTTGTACCTTGACTATTTGTTTTTGGATATTTTGTCTAGTAGCTTTACCTCCTTTTATATTTTTATTTCTTGTTTTCAAACTCTCATATTTCCTTGAAAGTTTTCTTTGTTCTCTTTTCAATTTCTTTTCTACTTTTCTAACTCTTGATGTTTTATTTATATTCTTAAACTTATCTCCATTTGAACATATTGCAAAATCTTTTAGTCCTAAGTCAATCCCAATTCCCTCGTTTGTAGGGTTTGGAACTACTATATCCATTTCTTCAACTAGTATAGATACATAGTACCTATTAGCTTTGTAACCAACTGTGCCACTTTTAACTTTCACATTTGTTGGTATATATCCAAACTCTTTTAATCTCATCCAACCAAGAGTAGGTATTTTTACTCTATACCTTTCAATAGTCCAATCAGTTTTATTGTTCTTTGGAAAATAAGCTTTAACATCTTGGTTTTTCTTTTTCTTAAATTTAGGGAATCCACTTAAGCCTTTGAAAAACTTCTTAAATGCTTTTTCTCCATTCATTATAGATTGTTTGGTAGCTTTTGAAGAAACTTCTTTAATCCAAATTTTATCTTGATTATTAGGAATATATTCATTATTTAACCATTTAGAAAATTGCATACCACTTATAAATTTATTTTCTTTTTCATAAATTGCTTTATTATGAGCTATATAAAAATTATAAATAAATCTACTAACTCCAATAGTTTTATGAATTTTTATACTTTGTTCTTGAGTTGGTTTTATCTCCACTTTGTAAGCTCTTAACAATTTCATCATCCTCCTTAATTTTTTTCTTATATTTTCTTAATCCATATATACGACAACTAAATACATGAATTATAGAAATTAAGTCTTGAATCATTTCTTCTTGTGGAGATAAACTTTCATTATTTACTACTATTAATTCTACACCGTTAGATTTAACGAATCTTTCAAACCAATCAAATCCAAATCTAATAAATCTATCTTTATGAGATACTATAATTGTCTTTATTGCTCCTAACATACAATCTTCTAATAATTTATTCCATTTCTTACGATTATAATTTAATCCACTTCCTACATCTTCAAAGATTTCATCTACTATCATTCCTTTAGCGTTAGCATATTGTTTAAGAAATTCTACTTGATTTTTTAAATCATCTTTTTGACTATTACTTGAAACCCTTGCATATATAATAGTTTTTCTTTTGTCTTTATCTTGTACTATTTTACCCATATATTCTACATATTGATTATGAGTATAATATCTTCTATTAGATGGGTTTCTATATGCCTTTAATTTACCTTCGTTATCCCATCTTTGTAGTGTTTTTACTGATACTCCTATCATTTCTGCAAAATCTTTTGGTTTATATGTATTCATAATTTCAACTCCTTATGTATACATATTACCACTATTGTCTATGTTTGTCAATGTTTTTATTTATAGTTTATCACTCCTTGTCCACATTTTCAATATTTTTTGGTAAATTATATGATATTATGTTATATTATTCTAACTAGTTAGATATAACAAAAGTTAATTCTCTTTTATATTTTACCATATATTGGGTATAAATAGCAGTCTTATTTTTGCTTATAATAAAAAGAGCTACTTTGTTATAAAGTAACTCTTTTTACATTTAATTATATACAATTCCTTAACATGCTAATAGTTCTATTATTTAGGATTGATAGCTGTGCCCATCATTGTTGCTGTAATTATTATTTGTTTACCATCAGAAGACAATCTCATATCGTCTATATGATAAGTACTATGTCTAGGAAGCAACATTTCAAGTTGTCCTGCAAAAGCACTAATAGGGTCAATATATCCTGCCTTTGAGCCTTTTGCTACTTTAAATTTTGTAATAATTGGTCTTCCTGCAAATTGAGAAACATTCATTAATGAAGTACTAATATATCCATATTCAAGTCTATCTTTATTTAAAAACTTAGCTTTAGCCTTTTCAAAAGCCGTTTTATTAATTGTACCATTTGAATTAAGAAGAGTGTTTTGAAATTCTGTTCCTAAATAAGCAGGGTCGTCGCCTCTAAATAACATAATATTTTCAGGGGTCTTCATTTTATTAAAAGATTTATCTAAAAGTTCAACTTGTTTTATTAAATTTGAAGGAAATCCATTGATAACTCCCTTATTTTGTCTTAGCTTTCCATTTATTTCACTAGCGCTTTTAGTATATGATACTATAGCTTCTTTTTCTGATTTGCTTAGTCCATACTTTTTATACTGAGCATTACCCCAAGCTTTTGCTTGATCAATATTAGTAAACTCCTGGTAAGTATTTGAATAAGCCTTTTGATTAATGGAATAAGCATAACATTTTTGAGGACTTTGAATCATCCCAGATGTTACTGGAGCTATTACTCCTGCTGACAAAACTAAACATAAAATTGATTTTCTTAAACCTTTCATAAAATCCCTCCTAAACTAAATTTATATATACTATTTTACCATATTTTGTAATTTTGTAAATACTTTATTATAATTTTTATAATAAAAATTTATTGTTCAATAATATTAAATATCAATGAGTAATACAATTTAATATTTTTAAAAAATTGGTTGATATATTTTTCTTTATATACACAAACTAACCTTAGATTTTAAGCTATTTTCATAGGTTACTACTTCTATAACCCTTGATATATGCACTCTCCGAACATATGTTCATAGTTGACATATTTTCATGTTTGTTATATAATTTGCTTTGTAATAAGGACAAGCTATAGTAAGAATTTAATAAACAAACAACAAAATACATAGAATCGGATATAAAAAGAAGACTAACAGTGTGTGAGACTGATAATCTTCTCAAATTTTTATAGTTATTTATATTTATTATTTATATTTACTACATTGGAGCTTGAGAAATTAGTAAGAATATATTACACTTACGTTTGTTAAATTGTGTAATTAATTCAAACCAAGTCCATTTATTGAACTTAAATACCTCAAGAAATAATTCAAATTCTTCATCTGTGAATAATTGTAAAAATCTTTCTTCTAATAAATGTTTTAATAATTTACGCTGTTTTAGCTTGTATGCTTGTTCTATTTGTTTAGTTAAAATATTACCTCTTATTTGATTGTCTAAAAGATACTTTCTTAAAATAGATAACGCTACAGTTTTTGATCCTAAAGATTCATCACTCTCTAATATCTCATCAAACTTAACCTTTGAAATCTCATCTTGTACCAAAAATTCAAATGTGTTCTCTTCAGTTTTCTTAAATTGAATATTTTCCATATTAATTACTACCTTCCCATCATTAGTATATTTATGTATATACTCTTGTATTTTAATCTTCCTTATACAATTTGTGAAAAATTAAACACTGCAAGAATAAACATCATATTATAGATTATAATACCATATTTTCCGTTTTGCAAGTTTATTAATACATAATATTTTATTGGTTCGAAATATTAGACATATTCCGATATTTCGAATTTGTATTTATTTACTTTTCTATTATGTAAAACAAATCATGGATATTCATATTCAATGTATAAGCTATTTTTACTACATTAAAAAATGAAGCGCCTTTAGGGTTATTGACTATATTATTTAATGTTGCTTTAGGTATCTGTGCCTTTTGAGATAATTCTAATTGAGTCATATTCTTTTTATCTAAAGCATACTTTAAACTAGAATGAATTATATATTCCTTGTTTATAAAATCAAAATTATCATGTGACAATTCAGTGTCATACTTGCCTTGTACAATAAGTTTAAATATCTGTTTTTTGATTTCTTCATCAATTTTTATTTTATTTTCTTTTTTCTCTAACTTATTCAACATCTGTCCAAGTCCTTGATGTATACCCTGCAACCTATCAAATAGCTGTTTTTTTATATCTTCTTTACCCAATAAATAATTATTCAACTCCATCAAAAAATCAACTGTACCTATTTTTATAGCTAACTTGTCTACAATTACTTCATCAAAATAATCAAGAAGTATAAATTTTATTAATTTTACAATATCTTTATTTATAACGTTGTTTTTTGTCATATTTAAACAAATTCCTCCATTTATAATTACAAAATTTAAATTTGTATTAACATTTCCATTATAATTATAAACTGTATAATAAAAATATCAAATATTTTTTGATAGGATTAAATTTTTTATTATAAAAGGGTAAAATTAAATATGTAATTGGACACGCACAGTGCGTGGGCAAAAGCACAAATAAGAAATTGCAAAGTCTTACCCCCTTTACTACATACATAATGTTACTACCTTTCAACCAAAAATAATTTTAATTTAATTTCAATAATAGAGGATAATCTTTATATTTGTTCTTCAATTGCTCTTGTATATAATTGTATTCAAATCCCAATGCTATCAATCCTGTTACTATGGTTTCAGCTTCTGATACCAGTTTTAATTCTTCTTTTTTAAAACTATCTCTTAATAGATCGTTATTCTCAACATTTTTTGCTTTTCTTAATTCACTAGCTTTCTTATTAAACAATATTTTATAAATCATATTTGTATAATTAGGGTAAGCAAATTTTTTATGAGGAGTATCTGGGATGTAATCTTTTATTGCTGTAGTCATTCGTTTTCTTTCTATTTTACCTGCCTCACGCTTAATAGCCGATACCTTTTGTTCTTGAGTGGCTATTTCTTCTAAATTTAATAAATAACTTCTAACTTCTTTTGCAATTGATGAGGTTGTAAGTAACATACCTATTCTTAACATTGCACGTTTAGTCATTATAGTAAATGCTCTTGTCTTATTGTTTATTTTGTAACCTTCACCATGAAGGTTGCAAACTTTATTGTTGAAGTCTTTTAATTGTTGTCCTTTAAGAACCATAATTCCATCATCTTCAAGTTCATCTCTATGTCTCTTTACAATTGTTTCAATAGCCTTTTTAGTGATTTCATAATAATTAGCAACTTGTTCTATACTAACTACCATGTCATTTGTTAAATATGGAATCACCTTTATTTTATCAAGAATATCTACATTCTCAATAAATTCTTCTCTCATAGTTTTACTTTCAGTTAAAATGACTTCGTTTTTGTTGATTGATTTGTTTATTTTTTTCATAAATCAAAATCGCTCCTTATATATTTTTATTTTTAGATAACATTAAATAAACGTTATCTTTAGAGAAGAATTAGTTGATACCCTAACTCTCCTCATCTGTTATCTAAAAATAAAAATAAGGTAGTTAGAACAATATCTAATTGTCCTCTAAAAACAACGTTTAGCACAAAAAGAGTAGCCTTATTAACTACTCAAATTTTTAAATTTATATATTTTCGACTATATTTATTAACACATATTTTAATTAAATTGTATATAAAATTCGCATTTTATGAATTAAAAAAATAAGAAGATATATTTAAAAATATATAAAGTGATTACATTATATACATCTTCTTATAACCCTCAAACCCTCATTCTACCGTTACAAATTTAATCGTATATTCATTTCTATATCTCTAATGATAATTTATACGATTGAGGTATTTATTTTCATTTAAAATTCATTTTATTTTATGTATTGATTTTCTCTTAGTTTTTAAATATAAAATCCACTCCATTTGGCTTTAAGTTCTTTGTTTGGCTCTAGGACTTGCACCTGCGACCATACATATTTCTTTTGCAATATCTAATGTTAGAATGTATTCTTGTGTCGGTCTGCCACCTTCTAGGTTATTTTCTTTAAAGGATAAAAACCTCAAAATCAGTATGTTCTATAGCGTCTACACTTTGCAAATTGTTTTTAATCCATGTCGCAAATTCCTTCCTAACAACTAATCCATTCCATAATTCTCTACCATCTACAACACTATTTCCGTCTTCAGTTTTATAAATCTTAATCATTCCATCTTCTAATACTTTTAGTTCTTTTTCACTCATCGTTTCATCATTCTTTTTATAATATTAAGCACTCTAAGTCATCTTCATCTCATTTCATTTATTTTTAGATATAAAAATTGACTAGGCACATTACCGTTACACCTAGTCTGCATTCTAAAAATATTATTGGTGTTGGATGAGGACACCTTGCAATGTTTAATATTCACTATAAAAATAGGACAAACTAATTAGCCTGTCCTAAAAGAAATTACTCTATTGCTTCTTCTTTGGTTATAGTTATTGGAGTTTTTAATTCTTTGATCACATTGTCATTAAGTTTATTCCATACTTGTTTATTAATAACGTCCAGTTCTTCATCTGTTAAACTTGGAAAATGTGATTTTAATATTCTATCCATCTCATTCTTTTTAGCTTCACCAGACTTTTTTAGATCCTTGAAATTATGCTCTAATAAAGTGTATACTCCTTCAGCCATATACATTGCATTATTATACACTTCAGCTTTTCCTTGTTGAATTGCTAAAGCCTTCTTTTTCTTTATAAATGATTGTATTTGTAATGTTAACTGACCTACTAGCATTATTACTATAGCAAATATACATTTTAGAATTTCATTTATTAATTGTTCTTTCATGTAATTTTTCTCCTTTTATATATAAATTTTAATTAGTTTACTTATTATCTTGGAAATGTAGCTTTTTTAGGTATCCATGCTTTTACACCATTAATATCTAATAGATAAAATTCTAATTTTTCATCTATTGCAGTAATAAGTTGATCTCTATAAAAATACTTGGATATATTTACAAACCCATCTCTAATTTGTATTGCGGGAGAATCATAAATCATTTTTAAAGGTAGTGGCTTAAATCTTCTAACCTCTAAATTACTAAGGATTTTATTCCAAGTACTTTCGCCAACTACTCCATCCGCACTTAATCCGTTATTTCTTTGAAATGAAATAACTGCATTTTTAGTCCCTTGACCAAATATACCATCTGCATTTCCACAAGTATATCCTAATTTATTCAAATTAGCTTGTAATTGTTTTACTTTATCTTCTCTACTTCCTACCTTTAGTAAACCAGAAGAACTATTGACTGATGGATTGGATTGAGAATTACCACTTATTTGACTTTTGAAATCATTCCATAAACTAAGCGAATCCAACATTTTTCTAGGGCAATACTTTTTACAAGCATCATAGTGTCTAACTACTCTACTAGCAGGTATTTTAGTAGTAGATATTAAATATTTAGTTAACTCAATCGCATTTTGTCTCGCTTGAGAATAATTACCGTCTTTATTAACACATATTTCAATGCCAATAGAATTTTTATTCCCTATTCCACCAATTGGAGGAGTTCCATATTTAACACCTACGTGACTAGTTACAGTCCAATGTTCGTGTACTTGTACTATATTACTTTCATCTACATAATAATGTGCTGAACAAGATAAATTTCCATTTGCTAATGCTCTCGCATGGCATAAAGCGTTAGCCCCTTTATCTTCATTGTCAGTTTCATGTATAACTATCCATGTTGGATAATTAGCACCACCTTGAGCACCATGACTAGTTATTTTTCTAATAATATTAACAGCCATGACAGTACCTCCTTTCTTCAAACTCTAAAATTAAAAATAAAGGAGAACTTTTAATCCTCCTCATTTAATATTTCCTTAGTTTCCTTTACAATTTCTTTCTTTTTAATTGTTTTCTTTGGCTTTTCTTTTTCCTTAAGTATTTCATCCCACGTTGAATTAGTCGGACTAAAATATTGAAGTATTAACTCCTTATTAACCAAATGTTTATAATTCCCATTTACTATGTATATATCGTCTTCAATATATTCAATATTATAGATTTTATGTATATCTAAAATAAATGGTGGTGTAGCAATAGAATCATATTTTATTTGTATATTTTGTAATTGTTTCCCTATCACACTTACCACCTCATTAAATTATTGTGTATGTCATCATATCTTCACTACCTGAATCTTTCAATACGTCAAATTCTATTTCTAATTTTGTTATATCTGAAGCCGACATAGTTAATGTGAAGTTTCCTTTAGGTTTAACATTTAAGTAATGTACTTGAACAAACTTGTCTTGTTGATCTGTATCTCTTATCATAGTATCCATATAAATTGTATAAGCTTTTGGGAACTTGTCAGCACTTATAGTCATTGTTTGAGCAGTTTCTTCAGTGTTAGTCATATAGTATACAACTATTTTTGTACCTTCTGGACATTGGGTTGTGTTCAATAATAGTTTTTTTGATTCTGAAGTATCAACTTTATAATTTCCACTACTAGAATTATCTCCAAGTTTAATTTCATCACCATTAGTTAGTCCATCTTCTTGCAATAAATGAACACTTAAACTTCCAACCTTAGCTTCATGAGATAAAGTTATAGAATTTTTATTGTCTGCTACCAATACTTCTCTCTTAAATAAATTTTGTTTACCTTTTTTAAATTCTGATCCTGCCAACATACTTATAAATCTCATATCAAATATTTCTAAATGCATCTTTAAAGTTGATTCTTTACCAAAATCCCATCTAATTGCCTTTGTAGATTTACTTTTTGCATAAACTTGTGATGTTTTCCAATTGTTTGATACAGATGTTGCATAATCTGCATAAAGAAATGGTTTTTTACTTACTTTTTCAAGTATAGTTATATTTGCACTATCTTTAATACCATGTATATTGTTCATATATTTCACTCCTTTTATATTAATTAATTTTTATTGTTTTTATATTTTCTAATAAGCATAAGTTGACTTTATCATCTTTAGGCGCTATGTCTATTGTATATGTAGGCTGTATAGCCCCACTTGTATATTTTAGATAAGCTAAGTTATAATCATTAATCAATTGTATATATGTCTTATTTAACAAGTTGTCATAATTAAAATTATTATTTATTAGTACTAAATCAATCATATTTTTAATAGATATATGTTCTCTTTCGGCTTGTCGCTTTCTACCTGCCATTAATTTGTAATATATATCTTCTTGCCTTTCATTTTTAAAATTAGGTATTTTCTCTTTCTTAGGAACTTTACTATTAGTTATTTTTCTTATATAAGAACAAAGTATATCAAAATTCTCTCTATTAATTTTGTATTTATCATCAACAATGATCTCAATAACCTCTTCAATGTGAAATTTAATATTATTAGTCTTATAAAAGAAACTTAGAGCTTTTAATAATAAACTGTTATATTGCTTTACTTTTGCATTTGTGTTTATATTTTCATCATTGTTTAATAATAAAAAAAATAAATCAAATAGCTTAATATTATTAATACCTATTTCACTTTCTATTATTTGTTTTAATTGAAATTCTTCCAATAACAAATCAATAGAAAGACAAAACATTGATATATATGAAGCAAATATAGTTTCACCACCACAAGCGATAATATCTTGTATTGTTGGTTGATGTATTGTACCCAATGTGTTAATTTTATTTTGATCATCAAGGTACGTTATTTCAATATTTTTTTGCAGTAATAAAATTAGTTCATCAATCGCAATTAACTCATCTTTATTTTTATTTAACTCAACCATAGTTATCTAAAGTCCTTTATAAAATATCTTAAACTATATCCAACCATATCATTAGTCATAATAATATTCCAACTTAATTTATTTAAATCTCCTAATCCTAAACCATGCGATCCTGTTAAAGTCTTTTGTATTTCATATTTAATCTCTAAATCTCTCCTACCTTTATTAATAAGAAGAACATCCTTGTCATTACTAACTAATATATCTATTTGTAAAGTAGCATCTTGAAATATTCCTCCTTGCTCTCTACCATCAATCCAATTTACATAAATACGACTACCTTTAACAGTTGTAGTATTTATATCTTTAGGATAAGGATATATATATTCATTAATAATAGGATTTTGTTTAGTAATTTCAATATCATTAGCTTTCAATGGTTGATTATTTGGAATAGTTAATAACTTTAGTAAGTTTTGATTCTCCATTAATGTGTATACCACATCGAAAAGATATTTATTTAATATACAACTTTCTTTTAATTCTAATCCATGTTTAAATTCACTATCTTTGTAAGTTGTAATTGGCAATTTAAATCAACTCCATTCTATTCATCGGCTAATAAAGGTTCTGTATGAAATTCTAACAATCCCATACCTGTTAAATCTTCACTATATAATAAAGATTCTCTAATTTGCATTTCTCTCTCAGATGTAACAGGTAGACTCTTATATATATAATCATCTTTTAAATTATCATATACGGTTAATAAAAATTGACCTTTAACAATATGTACAGAGTCTTTTAATCTGTAAATCACATCATAATATTGAAATTGACTTTTAACCATTTCTAATGTAAGATTTAAAGGTTTTTCTACCATCTTTTTAACTTGCTTATGTTGATCTCTCTCTACAATTTGATCTTCTGTGATCTCAACCTTTTCGGTTTTAGCAGTTATTAAATAAACAGTATTACTTGAATCAACTGCAAATTTACCAATACTATCTTTAGAATCTATTCCAGCCATAGGTACTTCTTCTAATTGTACGCCATCATCATCAATTACATCCACAAAATGATTGACAATACTTGAATTAGGTTCACAAATTGATGGTAGTGGTTTTAATTTTATCACTGCTACATTTGTATAGGTTACTGTATCTAAAGCTACAATGTCATCTCTAGTTAAGTGCCATTTTTTCTTTTTTCCATTTATCATTGTCTATATCTCCTTTCGTTTGCTTTTATTTTTAATGTAATTTTCATTGCTATCTCAATCTATATCCAAGCCGATATAATCTCAATCTTTTTAATTTCTTCGTTACCTATTCTATTCTTACAATGTAATAAAACGATTCCTTCATCTTGATTATGATTCGCTTGTATAGTACAAGTACAATTTTCTTTATCAATTTTTGTAATTTTAGCTAATTTAGTTTCCTTACCCTTCTCATCAGTTAAGGTAAACTCACACTTATCATTATACGGTTGTCCATTATCTACAAATGTCACTTGATATGTAGCTTTTCTTCCCCATGCAAGTGTTGATTTACCATCAATTTGGGTTGTAAAGTTATTAGTTTCATTTTCTAAAATTTGTATATCTATAGATTTTTGAATTCCTTCATATTCAATTGTAAGTTTACAAGTTCCATATTTTAATCCTATTATTTTATTATCTTCAATTTTAACTATCCCTTCATTTGAAATAGTGTATTTCAATATAGGATTATCAACTTTTATATCATTCTTGAAGCATTGAATATCAATGGTTGTACTTGTTCCAAGAGTTGATAAAATTGGGTTTTTATTTAGTATTTTAAAATCATAATGGTTCTGATATTTATAGTAATCAGCTATACCTAATTCAAGATTATCAGTATTACTATTAAATTCATCTTGTTCGCACATTATTGTTAGCAACCCTTTATCATCTTCATTTATAAAAGTTACTTTCCAACAATGTCTGTTAATTATTAATCTCATATCTTCATATACAGTTTTAGTAATTTCATTATTGGGTAATAAAATACTTTCCTTTGAATTACCCCATTGTATGAATTTATCTTCTTTAACTCCTGTAGTATATAATTGTTCATTATTTACTAATGCAATATGAGTTTGTATATTACCATCTTTATCAATCCATTTTAATAAATGATTAAATTTTCTTAATTTAGAAGTGTTGTAAAATGGGTTATCTTTATCTATATCAGAAATAACAATATAATCATTATCCATATACTTCACCATATATCCTCTATTAATATCCACATCTTTAGATAAGATTAAATATCTTTCTTCTTTATGTTCATTGGTAGGATTGCTATGGTTTCTTACTATTGCATTTTGTTTATTTCCTTCGATTAATATACTTGTACCTTCTGATTTTAACTGTTGTTGGAATAATTTATAAGCACTCCATTTGACCTTGTCAACTGTTGGAGAACGATAATTACTATAATCTTTCATATATATCGTCCTCCCTTAGTTATAATCAAAGTCTTCCATATTATTTAATAGTTCATTGATTTTGTTTTGAGTTCTTGCTAAAGTTGATTCTCTTCCTTGTAATTGTTCCCTATAGAATTTTTGACCAACTTCTTTTTGAAATGGTTGCCATAATTCTTCAAACTCAATTAATTCATTTTCTAAATATGAATACCTTAAGCAATAAGCTAACAGTAGTAATTGGTTGTTATCTAAAAGAATATTCACCCGTTCCTTTTCATCATCATAGTTTAAATTTGTATAAGATTCATCAATTACAGTATTATAATGTATAATTGCATTATGTATTAATTGATATTTACCTTCATTTGATTTAGGTAGATTGTCTGTATCTATACCACAATTATCAAGAAAACAAGTGAATATTTCATCATAGGAAGTATATGAGGTCACTTTAAATCACCTCACTTTATTATTTTTCATACATTTCTTTTAAATTTTTATCAAAGAATAAATCAGAATTTTCGTATTCTAACCCTGCCCACTCACAGATTACTTTTCTTTTAGCACTAGAATCTACTCCTTCATCAACAGCAATTGCTACAACATATTTTTTTAAATCTTCAATAATAGCTTGTTCTTTGCCATCAGTTAATTCTTTTAATTTCTTCTTAAGAGATAAATGATTTCCTTCAGTTAGTAGATTAATGACCTCTTGTTTAGTCATAGCTATACTTTCAGCTTGTTCTATTTCAGGAATGTTTTCCTTCGCCAATTTAACATCTTCATCTTCTGTTTCTTTTATAATTAAAGCTCCTGTTTGAAATACTGTAGTTTGATTTTGTAAATAATCAAACACTTCAAATGGTACAGGCCTTTCATTCAATATTGAACCTTTTGTACCTTGCCATGTATACGTAGTAGTAGTTCCATCATGTGGGTAATTTACTATAAACGGTGTTCCTTGTTTTCTTATTAATATAACTTTTTTATCTTCCATTGTTATCTTCCTTTCTATTCAAATTATTTTTAATTAGTTGTGTAAAGAAGGGCTATTAACCCTTCTTTGATTATAGTTTTATTGCTTTATCACATATATATCCCATTGCTTGTCCTGTAAGTAAAGTTACATCTAATCTGTAATCAATTTTCATATATACAGCTTCATTTTCAATTGATGGCATGTCTTGTGCAGTTCTTAATCCACCAAATTCAGTAATTTTGAATGGGGACTTTTTACCACCTGCTAGCATTACTCCTTCATTGACTGGTAAATCTACTTTAGAATTTTTATCGTCTATAAACGGATTATCAGTGGCTATACAAGTAGTTCTTGATACTTTATCTATATTTACATCTCTTAATAAAGTATTTTTTAACTCATCAGATAAAAATACATTTTTAATTCCACCAACTTCGGCAGAACCTTGAGCTAAAGCTAAAGCATCTATTAAATTAATATCAGCTATTAGTACAGGTGTTACTCTACCATATCTTAAAAGATTATTTTCTATAGTTCTAAAATCAGTTAATTTAATATTTGAACCTTCCCATACTTGTTTTGCAGGAATTTGAACTGCTTTAACTGCTTTTCTTGTAGCTTCCATAATCTTTTTAAATAAATACTTAACCTTGTATTCTTGAACATAGTTAACAGCATTTCTAAATTCGTTGACAGGATCAGAAATCATTCTATCTATATTATAATAAACACCGAATTGATGATTTTCTGGTCTTGCAGATATTTCTTTTCTATAAGGTGAAATTCTCACAAAATCTACTCCTGAAGCAGTAGCACTTAAAGCCATAGAAATTCTTGCTTGTTTTTCTAACACATATTTTTTTGAATCATATCTACCGACTTTTGAATAATCGGAAATTGCATCTAATATAGGTTTAATTTGTGCTTCAGCTTGTTTATCAGCCACCTCTACTATTAAAGCATTAAAACTTCTTAATTCTTCCATGTTTCTTACTTCACCATTTGAAGTAAAAACTTTATTACATAAAGCTTTTATAGCTTCTTCATCTGATAGTATAGTTTTACCTGTTTCATCCTTCTTTTCGATCATTTTGTTATTGTACACTCTTGTTGCTAATTCTTTCATTTTGTTAAAATCCATTGTATAATCCTCCTTAGATTCACGTTTATATTATGTATATTTTAATTTTTTTATATTATTGACACTCTAGTCTTACTGTTTGCTTATCAAAAGCAAATCCAAAATCAGTATTTACACTTACTATGTTAAATTTGTTAGCTGACTCAGCATAGTTTGCATGAGCAGATGATGGATTTGAAATTATATATTTTTTCTTTGCAGTATCAAAATGTGCTACCATTCCTTGCTTAACTTCTTTAACTCCCGCATTTAATTCTATTGCAGACGTTTCAAATCTAACTCCTGTTTCAAGTCTTGTTAATCTTACCATTTCGTCTTTCGCATTGAAGAAATCTACATAAGTTTCTCCTTCCATAAGTTGTTCTTCCTCAACTGTTGTTAATAAATATCCCTTTTTCTTATGGTCTGATAATGGCTTACAAGTTAAATTACCTTCTTCATCATATTCTCCTAATTCAACTAATGTGAAATTATCAATTTCATCTTTATCCTCACAAACTAATTTCGCACCATTAACTATATGTTTTGCCCATATAGTATTTAAATTTCCTATTTCGTGATTTCCTCTTACGGATATAGCTTTGTATAATCTTGTTGACATATTATTATTTCCTCCTTCGGCTTTAATTAATTTAATTTTATTATTTTTTAAATCCATAAAATTCTTCGAACTCATCTACAGTTTTATTTAAATTTTCATTACTTGTACATGGTTCAGTTATGGAATTTATACTTATTTTAGTATCTGGTATTAATTTATCATCTGATTGTATTGGTACAATTTTTGATACAATCATATTATTTAACGTAAATTTAGCTTTTTCAGCTTCATCTTCTTTAGCATTTATAGATTGCTTAATTAAATTTTGCACTTCTTCTTTTCCAAAATCCTCTAAAGCATCTACACTTTCAAATTTCTCTTTGTAGTATGTAGTAGCACTATTTAACTGTTTTTGATATTGTTCTTCGTTATATTTATCTACTATTGGTTGCATTTCTTTAACTTTTGCATTTAAAGAAGTTAAAGTTGCTGTTAATTCATTAAACTTTTTAACTGTAGATTGGTCTTCATCTTGTTTAGATGTAACTTTAGAATTTAATGATTTAATAGTCTTATCTTTTGAATTTAATTGTTTTTCTAATTCGGCTATTGTATCATTAGCAGTTTTTAATTCGGTTTCTTTTTCTTTTAAAGCATTTGTTGATTTTTGAACTTCTGATACGGGTACCCAATCATCAGAATGTTTAACTTGTACCTTTTTGTCATATGAAATTACAACATCATCATTTTCAATTGTATAAGGAACTTTATAATTTACCCATTTGTCTCCTTCATAGTTTTCATATACGAAATAGTTTTCAGTTGGGTATATTGCATAACTACCTACCCATACATTGTAGTATTCATCTGCTGTCATTACTTTACTTAAAGCATCCATTATCTTACTTCTTATATCTCCTAATGATATTGAATTAAGAGATTTTATAAAAGCATTTTTCACAATACCATCCTCCTTATTTGTAGAATTATTTTGTTTTTTAATTACTTGATTAATAGCTTTGTTCCATGTCTTTTTTTCATTTAAACTTAACAATTGTGCTGAATCGTATGCAGGTTCTATTTCTATACAATCACCCCTGTATTCTGAATTTAAAAGTGTATGAGCTGTATATAAAATAGGACTTTGTATATGTTCAATTCCGTCTATCATATTATAATTACAATATAAAAATTCAACAGACATATGTATTTTGACACCATTGTTAAGCCATTCCATAAGCAATCCTGTAACGTCTTGATATTTGTCATCATTCCAAATAACTATATCACCATATAATACTCTTTTGGTGTTACCATTTTCATCGGTAAAATCATCAATATAAACATTCTCGATGAAACCTATTGCAATAGTATCTGTAACTACTACATCATCACCACTTCTATTTTTTCTTTCTTTTTCTTCATGGTCTCCTAATGCATCTATACCATTATTTTCTTCATTGCTTATGTATTTACACACAATTCTTTTTCCTATTAAAGTATTCATATTCTCGGCACAAACATCTTCGCTAATAATTTGATTATTCCAAGATTTTTCAAAGTCATGAATTATAACCGTACCTTTTAATAAAGTAGGATCTTCCTCATTAACTTTAATACTGTTAAATTGTGCTTTAAATGTAGATTTCTTTTGCTTTTTATCTTCTGACATTTAATTTATCACCTCCTTTCAATAGAAACACAATTATCTTTCTAAATACCATTTTTTAATTTCATCTTTAGTTTTATCTTTTAAATTATTAAATAATTCATCTTTTATAACCAACTTTTTTCCATTATTAGATATTAGAATAGAATTATTATTTTTAACTATTATAATGTTGTTTTTCATTTACAACTTCCTTTCTAAACATTTTGCACTTAGACACCTCGCTCTTTACTTTCTATAGTTGCGTCACTTGAATCAGAATCATCTAATTTTGGACTTCCTATATCATTTCCATCTTTACCACTAAGAACATTGGTATTCAGCGGTGGCATAATCTTTTCTCTTAATTTTAATTTTTCTATTTCATAAATAGATTCTTCAAAATATTCTTCAGAACTTATACCTAGTATATCTAAAACATACTTAGCTGAATATCCTTGTGCTTCTAATTTAATCAATGTATCAAGTTTTTTCTCTCTTTCGATAGGAGTGTCTTTATTATATTGAAATATATAATTACAACCTTTTTCTTCACCTAATATAATATCTATAAGTTGATTATATATTTCCTCTATAATTTCTAGCATAACACCTATTTTTTTATAGAATACATCTAAATTTAATTTAGCTGATGCATAATTACCCTTTGTACCATTTGTTAAAACTTGCGAAATACCTGTAGCATTAGTTATATCATTATCGATGGAATCATATTTTTTGGGATCTAATGTTTTATCTCCATTTTTTATTTCTGGAAATTCAAAAGTTGCAAAATCAGGCATAGCAATACAAGCAATACCATTCTTATCTTTAACACCTTTTTCTAACGCTCTTTTAACACCTGCTAAAACTTTTCTTTTAGCACTTTCTTTAACTTTAGAATCATTATCATCTTTGCCTCTAAATTTTAAAACTGCCATAGCTTTTATTATTTTATCTGCTATAGATTGTTCTAAATCTCTAAGTTTTTGTTTATGTTGAATATCAAATAAAGTTTGAGTACCATAAGGTATACCTAATCTTTGATTTCTACTTAAAGTATGTATTCTTGCTACCAAAGTTTTACTAATAGGCAACATTATATATCTTAAAGCATCTTCATTTTCACCATTATACTCTTTCCATTTTTTATATTTATTTTCTGTTATCAACGGAGATAAATTTTCAAATGTTAATTTTCTTTCTAATTCAGACATTTCATCAAACCACTGTAAATCAATAACTGCCACCATTTTTCCTTTTGCTCGCCCATATGGAAATACATATTTTAAATTATTGAATACATTAAAATAAGGTTCTCTTTTAGAACCTAACCAAGTACCAATTAAAGTACCACTATGAGCTAATTGAACTAATAAGTCTCTGGTTAATTGTTTGTGTTGTATTTTCTTTTCTAAATAAAGATTTATTGTAGATAAATCTTCTTTATAATCTTTATCTCTTTTTAACACTTTAATTTGATAATCTAATGGAGGTAAACTAAATATTAAATCATATAATTGAAATACATTGCCATCAATAATATAATAATAGGTTAACAAATTAACTATGTTATTGATATATTTGTCAGGATTATTAAACCATAATTGTAAAGTGTCTAAGTTAACAGTTTTTATCTTACCATTGTTACATAAATCCATTACAAAACCATCTATAAAGGCATCAACTACATCATCGTATGTATTATATTGTCGTTCTAATTCATTTATATGTTCTTGTAATTGCTCTATTTGTAAAGATTGCTTTTCTATTGTCGTAGATTTATTTTTACTTCCTTTTGTTCTTGTCAATTTTAAATAGTCACCTCCTTTTGTTTTGATTATTTATTATTTTTCTAATTAGTTTTTGTTGCTGTTTAAATGTAATATACTAATGGATCATCGTCCTCATATTCGTCATTCAATGACATTCTATTTTCCTCTTCCATTTCTTGAACTACGGATAAACCATACATTAAACTTGTTGCTCTATCTCTTTTAGTACCTTTGTCAATTCTTTCATATTTAATATTGTTATGATCTGTTTCAACTTGTTTAATATTTGATAATTCTCTTATTAGCCTGTCAGTTTGTTTGAAAAATTGAAATTCTTCTATTGGCATTTCCTTATTTTTAAATAAATCATCCACTTCAACAGAGTCTTTTAATAACCTAAGACTTCCATTTTCAAAACTTGCTTTCATATATGTATACATTTTGTTGTTACTACCAACTGTGGCTGTTATACCTCTTAATATTGGTAATGCATTATTTAATGATTTTCCTTTATCATCATTATCTAATACTAATGGTGGAAATTCTATCTTTTCGCCAGTTTTAGAATTTGTGTATTCCCAAGTTTCATAAAATAAAGAAGGTAGTGGTTCTCCGTTACCTCTCATATCAATAACTATTTTAACAGCGTTTGGAAATTTTAAATGATACAATTCTCTTAGAAAATCTCTTTGTTCTGGTAAGCTAATTCCATTATGTGTTTTAGTGTAAACAACTTCTTTAACGTATGTCCCATTTGGCTTAGGCTTTAGTTTAATTACATGAGTACACGCATTATCTGAATCACTTGCGCCAGAAATAGCTACATCATGTGTGATTATATATTCAGATTTTGATTTCTTAGGCTGAGTTATTTCTCCTCTTCCTAATACCCTAGCAGGTGTAGTTGTTTCATAAGGGAAATAACTTTCTCCACTTGAACCAACAAATATGCCTTCATATTCGTATTGAAATTCTTCAATTGTCATATCAGGCTTATTACGTTCTTCATCTATGTCATCTTGGTCAAATATACCTGCTTCAATGCCAACCCTATAATCTAATGAACATACAAAATAATTATTAGCACCACTGGACATTTTATCGCAAAAATACTTAAATCTCTTATATAAATCACTTGTTTTTAAATATGCCGAAGATATAAAAATTACTTTACCTTTTTCTCTCTTATTGTGATGTATTGCAACAGCTCTCTTTGTCTTTGTCATGGGAATCAATATTGTATTAATAACTTTGTCAGAAACCAGCCTGCATTCATCCACTAACAAATAGTGAAAACGCCAACTTCTAGCTCCATCTCCTTGGTTTCTACCAAGAACAATTGCACGAATTTCACTTCCATTTCTAAAGTTTACTACACAATCATCTGCTCCTGTTTTTATTGGAAAAACTATTTCTCTAGCTATACTAGGATTTTTAGCCAGTTCGCCTTTGACTTTTTGTATAATTACATTTCTTGCTTGTTGTCCTTGTCCAGAAGCAATACCACATTTTAACCCTTTGTATAATATACACGAAGCTACAAAAAATACTGCTGACAACCACGATTTTCCGAGTCCCCTACAACAAATTAACATAACATATTGATTTCTTGCCATAGCACGTAAAATCAATCTTTGAAATAAATATAATTTTAATCCCAACACTTCTATACAAAATTTATCTATATATTTTCTATAATAGCTAATATATTTTTCCCATTCTTCTGTATGTAACCCATCTTTTTTATCTTTTATTGGGTCATAACTATGCTTACTGTCTACATTTTGATAATCTCCGTCCTGTTTCATTCGTTTTTTTTTACTAAAATGATTATAAGTTCCCAACTATACCACCACCCATTATAACGACTTTTCTATATTGGAGAATTGTTGCAATAAGTGGTCTAATTCATCTTGTTTAAATTCTTCTTTTTCTGCTATCCATAATTTATCCTCTACCTTATCAACAATTTCCGTTATTCCATTAATACCTGCATTAGTAGAGCCTCTGCTATTTTCACTAAATTGAGCTGACTTTGATAAAGTATCAAAAATAGCTTGTAGGTCTTTATATCTTTTTTCAGAACCATTAACCCCATTTAACATACCTTCATATGCTTTATCTACGGCCAATGATGCTTTTGCTATTTTTCTAGCATAATCTAAATGATTTCTTGTAATAATATTAAAATCATTCTTTAAACTAGTTAAATATTCATTTAGATAATTTAAATCAGGTTTATTAAATGTACCCTTCCATTCTTTACTGTATATCATTCCATTACTATCTACGTAATCATTTTCTTCATTATCAACTACAATCTTGGATTGTTGTTCATTGTTATCAAATGTTTCACCGTTTGCATAAGTATAATCTTTATATTGTGGCAAAGATGATATTTGACGTATATATGCACCCCAAGGATCTTTGTCATTTTTGGCTATATCGTTCCATATACTCGCAATAAATGGTCTGTTCAAAATATGAAGCACAAAGAATATGGATTGCATATCTTTGTAGTTTATTATTTTTTTTATACATGGTTTACATATTCCAAAACTATCATGTATATATGGATTTATATTTTGATAAAAATTACCTCCTGTATCTTTCTTTTCTTTCCCACAATAAAAACATATCTTTGTATTACTTAACCTGTCTTTATCTGACTTTTTAGCTACCATTATTCATCACTTCCTTTTACTCCTTCCTTGAATTTTTACATAATAAAAAGAAGCTATATTTAAATAGCCCCTTAATTCTTAAATTTCCCTATAGGATTTTTACATCTTATAATTATCCTATGGATATTTTATTTATATAATTACAATTAGACGCACCTATTTAGATACGCCTTATCTAACTATATTTGTATCATGTTTTAATTTAATTTAATTTTATATGTAATATTTCTTTAATAGTTTTCTTATATAATCTAGTCCTTTTTGATATACTACAGTTTTAACATTTATTTTAATTTCACCGTTAGGTTTCTCAAATTTATTCTCAATAGTTCTAAAGTATTTACCGTCTACAAATCTTTGATAAGGTACGTTGTTACTCATCAACACATCATGCTCTCTAAGAAATTTGAATAAATTATTCCTTCCTATACCCATATTTAAAACTTTTGCACATTCTCCCATGTCTATAGTATCTTCACTTTTAGTTACAGTATCATAGAATTCAGCTTTAGGTAGCATAATATAATTTTCTTCTTTTAGTTTTTCATTTTCTTCAGCCTTATCAGCCAATTCTCTTAAAGCTTCTGCATACGTTTGTGGCAATCGTATTTGATTTTGTTGACTTTTAATATATTCTTCCATTTCATTAAAAGCGTTGATATATTTTAATTTCCAATCAAGTGCTTTCGATCCTGTAAATCCCATAACTAATAAACTGAATCCATCTCTTGTTAAAAGATATTCTTTTTCTTCTCTTCCTCTGGAAGAAATATATGTAGATTCAATAAACAAATTTTTCACGGTACAATTTTGTACTATGAGATTTCTGATATCTCTATTCACACTTTTATTTTCTTTGTTAAAATTTCTTGCAATTTCTCTACTACTTACTACTAACTTCCCATTGTGATTGACTACTTTTAATTCATTTTTCACTTAATCGACCTCTTTCTTTTATTTTGACTGACACTCCCAAGACTAAAGCCTTGGGGTTCTTAGATACATTAACTTCTTTTATACTCTCATTTATTTAAACTTCAAATAAATTACAACATATAAATACTAGTTAGTTTCTCTAAGACTTTCACTAATTATCATTTTAATAAATGATTAACATTAGTATAAGGCTCATGTCTAAACCTATATAGATTTTATATCCCCATACTGGATATTAATTTATATCCATTTTTCTTTAATTCTTTTAATCTTTCTATCTCTTTGTCGTGTAATCTCCTAAAATTATCATAAGTTTCAATACATAAATCTCTATCTATTTTATCTAATGTTTTACCTACAACATTCATTATTAAAAATGCAGAATACATATCTCTTTGAATTTGAATATCTTCATTCCATCTGTCTTTTAACTCTTTCTTACAATATTCATTTGTAAAATGATTATATTGACTTGCTTTGCATTTCTTAGTATCTATTTTGAATAGTTGAGTATTATTCCATTTTAGCTTATTATCTAACATAGTTAAAAACATACTAGGTGCTTTATTCGCTAGACTCTTACCAAATCTTTTCTTTTTATTGAATCTACCTGTTTTCTCATTTATAGTAGTTTCTTTTACTCTAGCCTGTAGTCCCTTATAATTCATGGTTTCTACTAAAAATCTATTACCCAATAGTAACAATCTATTTATTAGTCTATAATGACTTTGTTTTCTGATTTCAGCTTGTTTCCTTTGAATTTCTTTAAGTTTATTTTGAGTTTTAATATATCTATTAGATTTGATCCATTTATCTTTATTATTCCTATTAATAGTTCCATCTTCATTATACTTATTAGGATTATTAGCACGTCTTTGTCTATCTAATTTCCTATTTAATATTCTTTTTTGATTTTCTATATTATCAATCTCAGGTGCTAACTCTAATAACTTAACATCATTTTCACTAGATACTGCAATAGTTCTTGTACCTATATCTATCCCCACATTACCTTTACCTATCTTATTTTTTATCTCGCCTGTAGTCTTATTAATCTTCATAGGAGGTATTCCTTCAAGAATTAATTGAACATAAAATTTGATTTTACCTTTTACAATCCTTCTGATGATTCTACAGTACTTAACTCTATTTTCTAATGACATTTGAACATATATATCATTAGTTTTTATTATTACAGGTATTTTTAACCCATTCCATATTAACGAATTATCTTGAAATCTAATGCCAGTTTTATTAGATTTACCCTCAACACTATTTAATTCACCATATCTTTTAAAATATACTCTTTTAGCTTGATGAAACATTAGTTTCTGAAATGAATTAAAAACTCTTGTTGCTATCTTTTGAGCTGTAAAACTATCTACATTATCTTTAAAATGCTTTTGAATTGGTTTAACATATGTATGAAGTGAATACTCAGTTAAATCATATTTTTTATTTAATTCATTAAATTTTTTACTACGTTCTTTGTCTTTACTCATTTTAATTATATTTTTATATTCTTTCCTATAGTCTTTCAATTCTCTTGTATGTTTATATCTTTTTAATATTTCACCTAAACAAGAGTTATATATATTTCTGCTGATTTCTAGTCTTTTATTTAATATATCTTCTTGATACTTTTCTGTTTTTAATTTTAAAGTTAATATATAACTTGATGTTTTTGATTTAGCCATAGTATTCACCTCCTTTATTAATACCTCTTTTTTTGATTTTCTACATATTGTTTTACCGTTTCACTTGATATATTACCTGCTGTTGAAACAAAATAACTTCTAGTCCATAGACTAGGCATTTTTGATAGTTCTACAAATTCCTTTCTTAATTCTCTACTTGTTACACCTTTTATTTTTTGCATGATATCTCTAGGTGATAAAGTAGGTAGACAATTTAAAAACATATGTGTGTGGTCTCTGTCACATTCCATAGCTATTATTTTAATATCTAGTTCTTCACATATATCTTTAACTAATTCTTTAAATCTATTTTCTACATTAGATATATCAAATATTTTTCTTCTATATCTAGGACAGAAAATAAAATGATAATTTATTAAACTTATTGTTGTTGATGTTTTTCTATATTTGTTTTCCATGTGTATATATTACCATATCATTGTGTATGTTGTCAATATATTTATACACTTTTTAAAAACAATCTCTTGCACAAAATTCATCCAACCCCTAAAGGAGTTGGCTTTCTTTTGCGATTTGTTGTAAAGTATTTTCTTAACTTTATTTGAAGGTGTTTTAGAGTATAATTCACCTTGACTAGCACCTACAATATGGCTATTCTTTAATAGTTTAAAACTTACATTTTCATTCACTTCATATAATTTATCATATTCACATTCTTGTATTAATTTCATTGTATTTGTTACATCTTTTTCTTCATACAAAGGATGTACTTTATATCCCTTTTTCTTAGAGATAACTTCTGCTTCTTTATCCATCAGAAAAGCTGAATCCATAAATAAATGGTAGCATATCTCTGCTGTTGCTCTAGTGCAATATATCTTGCCTTTGAAACCTTTGTTAATCAATGCAGGAATTAAAGCTGAATGGTCGGCGTGTGCATGAAATAAGAATATACATTCTAATTCTTCTGTATTAATACTATTTACTAAATTTAAATTTATTGTATAATTATTCAACATAGTACCATCTTGGACAATACCACATTCTATTAAATAATGCTTATTCAAGAAGTCTATTCTTGTCGAAGAACCTGTTACATTTGTCGCATTTGAACCTATTATATTAACTAAGACATCTTCCTTATTTTTCTTTTTCTTCCCCATAAAATTTTATCCTTTCATAATAAAATAAAAAGGGAAGATAGATGTCTTCCCCAATATGTATTATTTATTGAATTCTTCTTTCACGGCTTTACTTTGTTTAAATGTTAAAGCATGAGATTCTGCTATTTGAATTTCTTCCCCGCTACGTGGATTTCTTCCAACTCTTGCACCTCTAGTTGTATTTTTGAATGTTCCTATAGGAGTAGTTAACTTTCCTTCTTCTTTAACAACCTCTGCTACAGTTTCTAATACTACTGAATATATTGCATCCATATCCTTTTTAGAAACTTTTACTTCCTTACCTTCTAATTTTTCTACCATTCTTCCTAATAATTCTGTTTTAACCATACTTTTTATTTCTGCTACTCAAAATATGGACAAACATACCCATATCGAGATTGTTACTGTTTCAACGTACCCTGTCTTGCCTAAGCTACTACAGTTTGTATAGCACTCCACAGTCGTTAATTCCCGAATTAGCCTTCGGTACATATATAAGAACTTGTTTAATTAAGCTATCTTATATTTTTTAACATTAGCTAAATTAATACTTGCATTTAAATCTCTATCAATAACAAGTCCACAATTACATTTATAAACTCTATCAGATAGTTTTAAATCTTTCTTAATAGATCCACAACAACTACAAGTTTTACTACTAGGATAAAATCTATCAACTACTCTAAGTTCAATATTATTTTGATTACACTTAGAGGTTAATTTAGTTCTAAATTCATAAAATTTTTGTTGTGCTACTGCTTTAGCTAGATGTTTATTCTTCATCATTCCACTAATATTTAAATCTTCAATAGTTATATAGCTTGGTTTTTGCTTAACTATTTCACTTACAGTTTTATTTATATAATCAGTTCTTATATTAGTAAGTTTTTCATGAAGTTTTTGTACCTTGACTATTTGTTTTTGGATATTTTGTCTAGTAGCTTTACCTCCTTTTATATTTTTATTTCTTGTTTTCAAACTCTCATATTTCCTTGAAAGTTTTCTTTGTTCTCTTTTCAATTTCTTTTCTACTTTTCTAACTCTTGATGTTTTATTTATATTCTTAAACTTATCTCCATTTGAACATATTGCAAAATCTTTTAGTCCTAAGTCAATCCCAATTCCCTCGTTTGTAGGGTTTGGAACTACTATATCCATTTCTTCAACTAGTATAGATACATAGTACCTATTAGCTTTGTAACCAACTGTGCCACTTTTAACTTTCACATTTGTTGGTATATATCCAAACTCTTTTAATCTCATCCAACCAAGAGTAGGTATTTTTACTCTATACCTTTCAATAGTCCAATCAGTTTTATTGTTCTTTGGAAAATAAGCTTTAACATCTTGGTTTTTCTTTTTCTTAAATTTAGGGAATCCACTTAAGCCTTTGAAAAACTTCTTAAATGCTTTTTCTCCATTCATTATAGATTGTTTGGTAGCTTTTGAAGAAACTTCTTTAATCCAAATTTTATCTTGATTATTAGGAATATATTCATTATTTAACCATTTAGAAAATTGCATACCACTTATAAATTTATTTTCTTTTTCATAAATTGCTTTATTATGAGCTATATAAAAATTATAAATAAATCTACTAACTCCAATAGTTTTATGAATTTTTATACTTTGTTCTTGAGTTGGTTTTATCTCCACTTTGTAAGCTCTTAACAATTTCATCATCCTCCTTAATTTTTTTCTTATATTTTCTTAATCCATATATACGACAACTAAATACATGAATTATAGAAATTAAGTCTTGAATCATTTCTTCTTGTGGAGATAAACTTTCATTATTTACTACTATTAATTCTACACCGTTAGATTTAACGAATCTTTCAAACCAATCAAATCCAAATCTAATAAATCTATCTTTATGAGATACTATAATTGTCTTTATTGCTCCTAACATACAATCTTCTAATAATTTATTCCATTTCTTACGATTATAATTTAATCCACTTCCTACATCTTCAAAGATTTCATCTACTATCATTCCTTTAGCGTTAGCATATTGTTTAAGAAATTCTACTTGATTTTTTAAATCATCTTTTTGACTATTACTTGAAACCCTTGCATATATAATAGTTTTTCTTTTGTCTTTATCTTGTACTATTTTACCCATATATTCTACATATTGATTATGAGTATAATATCTTCTATTAGATGGGTTTCTATATGCCTTTAATTTACCTTCGTTATCCCATCTTTGTAGTGTTTTTACTGATACTCCTATCATTTCTGCAAAATCTTTTGGTTTATATGTATTCATAATTTCAACTCCTTATGTATACATATTACCACTATTGTCTATGTTTGTCAATGTTTTTATTTATAGTTTATCACTCCTTTCAATTTTAAAGTCACGTTGGACTATTTATATTTTTAATTTTTAATTCAATTTTGTTTTTGTATTATGTATAACTTTTCTTTTTTATTGTTATACATAATACAAAACGCATATTTTTTTAAAAAATACCCTTCAATCCTAGTTATACCAACGGTTTGAGGTGGTTTTCTAAACCGTCCGAATTCTTGTTTTTATACCATCTTTTATTCCTTTCCTTGTGCTTTTCCTTTTCAATTTCTCTAGCACACTTTGGACAATATTTAGTTTTGTTGGATTTCTGCCTTGCCCATTTTTGACAACTCGCACATTTAATCCAACTCTCACCTTTCCATATCAAATATTGGTGTACTACTCCATTAAAGTCATTTATAGTTAATTCCACATCTTCATTAATATATTCTTTATCTATGTAACATACTCTCATATTTGTTTTAGCATTGTGTTTACTTTGTTCTATATATTTCTTTTTATATAATTCATGAAATATTCTTGTCTTTTCTATACCTTGTAATCCCACTTTAGCCTCTTCACATATAATAGTACAAGATTGATTAATCCATCCATCATTTTCTTTTATAATTATATTAGATATCTTTCCATATACTAATAACACAAAAGCTATTTTTTCTAATTGTTTATTATTTAATTGTTCAATTGTCTTTAATTCATTTTTGGTTATTTGAATTTTATCTATATCAGTTATTTTAATTTCAACCTTTGGATTCTTGGCAAGTTTCAAAAACCTCTTGACCATTTTTTCAATAGTACTCTCCCATTTGGCTCTTTTATACCCTTCATAATTATTTTTCAAATAATTTAATATTTGTTCTTTTAATTGTAGTTTATCCGTCATACCGTTTAAGTAATAATGCTTAATTAATAGTTGTAATATAGGAGTTATCTTATTGTTTTGTATATTACCCTTTAAAGCTTCTTCTATGACTTTACTTTCATTTAATATAATATTTAACATTTGAAACCATCACACCCTTCTTCAATATTTCTTTCTATTATTTTATATTTGTGACCATTCCATATGAAGTCTTCTTTATCTTCTACTATTATCGGATATCTAATTATATTTCCATGTTTCTTTAATAAATTATTTACTATTGTACTACCACATATATCCCATACGAATTGTTTGCTTTCTTTATTTGAATAACACATATCTATTAATATATTGCATAGTACATATTTATTACTACAGATTTTTGATGCTTTTTCTCTAAATCTATTAATAAAAGTAGTTCTTAATTCTTTCTTTTCATTGAGGTTTTTGTTTTTACAGGTTATTATATGTTGAGACACATCAGTTTTATATTGTTTATACAACTCTTCAATTTGTATGTACTTATCTTTCGGATATGTATGATTGGTCTTCATTATACTTGTATCGAAATCTTTCTCAGATTCTATAAGTATATTTATATCTTTAAATTTATTCTCTAGCGCCCATGCTATTCTATTCATTGTACTGTTGCTCGTTGATATAGGCATTAACAAATCAAAATATGTTATGAATTCTATTTCTTCCTCTGTTTTATTAACTTTGTTTTTTAGTTCATCAATTGTCATTCCAAATTTGATTAACGCACTTGTGTCAGAATCTTTTAAGTATTTCTTGTATGTATTCATAGTTTGTTTGTAATTATAAATAAAAAAGTATGGCTTTTTATTACTTAATAGCTTTTGTTGTTTTAATTTCCATTGCTTTGTTTCTTCCGATTCATTCCCATTTATTTTAACTGCGTTATAATCATACCAATGTTTAGGAACTTCTTTGGCTACTACTCCCTTTACGCTATCAATAACTTCTTGCTGATACCCTTGCATACATATTATTCTATATTCCATTTCATTATATTCTTTAGTGCCTTTTTCAAATGTAGCTAATATATCAAACATACCTGTACATCTATTGGTTACTCCTCCTACTTCATTATCAAAACCATTTTTATTAGCTTGTCTTAGTAGATTTTCTTTTATTTCTTTCTTTTCTGCTGATTTCTGTTCACATATTATAGGCAATAATTCTTTAGTATTTCTTAGTAATACTTCATTGTTTGTTGATATGACTGCATCTCCCGTTCCTACCCCATGTTTCCATGTACTTTAACACTAATTTAATAGTGGGACTAGACTATACCATAATCATATTAATACTCCTTTAAATTAGTATTAATAGTGTAAATTAAATCCGTATTGGTAGTCGTTGAGGGCTTACCGTATAGTTTTCACTACTTAGGTCTATCCCTGCTGATTCACCCTATCTTTAAGATTATTAGATAATATTATTTGTTTCCAAATAAATTTACTACTTAAAGCCTAACGGGATTATCCCAGCAAATTCTACGTTCAACATAAGCTTCCTCTACACTTCACTTATGAGGGACAAATCATTTATCCATATCCATACCATTCATTGCATCCATTGTACAATCCCATGCATTAAGAATGGTACATGTAGTCATATATCTATACCATTTTCTTGTTAATTCATTATCTTTAAACTTAAATATTCTTATATTATTGTGATTCGTCATAGGCGCTCGAAAAGCTACTACTTCATTAACCCCCTTGTCTAACCATGCTCTAGAATAATACTCTCCCTTATCTAAAAGTCCTGTAATTTTCATTTTAAACATGTGCTGACATAAAGCGTATAAGTCTCCTGCAACTATTGAATAATTACCTGTTACTTGTAAGACTCCTTTTTTAGAGTCATTTATTCTCTTTTCTATCATTCTATGTATTCTTTGTTTTACAAAAGGATCATTTTTCATACTTTCATCTATCATTAATGCTTTAACAAAATCGTAGTCTTCATTAATAAAATCTTTTTCGGTTATTTTATTTCCTTTTAAGAATAATAATGTTTTTCCATAATCTTGCCCTATTGCACCTAATATAGTATCAACCGTTGGTTGAATTAATTCATTTATATCTTCATCTGATAACTCGTATGATTGTAAAAATTGATAATTCATATTCCTTACTGTTTCTAATTCTTTAGGTAGGATTTTAGCAACACAATATTTATATCCATTTTCCTGACAGCATTTTAGATAATGGTCTATACTATCATATGAGTCCCATAATTTAAGCATATTAGTTGTTATTATTAGGTCTACTTTTCTAATATCGATCATATTTCCCCATGCATCCTCAACCATATATTCATGTGCTACCTCTTTGGCAAAATCTAAAAATGGAAAAGTAAATACCATACCTTTAGTCCAACTGTTACGTATATTAAATCCAGATGGAGTGTATTCAGCTACCTTTTTATTATTTTCATCTTTTGTATAATGTCCTAGATCGACACACCATTTTTCACTTAATTCTTTGCTTATCATTCCACAACCATCAGCAAATTGTCTTTCTATATTATAATTATCTACTTGATTAAGTTCAAAACCTCCTTTTCCATCATCGGTAAGTTGCAATACTTTGTCTTTGAAAAATGTTACTCCATCTTTAATTACTAATACTCCTCTTGGTTGAGTAACTGGTACAGAAGCGCTACATGATAAAGCCTTATAACTTTCAAACTTAGCAGGAACATATTTCTTTTTAGGATTTCTACCATTATTTAATCTTCGATCTAATTCTTCATATATATCTTTTTTACAAAATATAACCGTATCGTTTTTAACTCCTCCATTAGTTCCAATTAGTCTTACATACTGATTTCCATTGAAAAATATCGGATTTTTTTTAGAGTTAAACCTATTCCAATCTGCTATATTGTCAAATACTACTGATAAATAATCATCTGTAAATGTTTTTTCTTCTAATAGATTATATAATTCTCTTAATTTATCAGCATTATTGCTATTTTTTAATCCTTTAACTTTATTAATTTGTCTTTTAATATTGAATATTTCTTTTTCTGTAGTTTTATCTCCTCTAATATCTCTTATCATTCTCAATGTTTCACTATCTGCTAATGGAACTATTTCCTCATTATCCTTTGCTTCGTCTATAGTTAAGTTTAGACCCCATTTGTTATATCTAAATCTACTTGAATGTATTTTATAAATCAATCTTTGGTTGGTTATTTGTTTGGACATTTAATCCCTCCCCTTATACTTATAATATATATTTTTATTTTTAATTATATTTATCCCCTAGACGGTACTATCATGAAAATTTCATCAATAAGCGTTTAATTTTGCTTTTATCATATAAATTATCACTTAAGGTGTTTAATTGCATTTATCATTAAAATTCTCACCATAGAATCACGCTTGGAGGTGGTTTAATAATTAATCATTTTTATAATTTTTGATAATATTTTTAGTCAGGTGCATTTTTATATTTTTTAATTTAATTTTACAGCTAAGTTACTTATAAAAATTTCTTTAATCTCTCTGACGATACTTCCATTGAAATTTGACCTTCTATTGATTTCTATTCATTAAACGATAGATTATTAAGCAAACCGTCTACATTTTATTTTATGACCATTTTCCTCACGGTATAATGGGGCTTACAGCCGTTTTAAAATTCTTTGATTTTTGCAATTTCAATTCATTTTTTAAAAGAATCATATCAGCCCATTCATTTACCACTTCTAAACTTAAGATTCTTATTATATATAATACTTGCATTAATTCAGCTATTTCATTATCACTGCCAAACTGTATGTCATATATATAGCTTCCATACTCTTTGCTATAAGACACTTTAAACTCTTTTTCCTTATATACACCGTCTACGACTTTAAACCTCTCATATGAACTTATATGATTGATTTTCATATATTGAGTATTTTTTAATACTTCCATCTTTAAACTTTCATCTGAATACTCTGCACAAGCTAAAGCTTGGCAGGTTCTACTTCTATCAATTCTCTTTTTAACTCTCGCTTAATTATAAAATTAAGTTACAACATTCAAACTATTGAATTGATTATCTATAGACTTTTTTGCCAATAGTTGCAACCAACTAATTAACGACAAAGGCACGATTCTAATACCTTATTTTATATTTATATTCCCATACTATTTAATAATCTATTTTTACAATTTTTCAATCTTAATATTTCTATATCATGCAATTTTTTAAAACTATCAAATTCATCTAATAATTTTTCTTTATTTACTTTATCTAATTTAAGTTTTTTATCTATAATAACATTTTTAATAATTAAAGCACTCATTAAATCTCTTTGTATTTGAATTTCTTGCTCATTAATTTTAAACCTATTCCATCTTTCACTTAAAGACTTCTTAATATATTCATTTGTAAAGGGATTATATTGACTTGCCTTTATTTTATAAGTATCTATTTTAAACAACCCTAAATTATGATATTTGAGTTTCCTATTAATTATATCAAGCAACATACTAGGTGCTTTGTTTGCTAGACTCTTACCAAATCTTTTCTTTTTATTGAATCTACCTGTTTTCTCATTTATAGTAGTTTCTTTTGCTCTAGCTTGTAACCCCTTATAATTCATAGTTTCTACTTTAATGATGCTACCTAATGATAATATATAATTAGCCATTTTTTCATGGTCTTGCTTTCTTATACTGGCTAATCTACTTTGTATATCTCTTAACTTTGCTTTGGTTTTTAAATAATTATTACTATTAATCCATCTATCTCTATTTCCCTTTTTAATAGTTCCATCTTCATTATACTTATTAGGATTATTAGCACGTCTTTGTCTATCTAATTTCCTATTTAATATTCTTTTTTGATTTTCTATATTATCAATCTCAGGTGCTAACTCTAATAACTTAACATCATTTTCACTAGATACTGCAATAGTTCTTGTACCTATATCCAAACCTACCTCACCTGTTCCTAATGTATGTTTTATAGGTGGTATCCCTTCTAATATTAGTTGAACATAATATCTAATTGAATTACCTTTGTATTTTTTAATTATTCTACAAAATTTAACTCTATCTTGAATGCATTTTTGAGCATAAGTATCATTTTTTCTTATAATTACAGGCAATTTTAATTTATTAAAGTATATAAATCCATCTCTATATCTTATTCCTTGTCTATTATTAAGTCCTTCCATAGAATACATTTCATTATATTTAATAAAATTAACTCTTTTAGCTTCACCAAATCTCATTCGATCAATAGATTTAATCGCTCTTGCCGATAATGCTTGTACTGTATTAGCATCTATATTTTTAAATTCATTTACCCTTAATGAGGTGGAATATTTGTTTAAATCAAAATTACTAAATTTATATTTTAATTGTACTTCTTTGAATAGTTTATTTTTATTAATCTTCTTAGTTTCTTTTCTTGCTTGTTGATACATTTTAGATTCTCTCATTAATCTAAATCTTTTTAATCCTTCACCTAATAAAGCATTATACAACTTTCTTGATAATTCAAAGTATGTATTTAACGCACTTATATCAGATTTAGTAGCCCCTAATCTCAAAGTTAAAACATAACTAGGAGTTTTTGATTTAGCCACAGTATTCACCTCTCTTTCAATGAATTTATATCATATACATATATTATCATATTTATTACAATTTTTCAAGTATTTTTTTAATTTATTTTCCTTGGTTTTCAATATATCTTTTAACAATATCTAAACTTACACTACCTACAGTTGCTACAAAAGTAGATCTACTCCAAAACTTTCCTCCCCATAAATATCTCTTCTTTATAAAAGGAAATTCTTCAAACAATTTATAACCACTAATCCCTTTAATTAATTGCACGCATTTTATTACCCCATATCTTGGATTACAATTTATAATCATATGGACATGATCTTTATCAGTTTCAATTTCTTCAATTAAAAAATCATGTGTTTTTGCAATTTCATAACATATTTCTTTTAACCTATTAGTTACATTACCTAATAAAATTGAACGACGATATTTTGGACAAAATACCACATGATAACAGCATCTATAAACTAAATGCGATGAAGAATAATATTTATTATTTTTTCTATAGTGTTTCATTAGTCACTTCCTTATATTGGGCAATTCCTCTGCACAAGCTAAAGCTTGGCAGTTACCTTGCCATTTTCTATATGTATATAAATTTGATTTATCATTTCCTTCTGTAGTCAATTTTTCTCTTAATAGTATTCCTTGATCCTTGAACAATTCTTTATTGTTCTTATTTAAGATTTTTACTTTTACTTCATCACCTAGCATACCATCTAATATAGAACTAATTGGTATATATTTGTCTCCTGTATATATTGCATATTCTCCATTCATGTTAAAATCTAATTTTCCTGTATATTTCATAATAATCTCTCCTTATAATTTTATTTTTATATTTTAATTTAATTTTATAACTTACCTTACTAAAAACTTTATCTTTTGTATTTTAATATGTTTATCTGATGTTTTAATAATTTAATATGTATATAAATCCTAACTTACGTATTCTTCTATAAATTTATTTCCTTGGTTAATTTGACTTAAATATAAGTTTTCTTTTGGTCTTGTCACTCCTACGTAGAATAATCTGGCCTCATCTATTATTTCACTTTTTTTATGAGGAAATTTTCCATCTTCTATCCCTATAATAAATACGTGTTTAAACTCTAAACCTTTGGATGAGTGAATAGTCATTAACTTAACACAATCCTTATTGTCTTGTTTCTTTTTATTACTACTATTATAAGCATAGTTTATGAATCCTTGTAAATTATTTCCCTTAACAAACGACTTTAAAGTTTCTATAGAGTTTAGTCTATCTTCTTGATCTTCTCTGTTACTGTATTTACATTCAATATACTCCTCTATGTTAAATGCTAATTTAACGTTATCTATTAATTTACAAATATCTATATTCTTATCTTTTTGAAGTCTTAATTTTTCTATATTATTTTCAAAAATTTTCATATTTTTTTCTTGCCAGTTCTCTTTATATTTAAATAATGTAAACGCCTCATACAATGATAAATTGTTTCTTCCCGCAAATGATTTAATATCTTGTAATAACTTATTACTAAAAAATTGTATTGGATAATTTCTGAATTTAAATATATTTTCAAATGCACTGTTATCATATGGATTATCTATTAACCTTAAATAAGACATTACACCTTCGATTTCCTTTCTCTTGAAAAAACTACTATTATTAGATATATAGTATGGTATCTTCCTCCTTCTTAATTCTCCTTCGACATGGTGTGAATGTGAATTTAATCTATATAATACCGCTATTTCATTAGGTTTTTCACCTTCTTGTAGTAATTTTTGAATTTTATTTACAACCTCGTTACTTTCATCTTGTTGGTGCATATATGTATTAATATCAATATGTGCTTTTGAGTTATTATAAGCTTTGGAATTACTATAATATCTGTAATTACCATAATATCTTCTTACAAAATTATTTGCTTTATTCACTATATCTTGACATGAACGATAGTTTGTATCTAAATTAATTATTGTAGCATCATTCCATTCTTTATCAAAATTCATAAACATATCAGGTTTACTTCCTCTAAAACTATAAATGCATTGACGGAAATCTCCTATGCAAAATATATTTCCTGACTTACACCATTCATGTAATAATAAATTCTGAACTAAATTATTATCTTGGCTTTCATCAACTAAAACATATTTAAAGGTATGGTCGTATTTATTCTTCTTATTATGTAAAAGATAATAACAATCTAATAGTTGGTCATCGCTATCTTTTAAATTCTTTTTTATTTTAAAATCCTCATATTGTTTAAAATAATTTCTTAATTTATTTTCTTCATATTTACTATCTTTAAATATAAATTCATCCTTATAAGTTTTCATATTATTTTTTTGAAAACTTATAAAACTTAATATATCATCTACATCTACCTTTTCACTATAATTACTATTAAATAGGTTTTCAATATCCCAAGGTACAGGTGCGTCAATATCTATTCCTTCAGACAATAATATCCTTCTGCATATTCCATGAGATGTATCAATGTTTACTCCTTCAATATTTATATTTTTTAATTTTGTTTTTAATTCTTTAACTGTATTTACTGTAAAACTTATAATTAATATATCACTAGGAATAACATTATGTTCTTGTACCAATTTCTTAACCCTTTCAATAAGAACGGTTGTCTTGCCACTTCCTGCTCCTGCAATTACTGCACAAGCACCATCTTTAAAGTTAATAGCTTTTAATTGTTGTTCGTTAAAATTCATATTACATATCCTCCCCTTGTTGATTTAAATATTTATTGCATAATTCTCTTTCATATTCTTTAATAGTACCTTTATCAATTTTTTGAATTAAATCACGTATTTTTCTATTTCTGGACTTTTTGATATTTTGCTTATTTCCAAACCATTTACGCATTAATTTTATAGCTTCATCATAATCGTCAATTTTAATATCTACGTATGTATTTATTTGATAAAAATTATATATATGTGCATAGCAATCATTGATAATGGTTCTATGAAATAACTCATATTCTAATGTATTTCTACCTCCATTATATGTATATGCTAAAGATTGTATTGTTTTTGTCCATTCTTTCTTTTTCCCATTATCAGTTGCTAATATTAATGTTCTTTCTTTTAATTTATTTATATCATCATTTAATGATTCGATTTCTTTGTTCTTTTCTTCTATATTTTGTTGTATCAGTGCAATATTATTATTCATTTTTTCGTATTTATCTTCTAGGTGAACCATAGTTTCCATATAATTTTCTATTTGTTTTAATCCTTGCACTACTTGTGCCAACCCATTTATCCCCTGTATCATTTGTTGTTTATTGTTTATAGCTATTTCCATATTTTCTTCCTCCCTATATTTTATATTTTTTTAATTACATTCTACATTTATTATATTTTGCTGTTGATTTGGTAAATACTTTCTTATCTCTAAGCACCACTTTTCAACACATTCGACTATGTCTTGAACATTGTTAATTACCACTTGATTATCTTTACAATCTATTAACGCTCTCGAATAATTAATTGGTGCTAATTTATTTTTTAAAAACGTTTCAATTTCATATATGTAACCACTTAATTCTGTAGCTGACTTAACCACTCTACCTATATCATCCTTTTCTTTAGTTAGCAATTCTATTTGCCTAGTTAATTCTTTGTATTTTTCACTATCTTTTTCATACAAATCTAATTGATTTTTATATATTCGTTCTTTATTCTTAGCTATTTCATATAAATCTGCCTTATTTTTTAATTCTTTTTTTAATTGTTCTATTTGAGCATAGTCAGTATTATCTATTTCTACTGTTTTGGTAATAACTTTAGGTTCTTTACTTCTTTCTTTTTCAAGTTGTTCTTGTAATTGTTTGTTCTTATTTTCCAATTGTTTTTTTTCTTCTTTTAAAGTGTTATAAGCTTTATTTATACTTAATTGACCCTCGTCCAATTGTTTAATTAAATCCTCGTTACCATTTTCATATATGTATTTTGCTTGACGATAAGTTTCTTTATTACCAAATCCAACGTCTTTAGCAACTTGTTTACTAGAATCAACTTTCTCGTTTGGCAAAATTTTGTCAAACGATGATTGATTTTTTAATCTACTTAGTTGATTCTTTTTGGCAATCTTACTATACTCATCTTTTAATTGTTCAGCCCATTGCATTTTTTCACTAAAACTAAAATCCTTTCGATTTTCATTTTCAGATATTTCTAGTTTTAATTGATGTAAAGCGTCTTTAACTGTCATCACTCTTACTTCTATTTGAGAATAATTAAGAACTTGACATGCTTTGGTTCTTCTTTCACCTGCAATTAACACATATTCAGGTGTAACTACTGGTGGATTAATTAATCCATTTTCTTTAATATCTTTTGCTAATTCTTCAATGTTACCGAAGTCTTTTCTTATTCTGTCTTTAATTATTATTTTATTGATATCTATTAACATGTTTATACTCCTTGTATTTTAATTTAATTTTTCAAATTTATTATCATTATCTATTTTTACTTATTGTTAAGTCATTTTAACACATCCTTTCTATTCTCGGTTTCTAAATAATAAATTTTACATGTATTTTAATATTTTTATAATTTAATTTTGTGATAAGGTTTATTTGCTTTATCTCCTTTCCACATTTACAAGTATACTACCATACTTTTCTAATGTCAATAACTTTTTTAAAATAATTTAATTTATTTTTGTTAGGTTTCGTTTTTGGGTATTACTCCTTTTGATATTACTATTGAATTTATTTGTAGATATCAAACCTTTAGCACCTATTTCTATCTGCAATTGTTTATTAAAGTTGACATTATCACCATATTTGCCAAAGTAAGTTGAACAATAGTGCCTATCAGGTGTCATATAATCATTGTTATATATAATTAGATTTAATTCATTTGCAAGTATCTTATTATATTTAGATATTGTTTTGCTATGATTAATGATATTTTTAATTGAATTGTGGGTTAGCCATCCAAACTGTGCATCATTATTTATTACTCTTTGGATTGCTATGTAATATCTTACAAAAGCAAATCTATCTATATTTGTATTATGTAAATATTTAAATATCTTATCAAGATCATAGTCATATATGCAAAAGTAATTATCAAAGTCATTTTCTATTTCAACATAAAACACATCTTGATTCTTAATAGTATCAAATTCTATAGGACTATAATGTAAATTCATTATTTGCTTTATATATCCTTTAGATATAAGATTGTTGATTGAATTCTTGATTATTTTAATCATATTACTATTTCTGTTTAGTACATACATATAATTCATAATCATATTAATACTGATAATAGATATTTCTTTAATTGGACTATAATTCCTTTTTATTAAAGATAGTATAACTAATTCTTCATTTGTAATATTGTTGGAATTATATAATTCATTTTTTAAAGTTATATAGTATTCCCTATTTATCATTTTACTACCCACCTATCCGAAAAATTTAAGCTGATGTTAGCACGAACTTGTTCGGCTAACTCTAATTGTTTTTATATATATTTTCTTTTTATATATATTTTCTTTTTATACACTTCATTTGCTTTGCATTTTTGCTTGGACTGTACTCATGTGCTATTGCAAAAACGCTTGGACTGTACCAAATATTAAGTACAGCGTAAGCAAAAATGCAATAGCATATTTCATTCATTTTAATACCTGTATTTTTAGAATTTGTGCATATGTTCATAACCCCCTCCTATATGTAAATTTATATATTTTAATATTAGTGAATAAATATACATTTTTAATTATTGACTTAACTAATTTTTACCGTACATTAACTATAACACGATATATTAATTTTTTCAATAATTTTAATATATTTTAATTTAATTTTGATTATTTGGTAATAGGGATAACAATTTTCAATCCCTATTACCTCTTAAATAATTTACCAAAGAATCCCTTTTTATTATTTTGTTCTTCATTCTGTTGTTTGCGTTCTTCCATATGTTTTTTTAAGTCATTAACTAATTCAACATCTTTATCATAAATTTGATGAATTTGCTTGTTGGTATTTTCTGTAGTAGCATCTATATGTGCCTTTAGATTGCTTATATTTGCCTCTAGCTTGTCTTCAATTGTTGCTGATATATAATCCTTCAATTCAACTTTAGTTTGCTCTAAGGCTTCGTTATGAGCGTTTAAAGCTGTTGATAATTGTTGTGAGATAGTATTATTAATTTGAGTTGATATATCATTCAAAAATTGCTTTTTGATTTCTTCTAACTTTAATAATGCTTGTTCGTTTAAAACATTTTCCTGAGATGTAGTTTCTGTTGTAGAGATAACTTTAGTATTTTGAGAAGGTTGTGTTTTTATATGTTCCCACCTTTTCTGTGCTTGTTTTATTGTAAGACGTTCTTTTTTTAGTAGTTCCTTAGTGAAAGCTAAGTCATCTATATTACTCTTAGTAAATTTCCTATTACGCCCTTCACGTTCTATATGAATATAATCACTAAAACAATCACACCAATACCTAATTGTACTTTCATTTTCATTTAAAATTTCAGCAACTTCTGAAGTTGTGTAAGTAAGTTCTTTATCAAGATCAGAATAATTAACGTCTACATATCTTGTACTTTCTTCATTCATACCTCATCACCTCGTTTAAATTATACCTTATATTGTAAATTAAAACAACTTTAATAGAACTTTAATAGTATGTCATTCTCAACTGCGTTAGATATATCAAAATTGTTGAAGGCTAGTATTTTCAATGCATATACCTACTTTAATAAAGCCCCAATTAAGATTAAAGTATCATTAAAGTAAAAATAAAAGAGGAGTAATCCTCTCTTATTTTTTCATTATATATTTACATATATTTGCTAAAGAAATCATTTATATCTATCTCTTTTTCAACATTGTCTATAGAGATTTCTTTTTCATTTGAACTAATAACACTTTTATTATCTTCATCATCTAATGCTATAGGTTCAATAATCATATTTTCACTTTTAGATGTTACTTCTCTTCTTTGTTTCATTTTATCTTCTATTATCTCGTTCATCATTTGTACAGTTGTTTTTTGAGGTTCGATACCTGTTGCTACAACTATATTCTTTTTACTATTATATCCTTTAAATGTTCTTCTTGGATATCCAACTATGCTTTTAATTGCTTCAACATCAACCACCCTTGTAGTAGATATTCCCATGAATTCACATGTATTTGTTGTGTATTCTGCGAAAATGCTTTCTTTTAAACTTTTAGCTAATGCTACTTGTATATCTTCTTTATCATCAAATTCTAATATTACATTACTTTTTTTCATTGTTAATAATTTACTTATTTCATCTTCATCAACAACGCCTTCAGCATGAGATTCACTCATGTTCATAAAATCATTAAACAATGTAGCAAATTCTTTATTTATATCAGATTCTTTTTCTCTCTTATTATTATCTAATAGATATATTGATATATCTTTACCCTCATTCGTACTTCTCATTATATCATTCCAACAAGCTATTGCATTCATGTGTTCGTCTATATCCTCTGTTGCTTTAGGTAAAACTCCTACAAATCCAAAATGCTTATTTGGGTACATTTGTTTTGCTAGTCCTAAAATAGGAGGTGTTATACCTGATCCTGTTCCTCCTGCCATTGTTGCTACAAATATAACTATATCACATGATGAGAATTTCTCCATTATTTGAGCAATTATTTGTTTATAGTAAGTTTGAGCATATCCTACGGCTTTTTTTCTTTCTTTACCACAACCCTCTGCGTAAGGTATGTGGTAAGTATGTTTCGCATGTTTTAATGAGTCTAAATCTTTTTTACTAGTGTTTATAAATAATGCGTTATAATCTCCACATATACCTAATAAAGTATCTACTATATTTCCCCCACCTTGACCAATTGGTGCAAAAACTATTTTATTTTTCATTTATAACTCCCCCTATTTTTACATTATTGATTTTAATTTTTCTATTCCATTTGGTGTAATATAAAAAGTCTTACTTATCCCTTGTTTACAGCCTTCTTTTACGTATTGTAATTCTAAGAATTTTTTAATACTTCGTCGTACTGTTGACATGGATAATTTAGAAATATTACATAGCTTAGTATAAGTAAATGATTTTAATTCTGTAGTGCATTGATTTTCTTTGAGCATTATTAATATTTTATATTCATTTTTATTTACTGCCATTCTCCAATCACCTCTCATTCTAACTACAATCTTAGTTAAATCCTTTGTTGTTCTGATAGTAGTCGCAGTAATGTAAGAAAATATTCATAATACATTCTTATTTTGTTCATATCATAGTCAAAACTATGTCAAACTGTAGTCAATATATGTTCATATCATGTTTATTTCTTTCTTTACTATATTATACTATATTCCTTAGAAAATGTGTACTTATTTTCATAAATTATTCAAATTATTTTCTAATTATATTTATACTATAGTCTAAAAGTAATCTTGTTTAAGTCTAATTATATTCAAAGTATATTCTAAATATGTTCAAATTATAGTCAAACTACATTCTTGTACTAGTTGTATTATGTTCACTATATGTTCAATTCTATGTCTCACTTAACGCTACAATTAACTTAATAATATTATACCATTAATTAGAATATATTGTAATTAAAAACATTAGATCACGTTATTCTCTAATTTATACAAAAAAATAAAGAAGAATATTTCTATTCTTCTAAACAGTTTAATATATATCCTTTTTTAGTATCTTCTATTTTATTTAATGTTTTTATAATGTCTTTTATAGTCCACAATTCCAACCATGGTACTTTTTCTGCATATTCATAGGCGTTTTTATTATATCTACTGGTAGTAACAACTATTGCCTTTGTAGCATTATCTCCAACTGCACTCCCCACCAATTTTTGTAATATTTCTCTGCCTATTGAATTATTTATATTCCAATGTTTACACTCAATATATATTTTTTCTTCTCTATTTGTAGCAATAACATCTTTACCACCATCACATGTTGCTACGGTTGCTTCAGCTTTATATCCCAATTGTGTGAATAAATTGGCTATAAATATTTCAAATTCTCTAGGATTCATCTTTTTTATTATTCTTGAAATATCAAAACATGTATAATCTGTATATCTCCATTTATAAGCATAATAAGCCCACTTAATAAATTTTAAAAAGATATAAGAACTTCCTATTATTATAGATATATTAATACCTAATTTAAAAAGATTAATTATTAATCGCTGTATTCCTTCTATATGATTGTATAACATTATCAGAAATATACCACAACATAATAATCTTAGGCTATTAATAAACTTTTTAATAGCTCTCATAAAACATCACATCCTCTAATGTAATTTAATCTAATATGTTTTTATATATTTTGCACAAAATATTTTTTATTATACATAAAAATTGCGTCACACATTTAAAGCATATGTCATAGTATATAGTATAAGATATGAAAAACAAGCGTTAAGGAGTGATAAAATGCCTTATACATTATTGATAGGTGGCTGGTCTGTAGGTATGATATGCTACATAATAATAAGTAAAACAAGTAATAAAAATAACTTTAAATATGCTGATTTAACATCTAGGATAAAAAGGGCTAAAAGATTAGATAAAAATATCAGTAAAAGCCTTGAAGACAAAAATTTATTTTAATAAGGTGATGATATGAAATTAGTTTTTATGCATGTAAAAAACACAAAATTTACTCCACAAGATAAAAATAGAACTATTGATACAAATAAATCTCAAATAATCTTAAGACCTGACAAAGAAATAGGTAAATCCATATTAAAACAACCTAAGTATGAAATAGTTGAAAGTAAAATACTTAATAAGATATCTATTAAAGATAAGTTCTCAGGTGTTATATCTAAGATAAAAGAAGAATGTAAGAAAAGTAAGGAAATACAATATCTAAATGAACGATGGTTAGATGTCATGTTCAACTGTAAGTTTATTAATTCGTTTAAAAAAACATTCACATTAGTTAATTTAAAACATGAAAACTATGGGTTTAGTTGTAAAATTCTTATTCCTGATGGATATTGTATAGATGATTTAGATAATAAAATTCCTGTTATACAAAACAATGTTGGTTGCACATTTGTATTGCAAAAATTTAGTAATAAACGATATGCTAATGCTAAGTTTATATTAATAGAGAATTGTAATAAGATACCTTTTGAACCTATAAAAGTTGAACCTTATGAAGTTTGTTCAGGTGTTGACGAGGGAGGAACTCCTGTAATATTTAATATGAATATAGAACCCATGGTTCTTATTGCAGGAGCTACTAGAATGGGTAAAAACGGATGTATAGATCATGCAATACCTTCTTGGATATATTATTGTAGCGAAAAGGACATTCATTTATACTTATTTCAGTTTGCTAAAGGTGACTTAGGTAAGTATGCCAAATGTAGGCAAGTAAAATGTTTTTCCATGAGTGACTTAAGTAAATTATTAGATGTTTTAAATGATATAAATATGGAAATGAAAGAAAGAATGAATGTAATGTCTTCTATGTTGAACAATTTCAAAGGTGATAATTTGTATGATTACAATAAACTTAATCCAAATAAGAAAATGCCTTTCATATATATAATTATAGATGAATTCATGGATATAGCCAACTCTGAAGGTAATAAAGAGTCTGCTAGGATAAAGACACATATTATATCTATTTTACAAAGCATAGCTCAATATGGAGGTGCATTAGGTGTTAATTATATAATACTTCATCAAAAACCAGAAAAAGCCTTAATGCCTACTTTTTTAAAGAATCAATCTAATGTTAGAATATGCTTTGGATTTAAAGATGAAGTATGTGGAAGAATTGTTTTAGGTGAGGATAGAGGTAAATTAGTAACTACTTTACAACCTAGAAAAGCATATTATGTATCTAGTAGTGGCGAAGGATATTTATATACAACTAATCTAAGAAATAAAAACGGATCTAGTAGAATATTAAATTATATTAAGTCAAGTATGATTAATAAAAAAGACAATAATATTCATTACACGGATGAATATAAGAAGGCTAGAGATAAACAAGGTGTTAAACCTAATATTAATAACAACAGTCATAATAAAGGCAAATCTAAGGATAATAACACCCAACTTAAACAACAAATTATCAAAATTAGAGATAAAATGAATGAGGTAAATGAAAGCTTTAAAAATACATCAAATCAAGAGGATAAAATCCCTAAGCTTCCTAGTGAAGGTAAAAATAACTTAGATAACAATTCTATAAAATCTACACCTAAAGATAATAAAAACAACAATAAGTTAAATATTGATAAACCAATTAAAAATCCAAATATAGATTCTAACTTTAGCAAAGTAAATATATCAAAACCAAAAAGCAAAGAGGATATTATAAGAGAAAATATAAAGAAAATACCTAACTTTGTTCCATATGAACCACCAACTAGTAACGTTAAAATAATTGATGAAACAGATTTAATATTTAAAAAATCTGAAAAATATAAAAAGAATACCACAAATAATAGAAAGGAAGATGATTAATTAATGCTAGTGAGATTAACAGGAAAGAATGACAAAGCAATTTTAAGATATATAGAACAATCTAGGTTTTGTACTGCAAAACAAATAGCAAAAATATTTTATAGGAATTCTAGTCAAGGCGAAGCACTTGCTAGAAGGCGTTTAAATAGAATGATTCAAGCTGAATATCTAAGAGTATATAGGTCTAAGAGTTTTGATAATAGAAATGTCTATATATTTAACACTAAAAAAAATAAAAATCTTAAACCTAGTCTACATGACATGGCAGTATTTGATTATCAAGCTGAATTAATTTATAACGGAGCAGAAATTATCTATTTTAAACCTAATCAATACTGGATGAATGGTGCAGTACGATCAGATGGATTTTGCATATTTAAATTTAACAATAAGATATATTTTAACCTTATTGAAGTTGTTGTAAATCACAATGACGACAATTTCAAAAAATATGATGATCTTTACGTTACTAATGAAATTCAGAATATATATGAAGGTGAGTTTCCAGAATTAATTATAATAGATAGCTTTGTTCATAGAACTAATTTTGAATTTAAAAATGATATTAAATTCAAAATAATAGACCTAGAATTAAATAATTTTCCTATGATATTTTTATAAAATAACTGTAACGGTAACATATGCTATAACATATAATATAGTATAACATCACTGTAATGCAAGTTAACACACTCTAAACGTAGCAATAGAGCCATTCCTACTTTTTAATTGAAAGACGAACGCATGTGAGTCGTGAGGGGTTGTAGGGGGAGGTACAATTTTTTAAACCTCCTCTACAAAATTAACATTCATTCAGGTAAAAATATCATAAAATAACTTAAAATATAAGTAATATAATATAATTACATTTCATATAATGTATTAGGAATTATTATACATATAACAAAAGTTAAAGATTGTAAATAGGTCATTAATTATTTGTTTATTAATCTTTATATTTAATTACTATATTTAACTTTTATGTGTTAGGTTGTTGGTTAGATATGATATGTTGTAAGATATTTGTCTATAAAAAGACTTGTCTTAATATATTATATTTGGCTTAATGACTTAATATATAGAGGCTTAGATATACCTAATTAAATATAAAATATCAATACAACTAATAAGTTGAGTAAATTATTTAATTTTAAAACTTAAACAAATAGTATATTCTATTTATTTCTTACAATAACAAAAGTTATATTATTACAAATACAAAAGTTTAAAAGGAGTGTTTTACAAATGTTAATTTTAATCAAAACTTTATTCCAGTTTCTTGTGATTATACAAGTTTTATCTTTATTATTTACTGGAAGTACACGAATAGGAATACATTTAACTAAAAATATCATAATAATTACTAAAAATACACTAAAATTAATCGTCAAATTAACTATTAGACAAATTAAATTCGTAAACAAACTTATATATAAAACTACTAAATATAAGTCAACCATCAAACAAAATAAAAATAAAAAACAATATCAACAAGAAATTTGTACGTACAATCAAAAAGTTGCAAATGGAAATAGTAATGTAGTAGACCTGAGATCATATATCAAACAACAATAATATGAAATATTAAAGGATTGAGCTAACTACTCTTTCCTTTAATGTAGAATGTAATGTAAGGCTATATTTGTGAAATATAAAGGAGGAATTAATTATGTCTAATACAGCAGTAATAATAGCAATGGGAAGTACAGCCATAGTATCAGCAATTTCAGAGAAAGTTTTAGTTGCTTTTGGTAAACAAAATGAAGCACAGATGGTTAATATAGGTGGATTAAGTTTAGTTGGATGTCAAGCAGTGTTATTAGTTACTAAGTTAATTAAAGCCTGTAGTGCTTTATAAAGGAGATATTTTTATGGTCGGAGATATATTTACTGATATTATTAAAACTGCAACATTAACAATTATATGGAGTAAAGGACTAAAAGCCTTTGGTAAGAAAGATTATGGCGAAATTATCAAACTATCTGGAATGAGCATTTGTGGTATAGATGTTATTAAATTAGTTGCTTATTGGAGAAAAAATCCGCCTGCAATAATTAGAATGATAAAAGGAATCACGAACTTCTTTGAAAAAATTGATAACGGTACAGGAAAAATAATGGACGGTATAGGGAAGTTTAACGAAAGCATTAAGTTTTTAATTGATAGAGGAATAATTAAATAGAGGTGATTAGGTATATTTAATAAATATAAAACTTATGAATTTTCTAAAGATGGATGGGAACGAGCCAAAAGAGATAGTCATAATATAAAAAACAATAGAATTATTGATATAATTATATACAGTACATTGATAGGACTTACAATAAATAATACAATGAAAAATGATACTCTTATTAGAATAATGGCTTGTGATGGAACGAAACGAATAATTAAATCTATTATAATACATTAAAAATATTTAAGAATAAATATATAAAAATCAAATATGTAAATACTTATTTGAGTAGGTTCTAACAAGAGCCTACTTTTATTAACGTTTTATTTTTATTCCAAAATATGATAAAATAATCCTGAGGTGATTTAATATGGGATTAAATTATAGAAAATCTTTTAAAATTGGTAAAAATACACGAGTGAATGTATCTAAAACAGGCGGAATAGGTATATCTACAGGGACTAAGGGTGTTAGAGTTAGTGTTAATAAAAAAGGTGTTAGAACGCAAGTTGGAAGTAATGGAATGTATTATAGGGATCAGTACAATTTTAAAAATAATTCAAACACAAGTTACGAAGCAGAATTAATAAGTACTGACAATATATCGCACAATTTGCCTAAGGAATTAAAAGCGAAGGCCAGCACGAAACAATGGGTATTAGTATTAATTGGACTTTTTAGTGTTCTTATTGGATCACAAAATAACAGTCTTATAGCATTATTTATTGGAATTATATTTTGTATCTGGTCTTTATTTTGTAAAGATACTAGAGCAAGCTTAAAATACAATATAGCGACATTTCATTTCTTTAAAGGTAACTTTGATAAATCTTTAAACTACGCTTACAAATCAAGATATATAAAAGATACAGAACAAGTTAACAAATTGATTAGATTGATTATAGAAAAGACGTCTAAATAGATGTCTTTATTTTTATCTATTATTTCATAATTATAAAACAAAAATAGATGACTACTCATAATAATAACAACTGTAACAAAAATAATCACTATACCATTTATTTTTGTAATATATTGATTTAAAAATCCTGTTATATTATTTTCATCATCTATTTTTTAATACAAAAGTTTTAAGGTTTTATTTATGTGTTTTACATTAGTATTATTACCTTTAAATTAAATTTTATACATTTGAAAACTAAAAAGAGAAGTTAAAAAATAACCTCTCTTAAAATAGTTGAGACATAAAAATGAGATTTAATATATGTTTATAAAATTTCATGTAATTAACGGATATTTTAATTCTTGACTAGTTGGATAAAAAATATACATATGAATTTAAAAAATTTTAAATTAAAAAATCTACGATACACTGTGTATCGTAAAAGATGAAATTTTAGAGTTTTAAAAGTGGATTAAACCATTGATATATAAGGGTTTAAGAGTGGTCAGCGATAGACATTTTTTCAAAAATAAGATCAAATGAAATAAGGTGTATCGTTCAACCCGTTGGTATACAAGGCTTAGAGAGGTTCAAAAGTATAAAAATAGGTAAAATTTAATAAAAATAGGGTAGTTAAAAATATGTAAAAGTGGCTATTTATAAGGGTTTCGACGATACACTTTTCGATACACTTTTTATTAAAATTTGCAAGAAATGAAAAAATAAAATTCAAAATTGGATTATCGTGGTAAATATTGACATGGTATAGAAGTTGACCTACTAGGCACAATATGACTGCTTTACCCCCACTAAACAATGAAAAATACGCCCCCTCTAGTGATATTACTTTAAAATATTTGATCCTAAAGTTTCAAGACATAACTATTATTATGTGTTGAAAAAATTATACTCAATCCCTACAGCCGTTGTCACGTCTAGGTTTGAACACACTTTACTGTACTAAAGTTATGATAATTTTGGGTGCAAAATAGATATTTTTTATACAAATATAGAGATAGTAGAGTATTTTTATATCCTTATATGATATATATTACTATTTAATATTATTTAATATTTTGTATTATGTAATAATTACTACTATATATTATTAATAATGGAAAATGAAGTTTTGTATTTAGTTTATTGCAATATCGAAATAAAAGCTTATATAATGAAACAAATA